CCGCAAATAAATACTGGGCTTGAGGATACTGAAATTTCTCCGGACATTAAATTTACCACCTGTTCTATTGGTGAGCCTAAGCTCTCTTCTTGTGCACTTCTATTGATTTTGGGCATAGCTTGTTAAACCAAACTTTTCTTTAATTAATGTTATTGTCTTTACGGCTTGGTCTTCAACCGACATGGAAGAAGAGTCTATTGTACCTGATGCAAGGTGTGAAAAACCATCTATTTCTTTTTCTGATTTATGAGAAAGTTGTTCATCGGTCATGTAGACCCCATCTCTTGAATAGATTCTATCTCTTCTTACTTCGTCTGAAGCCTCAAATAATATCAACATACTATTGGGAAGCTTAAGAATTGATTCAGCCTCATTTTCAAATCTTACATCTGATATAAGAACACAGTAAGGGTTTGGTTGATCTTCTTCTTCTAAGGACTTAACGTAGTCCCTATGAAGTTCGTATGATTTCTTTATACCCCACTTTGCAAAACACTTTGCATCATAGGCTCGACACATGTCACCAGCTTTTTGCAGGAAAGATCTTGGCTTTGCCCCGTAGGTATCAATGGGCTCTCTGTATATGTTGTCAACCAGGTTAATAAAAGAATAATAATCTGGAATATTTCCTAATGTAGAGTTACCATAAAGATCATACAATGTTTCGTGAATAGCAAAGAGTTTTCTTGACTGAGAATTCTCTCCTTCTATCTTAGTCCTATTGGACAAAAGCTCATAAAGTGGCATTGCGAAAAAGATATGATCCCAATAGACTCCAGATCTTACTTTGTCAAAACTAGCTTTAGGAACTATGGTTTCTGCTACAGATGTTTTTCCAGTTGCAGCTTTGCCAGCTAGGCCAACTACGATTGGATAATCTGGATTATATATTTTGCTCATTTTGTTATTGTATCACTTTTTCTTCTAGTTCACTCTTCTTTAGTTCTAATTGATTTAGAAATTCATTGGCTAGTGAATCTGGTTCCCAAACAAAAGCTCTAGCAACTTGAATTACCCTAAACTTATACTCTTCTTTTATGTCCTGTATAGTCATTAGAAGAGGGACAAGCGCTGCATTTCTGCATTTCCATTTTCCATTAATTTGGTTTGCCACAACTGCTGAATCAGTATATATGATTGGATCAATGAGATCAGACATAGAACACATGAGAAGCGCAGCAATCACTGCCTCGTATTCTGCTTCGTTATTAGTTCTTGCGCCTAGCCCTCTAGCAAATTGTGCAATCTTTCTTCTGTTTTTATAAACAACAACAGCACAAGCGGCTTCTCCAAACTTTTTTTGGCCTTGCCCCCTAGAAGCTCCGTCACAGAAAACTTCTATATTCATACTTTAACATCATATCTAATATGATTAATTTTAGCAAAGTTCTTTATTCTAGCCAGTTGTGACTCTGAGGATACATGATGTGTTGCGTTTAAAAGATATCTTTTATTGTCAAATTCTACTTGAGTTGGAAAATCCAAAGTATCTCTAGAAGTAGAAAAGAATTCTTCTGGTGAAGATACAGATTTATAATGTGCAATATACATATATTAATAAGTACTGAAGTCACTATCTAAGTAGGACCCCTTCTCCTCTCTGTATGAAGCTATCTGCATTGATTGAACTTTATCAAGGAGTTTTCTTGCAGATTCAGATGCTATTCGTGCAGCACCCTCCATTGACTCTGCTAACTGGACAACAGACTCTGCCGTAACCATAGCTGTGTACTGTTCCTCTGCAGCCTCAAGGGCATTTGCTTCTCTCTCTGCTTCGTTCTTGCCAGTTCTATTTGACTTGTAGACTTTCTTATACTTTCCTTCGCATATCTTATAATATGCCCTAGACATGCCGGCGAATCTCGTGACTCTTCCGTAGACATTTGAAGTTCTAGCAACCAAGGAAGCTAGGTCAGCTAAAGTCATGTCTACTGCATCTGACTCTGGTATGTTAACAAAGTATTGTTCCGAAGAAGAGCCAGATCCATAAGCGTCTAGTATCTCTGTTATTTGCGGACTTAAGAATTCTGATAATAAATCATTAAGTTTTTCTATTGATTGAAGGTTCATTAATCTTCCAGTTTAAATATAGAAACTAAATCTTCCATGTTGTTCTCTATTATAGCATCTTTTATCTTGAGCTTGACCTTTGATATGTGATCTCTTACTGTATTTGGATGTTCAGTAATGACTTGGGCAATCTCTGAAGACTTCATGCTATCAACATATCTCCACTTTATCAACTGTCTTTCTTGAACAGTCAGATGATCATATGGAGGATAGCAATCTTGACCAAGAACCCAAAGCTCATTTACCTCTTGCGTTCCCAGCATCTGATCTATGGTATACTCAACTGGCGGAGCCTTGAATCCAGGTTGAGCTTCTTCGTCCTCTTCTGAATTATCATCATCAGCTAATAATGGAAAAGTCTTTCTTCCAAGTTGATCAATTAAAAATGTATCAACATTCTTCTTTAACAGGTAAAAGAAATAGCTGTACAAAAATCCACTAAATGGAATAGGACCCTTTTCTGAATCCCTTCTTTGGTATCTAGTTATGCACTGAAAGAATGTCATATTTACAGTTTGCCTGACATCCTCTTCGTCTCCATATCTTTTTGCCATATAGGTAATGCCGTCGTAGACATTCGTTTACGTGCTTATAGCCGGCTTGATTAAGTTGATTTTTCATCAAGTTAAATCTAACAAAGTTATCCTTAACAAATAATGAAGTAAACCTTCTGATGTCATAGTCGGATAAATTATATTTTCCGTAATACAACATTGTTACGTACTTTGTTAGGAAATTATTAAACACTTTTAATAATTCATATTGAGCGTTAGATTGACCTTTTTTAGCTTTAGCTATTAAGTCCTGCATCTCTTCTTCGCTCAAAGAGTAGTATTGCTCTTTGTAGGATGCCATTATTTTCCTTCCCAGCAGGGTATCTTATCTGCATAAAAATTTCTTATATCCTCGTAGTAAACAACATACGGTATTTCTATTTCTGCTGCGAACTTTTTGGCTTCGCTGGAGTACTTACTTATTATGAATGTTAGTTTACTGAATTCTTCTGCGTAATATCTTTTAAATCTTTTAAGTTTTATTTTGCTTTTATCATCTAGGTAACCCTTGAGCTCAATCCACTCTGAAGATTTTTGTATATAAAAATCAGGAGTATAAGCTTTTGTGCCTTTTTTAATTGGAAATGGAAATACAACTGGTTCAAAATCAAAATTGATCTTGTACGCATTAAGTATCCTTGCAAAGTTTGCTTCCCAATTTGACCTCAGGTTAATTCCAAGATCTGGCCTGTATCCGGACTTAGTATTTTTATACGCATTTCCTTTGGTCGAAGTTGTTTTCTTGTTTTCATCCTCTAGAATATGCAGATCAATGTAGTCATTCTTGAGCTTGGAAAAATTAGGATGTTTTTTAAGCTTAGATCTCTCCAAAAAAAAGTTTTCTGGAGTTGTTATTTGGTAATCCTTCATGGTAACCTCAAGGTCTACTAGATGTTATTAATATTATACTTTACAACAAATAAAAATACAAAAAAAATCCAACCAACAGGTTGCAAACCAAGGAGATAGATGGTATTATGGCCACTATGAACACATTAAACACAATCATCAACAGCATCAGTCAGAATATCAACGAGAACGTCATTGAGGGACTCTCTCAGGTTGGTTTCAGCCACAAGGAAGCTACAAAGCTTGTGGTAGAGAACAGCTTCTCCCTCGCTGACGACGCAATGGAGAACCCAGTAGAATCATTCTAACTGAGCTTTTGAGCTTAAATATATTGGCCAGGGCATTAAGCCCTGGCTTTTATATTTTACCCATTCTTTTTAATCTTGCAACACCAGTTGGACAAGCTCTGGATTTAGCGTGGTCGCAGAACGTGCAGTTTCTTTCATTGGATGTTGGCAAGAAAGAGTTATCGTCAATTACCTGATTGATCTTTTCAAGCAGAGAAACTTTTACCTGTTCAATATCTTCCTTCGTAAAGGTATGGGCTTTTCTTCTGCCCGATCTTAGGTAGTAAAGTTCCGCTCTAATGTCTTTATCTGGAAAAGCAAGTGATACGGCTAGTGCATAGATGCCTAGCTGAAGGTTTGTTGGCACTTCTTTTTGTGTTACTTCCCATTTTCCGAGTTTTATAGTCGATGATATTTATCGTATTGTCATCATAAAAATCTATTCTATCTATGAATCCATTGACAAGATAGTTACCTATAACAAAACTAAAGCCAAATTCTTTGTCATATATATCAAACGAATCTTCATAGTGCTTGTCGTAAAACTCATTAAGAATCTCGGATCCAACAGAAATTAAATTCTCTGGTATATTGCCAGTTGGATCATAGCTTTCTTTTTGCTTTACATACTCTTCTTGTAGTTGCTCAAGATTCAGCTCAGACTTATTATCTAAACACTCTTCCAAAACAGAGTGTACTATGTTCCCAAGAACTGCTGCATCATTGAACGTTCTTGGTTCTTTTTGTATGTAACTATAAAAATATTTAGCTGGACACATCTTGTAAGTATCAAGCCTTGAATAAGAAAAGTCAGTAAGACACAACTTCTCCAGTGGATCTAAATCTTGTATTGATCTAACTTTAATCTTGGTCATTATTTCCTTCTGGGTCATAAACTAAATTACCATCTTTATCATATTCTCTACCAATCTGATCGATAGTATGCCAATTAAATTTATTTAAATAACATCCATCACCTACTGGCATCCATCCTGTTTCTGCAATTTCCATGAAATCATCATTATTAAATATCGACATATTCATCTCCAATTTTAATCTTGCACTTACTAAGATCTTCTATATTTAGATAGTAGTGAAGTATGGTGTAAATATCTTTTAATTCTTGAGCAGAAGCATAAAGGCCAACTACTCCACTTTGTAAAAAGAATTTATCCGGAATTGCATTCTCTGTCTCTGCGTACTCTATTAGAGTAGCGGAACCTTTTGTAATTCTTCCTGATTCTGAAATCATATTAAATCAATCCTCGACTATAGTTATAGGGTTCCAATTTGGATCATTGAGCTTTTCTCTCATGTCTCTAACATAAGAGTCCCAATCTCTTTCGTCTTCTGATTTTTTCTCATAGGTAACCTTACCTTTGAACGGATCTGACTTGAACCTAGTAATAATTATTTTACCCTCTTGAGTTCTCCATCTAAGAACACCATTTTTGCAGTCGCAAAAATCATCTGGGTGTGGAAGAATCTTTAAGTTTGGATCATATCTACCACTGCAGTCTCCACACTTGCTGTATCTACCCTTGTCCTGGCATCTGTTACAGGAACTACAGAATACCCAGCAAGGTTTATGCGTTGGATTTATTGTTACTTGACTAATCATTTTTTATCCTAAATTGATTATTGATTGTAATTTATCTTCTATTTTTAGAGAAGTAGTTTTATTAAATCTAAAACTATATTTCTTGATTCCATCTGTCATTTCTAAAAATACAGTGGAAGCGCCATTTGTTGCATTAATTATATCATATATAGATTGTATGTTTTCATTAGATACCATTGAATCAGCTTTTAAAATTATAGGTCTACTACCAGTAAGTATTGCGCTATCTATTTTTTCGCAGGATGTATAAATTAATTTAACAGTAGAAGCTTCTTCGTCTCCCTCTTTGGAAACAGTGCCGTTAAATATTACGATGTCTCCTTCTGAAAAGAAATCATCTTCCATTTGTCTTGCTTCTTTGGGAAAAATAATAACTTCAATTCCAGAAGTTAAATCTTCTATGTTCATCTTGAACATCTTCATCCCTTTTTTGGTGATCATTTTCTTGCAAGAAGTTATAACTCCACCAATTTTTGCCTTAGAACCAGCAGAGTAATCTGAAAGATCAAAGATTTCAGAATCAATCTTTGGCTTAATAGCATCCCAGACACCCTCTATAGGGTGCTTTGATACATAAATACCAAGTTCACTCTTTTCTCTTTCTAGGATTTCTAACTCTCTTCTTCTATTTAATTCAATGTCTTCGGTTAAAGATATAAGTTCATCAAAAGCTCCAGATGCAGCCAGATGTTCTATCGTTGATTTTTTTAAAATAACAGAATCGCATCTTCTCATGAAGTCGTGCATTGATTCATAGGGCATATCTGAATTTCTACAATTAATAATTGCGTCTGCTATTGCTGGGCCAATACCGTTGATTGCAGAAAGACCAAAAAGAACTTCTGTGTCAGAAACAACTTCAAAGTCGTGCATAGAAAAATTAATTGACGGAGGTGCCACCTTTATGCCAAGGTTTCTACAGTCCGAAAGATATAGTGCTGACTTATCCTTATTTCCAGCAACCGATGTCAGTAGAGCTGCCATGTACTCTGCCGTATAATGAGTTTTTAAGTAAGCAGTGACATAGGAAACCATCGCATAACTTGCTGCGTGAGCTCTGTTAAAACCATAGCCACCAAAGTATTCAATGTCAGAAAATATTTTATTAGCTTTATCTTCTGTGATATCAACCGTTGCTAAGCAGCCGTCAACAAACTTCTTTCTAAGCTTAGGAATTTTATCCATCTGCTTTTTACCGATAACTTTTCTAAGATCATCTGCTTCTGGAACAGTAAATCCAGCTAAGTCCTTAGCAACAGCTAGAACGTCTTCCTGGTAAAGCATGATGCCCAGGGAGTCTTGAAGTGCAGACTTCATTGCAGGGTGTTCGTAGTCTATTGGAACTCTGTTATGCTTTCTATTTATATAAAGCTTATCCATGCCAGAACCCATTGGCCCTGGTCTATAAAGTGATATCAGGGCCATAATATCTTTGATATCTTGAGGTTGCAGCTGAACCATTAGCTGTCTCATTCCAGATGATTCAAGCTGAAACACGCCTATTGCGTTGCCCTTGCATAGCTCATCAAAAGTCTTTTTATCGTCTAATGGTATTTCATCTAGATTTATTTTAATATCTTTATTTTTTTCCAATAGCTTTAAACAATGATCAATCACGCCAAGGTTTCTTAAGCCCAAGAAGTCAATCTTTAATAGTCCACACTGTTCAACTCTACCCATATCCCACTGGGTGACGATTGGCGAATCAACACCTTTTTGCATAATGGGTAGGTAGTCCGTCAAAGGACCTCTTGAAATAACAACTCCTGCAGCGTGTACACCAGTTTGTCTTACTAGCCCCTCTAGGCCAAAGGCTGCATTAATGATTGTCTTACTGTCTTCGCTGGATTCGTATTCTTTTTTAAACTCGGTAACCTGCATGCACTCGCCCAGGTTTTTTGAAACTCCTAAAACTGGAGGTGGAACAAGCTTAGAGACCTTATCGCCAGTTGAAAAGTCATGACCAAGTGCTCTCGCTGCATCTCTAATTGATTGTCTAGCGCCAGTCTTATTGAAGGTGCAAATGTGAGCAACTCTGTCATGCCCATATTTAGATCTGGCGTAATCAATTACTTTATCTCTATGTCTATCGTCAAAGTCCAAGTCGATGTCAGGCATTGACTTTCTTCCCTCAACTAAGAATCTTTCAAACATTAGTCCAAACTTAAGTGGATCTAAATTTGTAATACCTAAAGCGTACGAAAGGATGCTGCCTGCTGCAGAACCTCTTCCCCAGCCAACTCTAATGTCATTATCTTTTGCCCAGTTAACCAGGTCGGATACCACTAAGAAGTATTCAGGAAAACCCATTTCCTTTACGACTCTTAGCTCATGGTTGGCTCTAGATACAATCTCATCTGAAAGTGAATCTCCATACTTTTTCTTTAAACCAGACCAGACTAATCCATTTAAGTAAGAGTCAACATCTTGACCGTTTTCAATTGGATAGTTTGGAAAGTAGAGATCACCAAAACTTAAGTTAACATCAACCATTTCAGAAACATGAAGAGTATTCTTTAGCCATGATTCATCAAAGGTAGAAGCCATTTCTTCATAAGACTTAAGATAAAAATTATCTCCACTAAAAGAAAATCTATTCTCAGTATAAATATTGCTGTTTGTTGCAACGCACAACATAATATCATGGGCGTGAGCATCTTCTTTATGCACGTAATGACAGTCCCCAGTTGGAACTATTCTTGCACCTATTTTGTTAGCAATTTCTACAAGCTGATTTGTTATCTTCAGCTGTTCGGCTAACCCATGATTTTGGATCTCTATAAAATAATTCTCTTTACCAACAATGTCCTGCATCTTAAGTGCAGCATTTAAAGCAAAGTCGTAATCATTTCTTAAGAGAGCTTGAGCTACTTCTCCGATTCAAGCAGCCGGATAACACAATGATACCCTCTGAATGCTCAGCTATAAGGTCATGGTCTATTCTGGGCTTTACATAAAAGCCTTCTGTGTATGACCTAGAAGAAATCTTTATAATATTTTTATAGCCTACATTATTCTTTGCAAGAATCGTTATATGATATGGGCCTCTTTGCTCCCATTCATTCTTTGCCTTGCCAGCTCTTTCTTCTTCATCTTTATCAAATCTAGTTTTTCTAGCTTGATAGAACTCAGAACCAAGAATAGGTTTAACTCCAACGCTTGTACCAGCATCGTAGAAGTCAAGCCAAGAGTGGATATTGCCGTGGTCGGTCGTAGCCAACCCAACCATGCCAAGATCCTTTGCTCTTGACAAGTACTCCTCAACCCTACCATGTCCATCTAACATTGAATAGACAGTGTGGTTATGTAGGTTGGTCCAATTTTTCAATTTATTCCTCTATTTCTATCGCTTTGATTTAAAGCGTCGTCTCTTGATTCTCTATAAGTAATAACAACTACTCCACCGCAATACTTGCATGGTACATTTGTTCCGTTTTGAGCAAACGGACTTCTATACATATATTCTTCTGGCTGATCTGAGTGGCATTCACTGCATACGCCGATTACGTCATCTGTGTCTTCAATCATTTTTCTTTTCACCTCCTTTTTTTTCTACATTATATGCAAATCTTATAGGTGAAGGGGATACTTTTTCATCTGTTTCCATATATTTGTCACCGATCTTAACCCATTTTTTGTTTTGTTCCAACGAACAATCTCCACATCCAACTCCGGCAGCGTTGGCTCTCTCGCATGTATAAGGTCTACCGCCAATTCCGATCTCTCTTCTCTTAATCCAATCGTTTATATGAGCAGAAGATTTTCGTGGATTATAGTCATTACAATTACCTAGAACATCGTGAAGATATTGAACCGCATCATCTGTATAGGTTAATATTGAACACAAGAAAAGTCTAGATTCATGATCTAGGTGATGTTTTTCTTTTGCTTCATTTTCTATTCTAGAAAAAGCTGAACAGTTTTCAAGTAACTTTTTTTTGTCAAAGACTTTATTTGAGTCTTCTACATCTATACGAGCTTTTGATCCATATTGATTAAAATAGGCAAGGATGTCTTTAGGTTTATTTCTGTCCTCTTCCATTTTATAAGAGTACTCTCTATACCATTCATTGGCAGTGTAGGAAAACTCTTGATCAGCAACTGTGTTGTCTTGCTCCATTGAGCAGTAGCTAATAATGTTGTCTATATCTGAATAGATAATATCACTAGATAGCTTTGTTTTATAACGACCAGTTTCCTGATGCTTAGACCCTGGCAGTCTCCACATTCTTCTTAGGTCATAAACGCTAAAGTCTAATGATGTTAAATTAAGCTTTGTTGATAAATCATTTGCAATGAATCTAAAGGAATGATGAAGTGAGTTAGATGGATTAATACCAAGAGCCAAGGCCTCACACTCAATATGGAAACCTTTTTTACCAGTATAGTAAACTATAATAGATTCTTGAGGAATGTATTGAGATAAATGTTCATAAAGCTTTTGGCATTCTGCCAATGATACATTTGCGTCCTCATTGTCTATGTCAAAATACAACGAGCCAAGCCTAGTGGCTTTTTCTATATCCTGATCGTTATAGTGCCAAACAGAAGTATATATTCCTGTATTGGAATATTTGCGAGCATATTTTTGGACGTTGTTAACGTCTAGTAGAATTGGTATTCCATCTACTTTTTCTCTAATAATTCTATTTAAACTTGGAATATGCTTTGCAAGTTCTACGTATCTCCAGGAGTATGTGTATTTACTGGGGTCGGATGAGATCTTCATTCTATTTCTGCTTTACCAAAATCTTCTTCAAATAAATAAAGTACTTTTTTATCACTCTTCATATCATCAGAAAAAGAACGATAATAAACAGACTCTTGTATTAAAGAGTCTAAATTAGAAAGTAAATAATATCTTTTTGGAATTCTGTCTTCCAAGTTAAAACTTCCATCTTTCTTGCACAATATTTTTTCCATCTACTACGTAATGGACTTTAGATGCAATGTTATCGGCTATATGGACTATCATGTCTAGATAAGTAATGGGCACGGTTTCTGGGATAGGGGACCATGGTCCAAGATGACATCTTACAAGTCTAAGTATAGACTGTACTGTTTCCTCAGGCAAGAAAAGGGTAGATGATTGGGATTCCCCTGCATACTTCTTGTCATGTTCCTGGCACTTTTTTACTAATTTTCCGACTGTATATGGATGCATTGGATCGTAATGAAAGTATCCATCTTCAGTATCTTTAATCCCCTTTGTCACATCATGTAGCAAACATGCCGCAAAGACTATGTCTTTTTCTTCTGTTGATAAAGAGTATGAATCTGATATGACACTAGCAGCTCTGACAACTCTTTTAGTATGAAGAAGATTACCGCCTTGATTATGTTCATCTGATGGATGATATTTGCCAGAAAAACTAGAAGGAATAGTCCAGAAAGAATCTGCTCTTATAAGAATTGACTTAACAAAACTTTTTATATTGTCATCAGAGATCATGTCCAATTCTTCCATAACTGGTTGAAGGATACTATTCTCTTCTACAATGGATATTGAATCTTTTTCTTTATTTAAAATCTCATCAAGTATTGAATCTTTAGGCATTACGATAGCTCCCAATCTTTCCATTTAGAACAAGGTTTATCAAACGGACACTTTTTGCAGTATGAAGTTAGTCCTCTTCTAGGTACAAACTTTTTGTCTTCATCCATTGTACTACACCAATACTTTAAAGCCTTTGAGTCTTCTTCATTTACTTCATACTCTACAAATTTTTGAGAAGAAGCTAAGATATCATAATAACCAAAATGAGCTTTTGATGTTTTGTGCGGGAACTTATGACCAAACGCTTCATTTAAAACAGAAAAGTCTATCTGATACAAAGACGTATGCGATGTTCTAAAATTAAATACCCATTTGTATATAAAATATTCTCCGTTTTTATATAATATTAAATCAAAATGAGATTTAATTTTAACTGAATTTCCAACAGGAACATAAAACTGTTGGTCTATTGCCATTGGAATAGAATCGTCTTCTGAAAATTCATTATAAAAATCTAGAAGAGCAGAAGCGGCTTTTGATGTTAGGCTCGCTGTGTTGCCGTAAAAACTTTCATGCTGTTCATGAATGATGTCATAAGCAGTAGCATCTTTTGCAAACCATAACTTTTCCCATCTATTTAAAAGAGAAGAGTAAGAAGGGGTAAATCCACCTTGTTTTTTGTAAAAGAAATAATTTATAACACTCTTTAAAGTGTTTTCAAATTTTGTACTAAATAACTCTCTTGAGTGAATTGTCTCAACCAAATTCTCTTCATGCCTATAACTGTACAGCAATGCGCAAGTTTGATAGTCTTTAATTGCTTCTATTGTTAGTTCTTTCATATGTCAAAATCCTCATCATCTAATAGATCGTCTAAGAGTGAACTAGTGTCATCATAATCTTCCTGATTAACTGGTTCATATTCTTCATAAGCTTTTCTTGAATCAACATACTTTACAAGTGGTGGATTGTAAACAAAGCTAGATCCAGTAATTCTGTTCTTTGGTATTTGCAGCTGCATAATATTTTCATCTTCTGAGTCATCTCCACTTATTAGTTTCTTTTCAGTAATGAAAATTGTTACGGCGCACTTTTGTTGAATTGCAAGAGATCCACCAGTATCCGATTGTTGGACGACTTCTCTCTTTTCTTTCATTCTATTTGAGTTTTCCTGAGCTGTAATAATCAAAACGCAATTCATATCTCTAGCTAGCTTTTCTAGCTTTACCATCATCTCTTCAAACTCACCCCATCTAGGCTTACCCTTGCCACCTTTAGTGAACATTGATTGTATGGTATCTATGATAACAATCTCAGGGGTTTCAGCATAGTCAATAATATCTCTTAGCCATCTTTCAAGATCTTCAAAGTAAGGAGTTTCTGGATCGTGTCTAACCATTAAGCGGTTACCCCACTTAGCTAGCTTTTCCCTAAATATTCCAAGATACTTTTCTCGTTCGCTTGGCGTCCATCTTTCCGCTTCTGCATAAACGTTCTTTCCTATGATCTGTGTCATGAGAATTCTTTCCCAGTGACCAACAGCTTCTTCAAAGTTAACGTAAAGAACAGTATGCCCATTTTCTACCCAGTTATTAGCTAGGCACTTTGCAAATGTACTCTTACCTTTTCCAGATGGGGCTATGACAGCATGTACAGCGCCTTTGTAAAAGCCTCCATCATCAGTATAACCCATAGCTCTATTTAAGGATTTAAACTGCGTTGGAACAAAACTTGGAATATCTAACAGAGATTCTGCTCTATTGGAAATATCGATAGCTGTAGTTAACTTTTCCAGTGGATCATAGTTTAACTGATTTTCTAACTCTCTTATCTCTGATGTAATTAAAGATATTCTAGCTAAATCTTTATCTGACTTAACACCTTTTTGATTTAGAATTACTTGCAATTCATGAAGATAGTCAATCTGTTTCTTTTTGTTTGCCTTATGCTTAATAAGTTGAACTACAGAATCTACAGTGGAAAGATCTAGAGAAAGTAAAACATCCATCATGATATCTACTCCGGCTGTTCCGCCAAGAGCTTCTCTTATATCTGTTTCTGAGCCTAACCAGTCTTTAAAACCTACCGGGTCCACTATCTCTAGTTGAGTTGCAGTTCTATAGGCCAAAAGAGCTAAGTAAAATTCATGTATACCCTTTTGCCCGTGGTTAATGCCAACGATATCTTCTGGCAAGTTCTCTGCAAAATGAGTAATAGCCCCCTCTTGTCTTAGAGAAAGGGCAAATACTTGATACTCGATTGGAATATCTTGATTATCTTCAGGTTTTTCCATTATTGTTTTTTCTCTGCTGCTTTAATTCTCTGTATGCTTTTTTTCTAAGTTCAGAACGACGCTTCTTAGAGTCTAAGTAAGCCTTACTGCTATAAAAAGAATTCTTTTGCTTCTCTTCTTTTTTTAAAGGAGAGTTTCTTATAGCATCTAATAGTCTATCATAAACAGCTTGTTCCGTAAGCATGTCATTGTAGCGAAAGATTATCAAGGCTATACCCATTTCTTTGCAAAGTTCTATCTTTTTTTGATCTCTTTTTTGCGCTTCTTCAAAGTCATATTTAGAATCAAAAAACTTTGCAGTATAAAAAAAATGCTGTCTACCATGGTACTCTGCACCTACTTGATACGACGGACAGTAAACGTCTAATCTAAGTTTATCCCCTAGAACATATTCATTAATAATCTTTTCACTAGGGAGAAGTTTTTGCATAATAGCAGTCAGTGCAGTCTGGCCTCTTGACATTTTCTTTCTGGAGTTCTTTAGCCAAGATAAACCAAGTTGATTAATCTTTTGATTTACCTTAGCTAAAGGCCATCCAACCTCTTTAGATATTTCACTTAAGCTTAATGAGGTATCAAATAGTAGATCAACCATGTATTCTGTGTTGTCTACTTCTTCGTCCCAATTATCTTTTTTCATTACGCTTTTTGTAAAACTTCTTTTTGTTATCTGCTTCTGTTTTTTCTTTTTCTGCGTTCTGCAGTGCTTGAAATCTAACTGAACTAATTATTTTTCCAAAATCAAGAATAGACATATCTAAATTTTCCCATAACTTTGGAGCTATTGCCGTTGCAAGCATTGGGCAATCTAGAATACAGCTATCTACTCCACCTTCAAACTCTGAAAGTTGAGCAGCAATTGGATCAAGCTTATCGTAGTAGTTATTGTATGGAACAGAAACTACATATTGGTTCTGCCCAAAAACTTTTTGAACAGTTTTTTTATCATGAAAAGATAAAACGACATTCTTTGACTCCCTAATGTAATGATTAATAAATATATCTACTACTTCTTTTTTGTTTGCAAAAAAATGCTCAAACATTCCAGCATCATAGTAATTGCCATCTTTTTGTAGGCCAAACTCCGATAGTTTACCAGACTCAATTTCCTCAAGAAATTCAAGAGGAACTGCTTTTAGAAAGTTCGGATCTTGAATTGCCATGCACTTTGTTAAGGACTTAACGAAGTACTTAGGGGGCTTCTTGTCGCTATTATGTAACATTAGGTTTAGCGCAGAACGAGATATGTTCACATAGGCAAACTTCTTCTTCTGTTCAAGTCTGTAGGTTAAATCTATAATTGACTTGACTGGATCTAGTATTAGGCTATTGTCTTTCATTTCAAATACCAAAGTTTCCCCATTGAATTAATACTGGATTAGGATCTATAATAGAATTAATATGATTTAAAGCATGAAACTGTCCACCGTCTAGAGTGGAGTATCTTTCATACTTAGATTGCTTGTCTTCGTCGTGAGTATATCCCAGGTGCTGCATAACTAGTCCTGAATCTCTCCAGTAATTTCTTTGCTGGATCCACTTTGGAACATATGTTGGCTCAGATCCACAGGCAAGGGCTTTGTTTTGAAAGCCTGCGCCCTCTTGAAATCTAAACATTCTAGATGAATTATTTGGTGCCCATAACTTATCAACTCGATAATGGGTTTCATTCCACATGTGATAAAAACGGATGTTAACAACATCAAATTCAGACTTAGCTAAAACTGATTTGATCTCCAAGTCGTCAACATGATACAACTTTTCGTCACAGTCTATAGCTAAAACCCAGTCACCAGGCTTTGCAAAGTTCTCTAGATTTCCCCAGGCAAAAGCTCTAAGTCGACCCTCGTGAGTGGTAAACATTGGCTCTGGCGTGCTAAAAACCTCTGCATACTTTGCAGCTATTTCTGGAGTATTATCTGTTGAACAGTCGTCAGTAAAAATAATTTTATCTACCTGAGTAGATAGTCTTTCTAGAACTGATTCTAAAAATCTGGAAGATTCATTTCTTCCTACCATTTGTGCATAAATCATATGCTTATCTTTCTATAAAATGAAGGGGGGACCAATTAAGGACCCCCCTTCACAGGACAATACTACAATTAGGCGATGATTTGCTCGCGAGCCTCTACAGCAGAGATTCGCTCAATTTCAACATCCTTGAACATTACTTCACCGGTGACACCACGGCGACCCATTGCAAGCTTCTGGGCATCGGTCTTACTGTTAGCCTTAACCAATGTGGTTGTGGTGACAGTAAAGTACTTAAACTTGTTCTCTGACATTTTTTATTCCTTTTGTTAATTAGTTGGATAATGGACTGCTATATATTCTATAGCATCTTGCAGGTTATCTGCAAGCTTTGTGGCCATATATTTCATATATGGTCGATCTTTATTTTGATTAGAGCACATTACTACAGTTGGCTGATAATGAAGTTTGGCCCAAGCCATTTCAAAATCGGTTCCTATATACGCTCTATCTTCTAGCATGTATTCTACCAGCATAATGTCTGATTTCTTCTGCATAAAAAGATTTTTTTGTGCGATTTCATCTGGTGACATATTTGGGTCTTCGGGTATGGAGGTTGGATCGTAAACTTTATAGCCCAAAAACTCTAAAGCTTCCGTTGCAGACTTACGCCAACCTTTTGCGTAGTCACCAACATAATCCATAGCTCCAGCTAGATAAACTGCAATACTCATACTGGCCAATGATACTCTAGATCTGCTGGTTCGTCAAAGTATTGAGAGTAATATTCATAATCTTTTCTAAGCAGATTGGATCTATGCGACTTATGAAAACTATCGTCACCAAACCAGGTTGGATAAATTATACTGGAATGATCAACGGTTTCAAACTTCATTGTGTTTTTATAACCTCTATCTATCCATTCTAAAATGGTAAAATTTTGATAGAGCTTTAAGGCTTCTTCGTGACCTGTCCACATTCGGGTAACTGGATGATTGCGCCAACCTTTAGTAGGTGTTCTATCTAAAAGAATATTAAGGACTTGAAAGGTTTCTACTCTTTGCTTTCCTAGCCGACGATAATCTAACACTTTAACTGATTGTATAAAGTCAGGATATGGTAGAAATGTTTGCATTTAATTCAACCTTTAATGATTCTAATCCGTTGATTACTGAAGTAACAGGAAGGCTTACTGCTTCCCATGAGGTTATTCTACCAGCTAATCTACCAAATAACACCTTTAAACCCTCTTCTATTTCTGCTTTTGCCAAAGCGTGACCTAGGCAATAGTGTAAGCCGGAACCAAAAGAAAGTGTTTTAGCTATATCGCTTCTTTTTTCTATAATTAAATTTGGTTCAAAAAAAACTTTTGGATCAAAGTTTCCTGAAACAACATTTAAATATACTAAGGTTCCCTTAGGAAATAAAACATTATTATAAACAATATCCTCTGAAGCTATTCTAACTGTGCCTCTTAAAACGGAATCATGTCTGATTACATCATCTAAAGATTCTTTAATATTATTTTTTTCTAAATTATTTTCTAAAATAGTTTTAGAAGAAAGACCTAACTGACAACGAGTTGTGTCTATTCCACTAGCAATGATGATTTCAATCAACATTGTTAGTTCTTCGGTAGACAATTTGTCTCCGTTTTCTTCTGAAATAATTAAACTAGATAAAAGATCATCTGTTAGATTTTTTCTTTTCTCATTAATTAAATTAGAAGTATATTCATCAAATTCTTTTTGTGCGACAGAGACTTTATCATGATTAATTTCTCCATTTAGATTAAAGATATTAAACATTAGATGAGACCAATCGCTAAACATCTTCCAATCAGCGTCTGGTATACCAAATAACTTACACAAAATTGGTATTGGATAATAATTAAAGATATCTTTTTGTAGATCTACTGTACTTTTACCGTCTAATGAGTCAATTAATTCACTCATTAATGAAACCATAAAAGGTCTAAGGTTATCAGAGTGCTTAGCTGTAAAAGCTGGCATTACTAATTTTTTTAATCTAGAATGAGCTTCACCATTAAGGGCCATTAAACCCTTTTTTCTTCTCTGTTTAAATTCTACAGGAAGATTGTTATTTAGCTCAGCAAGCAATCCTATAGCTGTATGCCAGCGACTATCTTTTAATATATTATTAATATCTTCATGTCTAAAGAGTACGTAACCTATATTATTTTTACCTATCCAAGTTTGCTCTCGTAAAGAAAATGTTTCTTCTCTTTGCTCAAATCTGGTATATGTATTTTTAACAAAAGGAATATCTAACTCGCTGACAAGCATTTGATATTAAGCTTTCTTAAATTCGGTCCAAGTTTTGTCGCCAACCCCATAGTATTCTCTTGCAAGTCCTGCGGCAACTATGTCTGTATTTAAACAGTTTCCATTATTGTCCCAAACACGAGCTAAGATTCTGCCATATTTTTCATTTTTATCTAAAATAGTTTCTATTTTTATCCAATGTTCTGCTTTTGTAATCCATTGATCGGTAAACTCTTTTGCCGCTAAGCCTTGTTTTTTTTCTTCTATATTTGAAGTTCTGCTTTCTGGAGTATTGACGCCATATAAGCGAACCCTACCTTTACGAAGAGTATCAAAGCCCAGATCAATGACGATATCAAAAGTATCGCCGTCAATAATTTTTTTAACTTGTGCGTTGTAGTAGTATACGTTTTTTTCATCACTCATTCTAATCTCTTTCTATACCTATGTGATCACATGCTTTTCTAAATATTTCTCTTGAAATAGGAAAGTATCTGTCAGCATGACTTATTCCCTGACCTGGCTTTGGAGTAGAGGCGTGCCAGCTGTGCCCTATTGAAACCGAGCCATCATACACAACGTTGTAGCCTAGGTATCTTGCGAAATAGGAACACCAAGTTTCTTCGTAGTAATGTGGCGTAGGAAGAAAAGCTCCTATTGCATCAGGATATAATTCTCTGTATTGTGGATTGTTTGTCATATCTTCCCATACATCTCTTCTTACAAAATATGCCGATCCAGATACTGTAACGCATTCAATTTGATCTTTATATAAAACATCTTCTGGATCGTGCTCTCTCCAGCCTCTATGTTTTGGTGCAGTGTTGCTCCCGATAATTCCAGCATGTGTGATGTAACCGTTTTCATCTCTTTGCTTTGGACCAAGGATGTGTATGTTGGGATTATTGGCAAAGATTTTTTCTATATTTAAACAGTCTTGACTAGTCATCCAAACGTCACCGTTTAAAACTCCTATAATTTCTGCTCCACTTGTATTTGCCATTTTATTTATAGCAGCAGAGTAGCCTATATTTTGTCTAAGGTAAGTTCTATTAATCCAATACTTTTCTTCGTTCTCTCTAAGCCATGGAATGAAGTCATCTGTAGATTCATTGTCTGTAATGTACAGGTTCCAATTCTTTGCGAGCGCGCCATCTGGACGATATATATCTGAATGCAGAGTGTCCAAAAATCTTTGCAATAGTGGTCTTGTATTATAGTTTACTACACATAAATCAATCATTAAATTTTTCTCCCATTTCAATACATTCTTTTTGTACTATGTCAAAAGCTAACTGTGCACTAAAACCACTTGACATTAGATCAAAAAAAAATTCAGAACCAACTTTATCGGAACTTAAATCAAACTCTGAAAGTCTGTTTACATAGTGTGCTATGCTTAGTTGATTTTTTGCAATGTGTTTTTTAAATTTGTTTTTAGTAAATGATCCAGCTATTAAACCAATAGAAAAACAGCCTAAAAGAAAAACTAAAATTTCACCATTCTTCTTCTTGTCCATCGTCCTGACCTGTGTAATATGTTTGATTCATCCATTTCACTACATCTTCTGATATAGATATCCAGGATTGTTTTTCTTCATTTGTTTCTGAAGATTGGCTAAGGTACATGTAAGTTTCAGCGATATGCTGCAGAACTTCTATGTCAGCAGCAAAAATAGCTTGCCCAGGCATTAGTTTAACGGATACCTTTTTCTTTATCCCTTTACTCATTTTCTGTTTTCTTCTCTTTTTTTTCTTTAATATCTGCATTAAGTACCTCTTCTTCATCAACCTTATAAACTGACAGTTGATTAGTGTCTGGTTCAAATGTTATAAATAAAACTTTTTTATCTTCTAGTGAGCACCCTTCTGGCGGGGCAGATTCTAGAGCAATTTTTTTTGAAGAGCAGCCATAAACTTGGCTATGACCGGCGTAGATTACTACGTAGTTAACTTTTGATGCAGCCATTATTTTACCCTATGGGTTCTTACTTTTGCGGTATTTAAAAACATTTCAATGGAATCCCAGTTTTGGTATTCGTTATCTGTTACATAGTATACATCTGTTATTGTACTATTAGCTATTAGCTTAGCACAACCTAAACACGGAGGTCCATTAACGTAAAGTTTTTTAGGTTGTGAACTATAATCTGAATGTAGAAATGCATTTGCTTCTGCGTGTATGGCTATACAATTATCGTAGCTGGATCCACTTGGTGACATGTCTTGAAATCTTGGACATCCACCATCTTCGCAATGAATAGAACCACTTGGTCCGCCATTGTAGCCAAAGCCAACAATATGACCGTATTCATCTACCAATATAGCTGCGTATTTCTTTTTTCCACACGTAGAAAAAATAGTTGCCGCACTGTAACACATCTGCATATACTGCAGATCTTTTCTAGTTAAGTCTCCGTAAGTCATAATAAGTAAATTATATACCCGCTAATTATTCCCGATATTAATAATAGTATACCAGATCTTAGTCTAACATTTTTAGATTCTGACACTTGAAACAGTATAGATAAGCTTATCATCCAATTAAGTAAAACTGAATACAATATAATATAAACAATGCTAAGCATAGGAGTACTTGCCAACTAAAGCTTTAATTGATACTGGGTACAGATCTTTAATTAGATGCAGAACAGCTTCAGCGTAATCTCTTATTTCCTCTTGTGCTTGCTCTTCTAGTCTTTGAACCAGGAACAGACACGCAGACTGAAGACTGCAGGACCATCTGTAAACTACATGCATTGAGTAGGCTGGTAAAAATAATCTTGCTTGCTCTGGAGCAATTCCAGATTCCATAGCAAGGTTATAATAAGCCTCACCCTGTTCAATATATCTAATTAACTGCTCAGATAAAGCAGCTCCAGTAAATGGATCGCACAATCCAGCAGAGCCTTGTTTCTTATCTTCTGGAGCAAGACGCCACTGATTAGAGCGTGGCACATAAAACTCTGGTTCCATAGTCACGTATCTTCTAGATGATTCGTTCCATGAATCCATAGTATGATCAGAGCCAACAACATACTTCCAATGTTGACGAGCAACCATTAAGGGAGCTTTAAATTCAAATGTAATAAACGCATGACGAAATGGGGACATGTGATTTTCTCTTGCAAGAAAGTCTATCAATCTCGCATCGCTGGTAGAAAACTTTTCACTTTCTTTAGCAAAAGAAGCTCTAGCAGCATTTACTACAGATAAATCAGAACCCATATGGTCAACAAGTCTTACATAACCATTATTTAATACTGTTACTAAGTTATTTTCACTCATCATCATCTTCTTCATTCTCATCTTCTAATAATTCAGATTCTTCAATAAATAATTCTACCATATAATCATCTAAATCTTCAGTTAATTTATAGATTGTACCTAGTAAATCTCTTATATCATCATTCAGGGCATAGTCTTCTATTGACATAAAACTAATTGCTAACTCTGATACGTGAGTTGTTGCTCTAGATAAAGATTGAATTATAAAATTTAATTCCTTTAAAAGAGATTCCGTAGAAACCTTTTCTATATTGATAATTGCATCAACTTCGTGAGATTTCATATCTTCAAGGCCATCTGAGCCTATCATCTCTTCAAAGATTTTGTCTATATCATCATCTTCAAATTCTGACATTTTTATCTTTACTTAGTGTTTTCCTTAATGAACTTAATCTCACATGCATCAGTTGTACAGTAGTTCTCACCAATTGCATCAGACGCCATTCCAGCATAAACCCCTGAGAAGTCAATTGGGAAGAGCTTCCCAGTATATGACTCATACTCTTCTTGTGTTATTTGAGTATATGGCATTTGAGGGTATGTTGCATTTCCTTCTGGGAGGAAAGATACAGTTTTCAACTGACCATCATACATGTGAAGAACAGTTCCTACGTAGTCTTTTTCTTTTTCTGCATTAAAGGATATCGTTACGGAAACTGAGTTGTCAGACCAGTATCTTTGTGCAGCTGCAGCTAATGCCATCTTTTCAAAGATTGTAACTTCTTTTTCAGATCTCTTTGCGTCAGACTTAATAGGGAAGTAAACAACAGAGGTTGTATCTGGTGATTCAGAAGCTGGCTCTACTATGTAGTTAGCCATTCTAAAAAGCTCCAACATTGGTTCTGTATTAGAAAATCTAATTGTTCTATTAAAGTATTTTCCACCAGGAGTCCAGTGCACTCCAGGCGATTCTCCAGCGAGGATGGAGACAGTACCAGATGGCTTTACTGTTGTCATCTTAATAGACTCGCGAATACCAAGCCACTCTGAGTAAACAGTATCATAATTCTTTACTGTCTTATAACCTTCATCCATCCAGTCTCTAAGTACTGGCATGCCTACACGATCTGCAAAGTTTGCAACACCGGACATTGATGTGCCAATGCGACGATTGCGCTGCATGATTGCATTAGTCTCTTCCCAGTGAGTTGGGAGAAGTGTTACCGTCTTTGCGTACAAGTAAGCAAACTTTAAAGTTCTCTTATAGTCTTCTAATGATTCATGACGGTTGAGGTAAGTTTCAACAAGCGTACAGCATTCGTATGACTCTAAGGACTGTTCTGCGCATGGATTATAGCCGGCAACGCGCCAGTCTTTATTGTTTGGAGCGTCTGCTAAGCGTCCATACTTTCTGGACATGTCAAGCCAAATAACACCTGGTTCGCCATTTCTAGCTATTCCATCTACAATTGGAGAGAGGTCTTGACCAACGGAAACTTCTACTGAGTTATTTGACATCCAACCCCAACCAGGGCTTTCAGAATTATAGGAATTTCTTTCTGGAAAAACTTCTGAATTCTTAAGATTCAAGAAGTCTTGATCATCAATTCTTCCTATAAGAAGTTCTGCTGATCTTCTTACGTTTCCAGATACAACACAAACTCCAATCAAGTTGCCAATATCGGCTATGTCTTTTCTGGAAAGCTTATCCCCATCTCTTCCTTTGAACAGCTTGTTAATTGCGTTATGGAGCTTAATCAAAGGGCCAGGGCCTGATGCTGTTCCTCCAAATGTTTTAATAGGAGTACCTGCAGGACGAACCAAGGAGTAGTCGAATTGAATTGGGCTTTGATCAGCTTTTAAATATGAGTTAATAAGATTGGTTACAGACTGAACCCAACCCTCTCTACTGTCTTCTATGACCTCAGTGACAGTTGCTTTTGAAGATTCATAAATTGGAAAATCTTTATCTGCGCCCTTGTCGTCAAAACCAACACCAACGCCAAGCATTGAAGCTTCCATAAGGAATGCAAATGGTTTTGCGGGATTAAACTTATTCATCTCAGCAGTAGATACAAAAGCGCAATTCTGTAGTGCAGCTGAGTTTCTTTGTACGTTAACTATAGGAGTTCCCATAACCCAAAGTCCACGACCTGGTGGAGTCCACTTAAGATTAAAAAGACGATCAAAGGCTTCCTTAGCGGAAGCTTGTGCCTTTGCATCGTTCCATGGCAGTCTGTTTCTCTTACAGTGATCTTTTTGCAATGAGTACATGCCGTTAATAACACGCTCGCAAACATCAACCCATGTCTCTTTAGTGCCATCTTCTTTAAGGCGAGAGTAAGTGCGAAGAAATGTTATTTCACCTACAGAGTTACCGCCGGCATCTTTATAGCCAAAAGGAGGTGTTTTTGTTTTATAGCCAGAAAGAAAGTCGTCACTTATTCTAAAGGAGAACATGCTGGTAGTTTTACTGTTATTTATAGCTGCGTTAAAGTTTGTAGTTGTTTGCTCTTTTGTTGTTGTCTCTGCAGACATTATGACTCCTTGTTTTTGGTTAATTTCTTCACGTACTTTGGATCTATCTTTGATATTTCAGTTTGTTTTATCTTACTTATTTGATCTGGTGTGTATATTTTATAGATTTCTTTCTCAATAAAATAACCACTTCTCCAGTTTAAGACTTTTGATATGTTCGTCTCGTGTTTTGCAAACACGTTACATATTACTGCGCCACCATATATTTTTACTAGGTTTTCAAACTTTTTAATTAAGTCCTCTTTATTTGAGCCGACTACTTTTGTTTCCTCTGCTTTCATGTAAAGCCAATTAAAAGCCTGTCGGGTTAAGGGCAAATAATCTATAGAGTCTACAACACCGTACTGTAATAGTTTCTTCCTATTATTTCTGATTTTTATATCGTCTTCAACAACTTTTTTATACATCTGAACCCAGTCTCTCTCATTGAACTGAGACCAAGTAGGGCACCAAAATAAAAGGTTTTGTGGAGGATCTGGAATTACTTTTTTATCGTAGATAGGAATCAAGCTGGCACAAGCTATAGATTTTCTCATGTGCATTTTTGCTGAGTCATCCTCAGTAATTTTGTTTTTTGTATTAGCCCAAAATTTTGCAATGTGTGGCTTCCAGTCAATGTCTGAAACATATATCCTAAGGTACATGTCCGCAACGTTTGTGGGTAGTGATTCGCCATTAACAACCTTTTGCAGATCTTCAATTAACATATAACCTTTATACCTCTACCTAAACTTACTGAAACCTATAAAACTAGTTACAAAAGAGAAAAACCCGCTCATACGAGCGGGAGTTTCTAGTAATCCGCCTACAACATTATATCATCGTAATGATGAATTGCGTATGTGTGTAGACTATTTGGTAATCTTTCTTCTAACATCTTTTTCTAGCATGAGGTGAAATGTTACAATCATCCACGCTGCCATTACTGGAAACTTAGACATTTTACCTTCTGATAGTCTCCAGAAACTTCTAGTTAGAGTTTCTGCTTTTTTGCTTTTAATGGCGAATATATCATACCCTACAACAAAAGCTACTAAAGCTGCCCATCCAATTAAACCTGTTATCCTAGAATCTTTTTCTAGATTAACAGGAGAGCTAAAATAATTAGAGAGCTTTTGCAGATGGCACTCCGTACCACTCTTGCACTTTCTCTCTACCATAATCACCTGTTACGTTTGCCTGACCGTAGTCAGCTGTAAAAACTTTTGCACTAGCAAGACCATTATACTCGTCTGGTCTAAAAGATCCAAATGAAGCTGGTGCCCCTTGTGCATCAGTTCTTGGAGCGTGACCTGTGTTAGCGAAAACGTTTGCCGATGAAACACCATCAAAGATATAGTTATTGTAGCTATAATCACTTGTTCTGTCCGCATGGCCAAAACCGCTTGGAAAGGCTGCTGCACCAGCTAAGCCCTTGTACTCCATTGGACGGAATCTTGCACCATCATATGTTGCAGTGCCGTCTGGGAATGTTCCAGCGAGTGGGTGAATATAAAGGCTAGTGCCATTAAAAATTTGTGAAAGCAGCACGTTGCCAGGATGGTATCCAGTACCAGGGGTATGGTCATTGTCTGGTGTACCATCTAAAATATGGCTTGTGCTATAAAGTGGGTAATATGAATAGGTCCCTGCGCCTTTGGCCTTACCAGTCATCGTGGTATATGGATTAACCATTGCAGCAGTGTTTTGACCCTTAAGTACAGGACGAGGTCCTACATAAAAAGTAGCCATTTTAGTCTCCTTGGATAAGCTCTTAAGCTTATATAGTAATTATGAATATTGTTATCTTTAGTTATAATTCACGACTAAATCAGACAAAACAGGAGCAGTGCCATCTGGAAGCTGATTTAAGGTGACTTCTATCCAAACTGAGTTGGAAGACCCAGGATTATCCAGGGTATAGATTGACCCATCGTTGTAGATTACCCTATGACTAAATGCTTGAGATAATAAAGATGGGGAAACATTGTATATTTTAGGTGTTACACTAGTTATTGAGCTAATAGTTTGACCCTCTGGGGCGTCAAATTTAAATATTATTCTACCAGTTGGCAGAAATTTGTCATATCTAATATCGAGATCGCTTAAACCATAAGTGTATATGTATTTATTGTTCTCAATAAGGTAATTTTTTTGTCTCATCGCTATTCTAATAGCAGTGATTTCTGATTCCGGGAAGTAGAAAGCTATTGGTCCAGAGTTTAAAATATAATCAGATCCAAGAGTTGTCCAAGAACCTGGTGGAACCTTGCCAACTGCCTCTGTGTTTCCGTCATAGAGTCTATCTCTGTTAAGTGGATACCAAACATCGTCTTCTGACATCGTTGGATTCTGAAGTGTTGTGTACTGAATGGAAAGAATATCTACGCCAAACAAAGGAAATGGGTTTAACTTTAAAAAGTTTGTCTTTTTAGAGCCAGAATATTCTACTGGAATCTTTATGTATAAATACATTTGAGCACCATACGGTGACATTGTATTAGAGACTATACTACGCTTCCAGTACTTGTCTGATCTGTCTAGAATTGCATTGTATACATTTGTACTATCAACAATGGCACCTTGTGTATCAACTCCTGCAAGGTTATTTGAAACTCTTGTTTCAAAGAAGTCTGGAATTATTTGACCACTTATACCAGTAAAAAATTTTAGTTTAGAATGCGAAGATCCGTCTACTTTTGGTAGGGTAACGACGTTATAAACTGGATCGTATGACAGAACTTCATCGCCCTGAAGTCCAGATTCACCACTTGGTATTGCTATATTATCTATTTGCGAATAGCTGTGGATTGAAATTAGATCTTCAGCTGCCTCTAGAGCTTTTACTCTATCTTCCATATCTTTAATGTATTGATTAATAAAGATATGATCTTTTAAAACTCTTTGAAAAGCTTCTGTAAGCTTTTGATCTGTTACGTTATATTTATTATATAAATAAACTAAATCTTTGTAATTCTCTTCTATTCTTGCATTGTGATCAGAGCTATCTACGGGGCCGTTATACTGCCTAGTTCTTTTTTGAGTGTATATAAATTCAGACATTTTATCCGTTTAGCCTTCTTTTTTCTAGCATTTTAATTTTTTTAGATAGTCTATTCATTTTTGAAGCGACCGTATCAAGAGTGTCTATTTGCACGTAATCTGGAGTAGCGGCATTGCTATAGTAGTCAAATTGAATGTCACTAAATATATAGTACTTTCCGTCATTATAATCTTCATGTATCTGAGTTTTTTCTGGATCATATTGACCCACAAAGATTCTTTGCTCATCATATATCCTATTGTCTATATCTTGTATAGAATCTTCAAGTCTATGCATATCGATTAATATTTTATTCGTTTCTAGATTTTCCATCGCAGAATCTCTAGGACCCCTGAACACACTTCTGTACCTTTGGTACAGAGGCTGTATTATTCTTTTTATTTCGGTGTAAGTTCTTGCCATTTTAAATCCTAATTACTATTTTTAAATTTAATTCTATAAGAACCCAAAGATGGAGTACCAAACGGACTAGAAAACCTAGAAAAATCTGCTCTAAAACGTATGGCATTCACAGGATTATTGGAGTTCTTTTGGAATACAATTCTTGAATTATCGTTAACTTTTGATCTACAAAGTATCTCATTATTTCCAAGATAATTATCTATGGTAAACACCGTATCATTTTCTGTTCTATTAATTCTAAAATCAAATGGATCTACATATGAATAATACTTAACAAAAGGAACTCCGTATGTAGAAATCGAAACTCCACTCATCAAGGAAATGGATCCAGAAGATGTACCTGATGCGTCAAAAGTTACAACTATATTATTAATGCCTTTTTTAAATGACCAAGAAACTTCTTTAGAAGAAACTCCAGCTGGCATGTCAGCCAGCAGTGTTCCGTTAAGATAAACAGCCATGTCCCATGCAACGGATGTGTCTGATTTAGAAACTGTATTCACAGCCTCTGTATCTTCTTCCACTAAAAGAGAAGTCTGCAAAAATCCGCTTATACCATTTAAGTTTAAAGCTATGGGGATAGATGGTATATTTGTTATTTGTATATTTCCAGGTTCAAAAACCTGAACATTTTCTAATGTTTTATTAATAATAGAAGACCATCTATTGGTGTCTAAATATAAACCATTTAAATATGATGTATATTTAAAACTAAAACAGTTTACAGAGTCTAATAAATAAGAATTATAAGGAGAATCTTGTTCATTAAGCTTGGCAACTCTACGAACAGAAATACCATTATATATAGAAGTAGAAGGATTTTTAACAGATAGATTATTGTCTGTCGATTCATCATAAAGCTTTAAGTCATTTATTGATGGGTTTGACTTTATATTTTTAAATACTTTATTTGATCTAGAAAAAGAAATAATTTGATCAAAAGCTGCTGAGTTTTCCGTTGAAGAAGAAATTGGTATCCAATTAAAATCTGATATTCCACTTGCCCCCTGAACATCTTCAGCAACAAAGAAGTTAATATTTCCTACATTTTGATTTTCATTTGCTGCCTCAATGCTTACGGCATCAATTATTTTATTTGCATCTCCTGCAGGTATTGATATTGGAGAACTAATCAACGTAGCATTGGCGTCATAGTATTGGCCACTAACTATAAGATCTCTTATACAAAAAGTATATTTATACTTATTTTTAGTATCTCGTTGATCAATATAATCTGGCTCATATTTAATTAGGGTAATTCTTAAGCTACCAGATAGCTGTGGATCAAAGTCAAATGAAAATCTATCATAATCTGAATTAGATTGTTTTCTTCTAAATTGTGAAGAATTTAAATTTTGTTGATTAATTAATTCTACTACAGTGGTAACGGCAGAACCAGTTGAGAGTTTGCCGTCAACTTTAGAAATAACAAATGGAGCGTCTAATGGTATGTTCATTATCAATGCACATGGGCCAATGATATCTGAGCTAAATTCAACTTTTGACATAGTATTATTTAGTCCATCAAACATATTGTTTACATCTGGCATTTGTCTATCCGTAACAGCAACGTTACCATTAAACATTATTCTATATTGAACATTAGAATAATTGATCTTTCCTGGGGCATTAAAATCTAGTACATTAGACTTAAATTTAGGAAGAGTTGCCTTCTTATTCTCTGTATCAACAAATGCATTTGTTAATGATAAATCTATATTATTTAAATTTGCAAAAGATTCACTAAACGAATAAAAAAATCCATCTGTGTTTGATATGGAAAATAAAATTGAATCTATCTTCTTTTCTAGATTAATTCTTTTTTCTTTTAAGAAGTCTATTTTTTTATTTAAGTAACTTACTGAATCCATCAGTTTTTCCGTGTTATCATCTATGGAATCATACAAAACGTCAAGATTGAGTATATATCTTGCCATAAAATTATTCATTATTTCTGGACTAGTAATAGGAGTATTTCTCAATAGACTAGGGTCTACTCTTAATGGAACACCAATCCTGTTGGTAGAAAAATAATTATCAAACTCTTTTTTTATTTCGTCATCGTTTGGTTGTCTTAAGGCGGTATCTGATTCATTAAGGCCTGTTGAATAAAATGATCTATAAAGATTCTCTAAAAATTTTCTTTTTTGTATTTCTGAAATACTCATACTTGCTTTACCTTTACGCCGACTTTATAAGAATACAATATTGGAGTTACATTTTTTGAAGATGGTTTTTTTATGTCAATTTTTAGGATAAAATTTTTGACAGAAGCTGGAATTTTTGGTGGAAATAAATAGCTTACACCTGGTAATCTAAATCTTTCTTCTATATTTTGATTTATAGCTAATACTTCTGGAGTATTTCTAAAAGGACTTTCGATTGATGAAATTTGAACCCAATTAACTCCATCATCAAAAGAAACACTATATTGAATATAGTCATTTACATCTGCGCTAATTGGGCCAGAAAAAGAAGACTCTGAAGAAAGTGTTAGATATTCTATCTCGGAAGGAGTATCATATCTTCTTGACACAATTTGACCAGCGTCTGCATATGTTTCCAGTCCTATGGCAATATCTCTTAATCCTATAGATTTTCTTTGAGCATCTAAAATTTCGTATTGTCTAATTAAGTTAACTTTATAACTTCTTTTTTCAATACTTGTGTCCTTACTGTTTGTTTCTACTCTTTTTACTGTTCCACTTATTAAACCAAACTTTGCATACTTGTCCGCGGAAGTTCCATCATTATTAAATGTATTAAACCAAGTCACTATTGTATCCAGTATTGAAGCTAAATCATTAGAGGTGGAAGAAGTAATGTATGGTGATGATTGATCTGTTGAATCGCTTATAACATTTGCATCAGACATATAAGTATTTTTGTTTTGATCATTAATCGAATTATAGTTGGTAAGGCGTAATATTTCTTGGCTAAAATTTGTAAAAAATCTATTTGTTATTCTATAAGTTCCTCCATCTATACCAATACCTTGGACACAGTATCCTTTTGATTTTGGTATAGATCTTTGTAGGCTTACGTCAATTGAATTAGTGTTGTTAACTTCAGCTTTTAATATGTTTGGAGTATTTACATTTGGAATCAAAACTTTAGTATCATAAATCTTTGATGACCACGGTATTTCTGGGAACGAAAGATCTTGAACAATAATTGGTCGTTCTGGATCAAATCTATTTTGACCATAGTATGGATTGCCAGCTCTTGTTGTGGAGTCTGGTTTATAGTAAAGGTGCTTAATCTTTACATCTGTAGCTTCTGATTGCTCAAATATAATCTTTATTTTTTTAACATTTCTTTCTTGAAATCTTACTTTAGCTTCTCTGTAGTAAAAGTACTTTGCTTTCTCTAGAGAAGATGGGATAAAGCTTGAGCTAATCCATATTGGATTAGATATAATATTTTCAACTACATCTTTTTCATCGGTAACTTCTATTTTTGTCACCATAACATCTTTTGTTAACGAATTTCCACTACCAAAATAAGGAAGTATGTTGACGAAGTTTGCAGGTTGAGCATATTCAGCTTCCATTAAAAGCGCTAAGACAAGTTTTGGACTACTAAAAGAAGACCAGTCTTGATATTTTACGCCATTTTCAGTGCCAGCTGAGCTGCTATATTGAAACTCAAAATTTTTTGCATCGCTTGGTTTATTTTTAACATTAATCTGTTCGTACTCAAAAAATGTTGTTGGATTATTGTCCCTGATATTTTCTTTATTTCTAGAAGTTGGAGTATCCTTAAAGAAGTATCTGTAGTCTGAATCAGTTTCGCTTAGTCTATAAGCTTCATGATTATTTCCCGCAAAACCGTTAGACCCTGGTTCTATGAATACATATTTAGTATTCCAGTTTTTTATCTGATTAATAGAAAGAGTCATTTGTCCACTTTCAATAACTGGAATCATAGTAGAATCTTTTATTTTTGAAAAGTCTATATAATCAGAACTATCAAATGAATTTCCAAAATAATAAAGATCGCTTGATGGTCCACTTGAATACATTTGCAAAACTTTTACTTTACTTTTAATTCTGTTAATAAATTTATTCTCTTGTTCAATTTCTGAACTAAAAAGATTAAAAGAGTTTACAAGTCCAGCAGAAATATAATCTAATTGTTTGGATATTGTATTTATATCAATTGAGTAATTTGCTGTAAAAGTGTTAAACTTTTCAGATATTGGTGGTTCACCTTTAATGTATGGAACAAAATCTGTTAGTGGTCCAGAAACTCTTTCATTTAAAAACGATATAAGATTTTGGTATTCTTCAAGAAGTTTTTTATTTGTTGGAAATTTATTTTCTCTATAATCAATAATAAATTTTGAAACTTTTGAAATTATCTGATCATAAACAACTGTATTTGTAGATAGCTGAGTCATTTTAGCCTAACCTCAAAAGTTTTTCGGAGAATGGATCAAGATTTTTAACCTTGCACTTAAGAATTACATTGTCAACAGATATGCCATTATAGATACCTGGAATATTATTTCTAACAATTAATCTAAACCTTAAAGAAGAAGGAATATAACTATACGTAACTGTCAATTGATTAGAAATTGGTTTATTAAATATTAACTCTTTACCATTTTGAAAGAATAAATACTGATCCGTATCGTAAAATAATCCTTTTTCAAAGCTATTCTTCGTGTAGTTTGTTAGATTTACTGCAGTCATGCCATTGTCAAGAACTACTACTACTGGAGAATAACCAACGTTTTCTGTAGTGTTAATAGTACCATATAAATCATTATATACAGCTGTTGCAAACCTATCCTCTATAAACGGAACATAAGACAGGGTAACTTTATTTCCGGAGCTAGTTCCGAGAAACTTTTCTCCCGGAGTACCGCTAGCTGTATAAACCCTGACAGCAAAACTAGAATTAGATAATGAATCTATATCTACTACATTTTGTTTATAATTAATTAAATCCACTTCATATTCTACTACATAAATAGCATTTGTGTCTATATTTAAATTATACTTTATATAATTTCCAATATTAGAATAAGACCATAGATTTGGATTTTCTAAAAATCCATTTTTATAAACTTTTATTGATGATTCGTTAGGCATAAACCTTAGCTGCGCAAGATTTAGCTTATCAAAAAACAATACTTCAGAATCTATTTTTCCATCTACCTCAGACATTAAAGGTGTCCAGGAAATTTCTGAATCAATTACATCTTTCCATGACATAGAAAGTTCATAAGAACCAGCTTCTGATAAATCATAATTAGTAAAAGAAAGATCTCTTCTTTCTTTAACTATATTTACAATGCCCTTTACTCCAAGAGGAGCTCCATCCATTTCTATTTTTTTTGAAATAAAACAAGCTTTGTTTTGATTTTGAGCATTATTTATACCAAAAGAAATTGCATTTAAAGAAAAACTATATTCATACGAATTAGAAATTTCTTTACTTTCAAGATATTTTGTAGCGTCGTCTAAAGTTAAACCAGGAGCAAGTGGATCTTGTTTTTGGAAATCAAGAGAATATGATTCTTGATCATTTTTAACTGGTATAAAACCATCTGTTCTAGAAGTTGAAATTAAATTATCGTTTGCGCTGTTCCTTGTAGAACGATATATTTTAGTGTTAAAAAGATTACTTCTAGAATCTACAACATGTTGGACTATGCTATGAACTATATTTTCTATAGCACTTGAGTTTTTTTCCTCTGTGAGGTCAGAAATCTTAGCGTTTATCTCTTCGTCTGAATATCCATACATTTTTTCTATAAAACCAAAATCTGAGTACTCTTGAGAAACTGGATATTGATTCGAATAATAATCTGAATAAAATTCTGTATTTTTTTTAGAAACATTTCCATTGTATGAACCTTTAAAATAAAAATAAACTATATCTTGTAAAGTTTGAGATTTATTATTTCTATTTTTTTTCTTGCTATTTACAATATCTCTTAATATTTTAGAATTTACCTCTTGTCTTATAGGCGTATTTTCGCTTCTTACATATTTAGATTGATTAAAGATAAATATAACTTTCTTTACTCTTGACTTTTCAAAGACAACGTCAACAGATTTATTTAACAAAAGTGGTGAATGCAAGACGGGGAAATCTATGTATTCATCTTGAATTGATGTAGAAGCTATAGACATTACGGGATTTGTTTTAACTAGAACTACCTGAAGTAACTGCAAACCGTTTCCGTCATTTGGAGTTATTCTAATAAAGTCCATCTCAACAGGCATACGGAAAGACACTTCGTTTACAGACTGTGCCCCTTTAATATAAGATGTGTCGTATGTTACATACTTTGAAAGTTCTGGCATTGAAGACGTGAGTAAGAATGGAGACTTTATAGTTACAGACCAGTTGTCTTTTCTGCTCTCATTAAACAATTTGTCAAAATTAGTATTTGTTGTTGTATACTCAGAAAAATTACTAGTTTCTTTTATTTCAAAAATATTTTCAATTGGATTAATGAATGCGGCACCGGTAGATACTGACATTTTGCTAAGCGCTGTATCTATCTTATAGTTGCCATTCTCAGAAAAGTTTATACCATCTCTGTCAAATAAGTTTATTGTTGAGCTTTCGTTAACAAAAGAATTTATATCATTGTCAAAATTTTCAATATAGTTAAAATTAAAAAGATCATCTTCGCCAACTATAAATTGATAGTTATCTATAAAGTTCTCTAAGAACAATATATCTTTTTCTAGTTTATTTATTTCAGAAGAAAATATTGAAACCATAGAATTTAATACATTTGATATGGAAGATGCGGCGGAAAAAAACTGACCCACTCTTAATCCAGAATCTCTAAAAAATTCTAAAACAGATTCAACATTCATGGGCGAATAGCTAAGTGCCAAAGCCGGAGTATAATTAACAGAATTGTCAAAGTTCTTTAAGTTTTCAACAAGAACAGAGATTTGGGTTTTATCACCCTTTATGCTTTGTAAGAGAGATCCTACAGTTCTTCTACTCTGCGAAGAAAAGGTCTCTAAAACCTCAGGAAGTTGTCGTAACACTACTGCCCCAATCCTTTCCTTCCATGTCTTGTAGTTCAAAAACTACACCAGCTGTAATATTGTTTCTAACAATTGTATATACTTCATCTGGATTTGTAAAGTTTTTCTTAACAAGTTTTGGAATTTTAACTATAACATAACCACCCTTTGGATATGCCTCACCCATTGCTGGGTATACGTCCCAATATGAAATAGATTCTTCAATGTCATTAAGAACTTTATTGGTATCAAAACCGGCAGAAATTCCTCCGCCCCTTCTTCTCAGATCTCTAAAAGAAAAGTTTTCATCGGAGAATGTATCTATCACATAAACAATTCCTATTAAAAGAGCAAACGGATCATATTCAGAAATGTCATATTTATTAAATATGTTGTTATTATATGTAAAATTTATTACTGGATCAGGAATATATTCTTCTACAACTACATCTTGAGTAACAGATGGATATATTGCGTCTATTGGGGTTGATTTTGACTTATATATTTCTGTTGGCTTAAGATAAATATACAGTGGCTTGTTTACTTTAACTATATCTTTATTCAAAAATGGGTTTAATGGTATTGGCGATCCAGCAGAGTTTCTAACCATTACATCAGAAGAAACTGTAGTGTAACTTACTTTTGTAAGTCTTTCGTCTGAAGAAATAATTGAAGAATTAAATTCAATTAAACCAGTCTTACAGTTTACGTTTTTAAAATCATTATATGAAACTTGTTGCCAAGGTGCAGAAATAGATGATCTTGTGTAAACTTTTACAACTGGTCTAAAGTCTGATGCAAATCTTGTTAAGTCTTCTGACTTTTCGTGGACTATGTGTATTGGAGCATTTCTTACTGTAATTGAATGTGCGTTATTGTAAACCGGACTTTCATCAATAATGTCATAATGTCCTCTACCAAAAATCTTAGACCAACCAACTGATACTATGTTCGACGTATCGTATTTTGCTCTCAGCGTTTGTCTACTGTATATTCCAAGCCAGTCTTTTGGTCTTTGCATATCTATTTCAATTGACTTAACAAAAGATCCAGAACTTACAGCAAGTGGCCACGGTTCCGTTTTTGCAAGCTTTGACGGAGTCTTCATTAATTGAATTTTATTCTTTGGAATAGATGAAACTTTAAATACTGGATGAGCTGACTTACTTGGAACTTGCACTGGAGTATACAAATCTCCATTAGCGGATCCTGTGTACTCTCTTTGAGTAGACAAATCGCCATCATAGTCGTATGCATACAGGCCTATGTATAGATTTTGTGCCCCAAATTCTTGATACCTATTATATGTTATGTTCTTACCGATGAATTCTTTATTTCCAATATCATAAAAACCATATTGAAGACCCTGTTGATCAGGTAGGGTATTAATTAATTGAATATTTGAGTAGTACGCATCGAGATCAGAGTCTGCAGAAACAATTCCTGAAGAAAGATTAATCGTATATGGTGTTCCATCATCTTTACAAAGTAGTGTTACACCGTCATAATAGTTAAAGGAATTGCGAGATGGCCTTACTGTTGCGTCCTCCACGCCCCTAACATTATATCCACTTATGCTTTGTGTTTTAACTACAGTTGTAGATGGATCATAAGAAGATAGATTACTCTTTAATGTTATTGTGTTTCCAGTAGTAGTTAAATCTATATTAGAAGAAGAGTAGGAGATAGCTGTACCAGATTGAACAACGGAAGATATGGTTGCCGTTTGTAGTGTTACTGTTCCGTCTAAAATAACCGAAAGATTTACTTTCTCTGCTCTATTTGCATTAGGCTTATATTCGGTTTGATTTAAACTAACTGATAAACTAGAGTATGGTAAAAGTTCTGTACTAAAATCATTTCCATCTATTTTATAAAGAGAAATAGAATTAAGAGTTGCATTTGTGAGCAGCGCTGCATCAACAATTTTGCTTTGTTCTGTAAACGATATCGAATTTACTGGAATAGAAATAGATACAGTTCCCGTTACTTGTCTTGATTCGAAATAATCTGTGGGTGGAATAGTTCTATAAACTGGATCTATTGCTGGAGTGCCAACTATTGTTTTCTTAACCCTATATTTACACTGTATACCACCTATTGCTATACCCTCTGCCGTTGAACCAAAAGCTCCACCGAGCCTAGATCCTTGCAAAAGAATAGAAACATACTTACCCTTAGCTTGTTGTCCATTTGGAATATTAATTTCAGTAGAATTTTTTGTATATGGAGCAACTGTTCCTGCGTTTTGGTTTCTGGTAAATCTATAGCCATCAGAAACAATATAGTCTATAACCTTAAATCCATCATAGGAAGGAGAACCAACTTGAGTACCAAATTCTCCTCCGGAAATTATCAAAGAATCAATTGAATAAATTTCTTCGTTATTTGGCAATTGAAAGCCAACCCATAATCTAATTGCATCTGGGTCATGATCTTTAGATGTGCCGCTAAAATTTATTAATCTAAATCCTTCTTTGGCCTGAAGAGCAAGCTTTGCACTTTTTGATACTCTTGCTCCATTTAGATATCTATCTATATTTTTATCTTTATAGGTATTAGCATTGACTTTTTTAACATAGTCGTCAAAAGTATCCTGACCCATATTAGCCCAAACTCTTGCCAACCACATTTTTGTTTGGGAGTCTACAATTCCGTCTTCTCTAAGTCCTCTATCTTTTTGAAAAGCTTTTACTTTTGACGAAGTGCCAGATCCAAAAACTCCATCTATTGTAGTTTTAAACTCATTACCAGCCGCATTTAAAGTTAATTGTATATATCTAATATAGGTAGGGTTGCCTTTGCCCTGAAAATATTCGTCCCAAGTATTACCTTTATCTATGTCATATGTATAGTTAAAGGCATTATAAAAACTTGATATATCGCCAAGCTTTTTGTCAATCAAAGAATAATCTCCAGTTTGAGATGTTTCAAAAATCTCAGGGGTATAAAACAAAGTATCTCCGGCTTGAATTGTTCCAGATGTTGCAGGAACGCCTGGGGTTACCAGTTCGGTGCCACCACCTCTTGAGAATGTATGATTTTGATTGAATTTTGCTGTAGCAGTTATATTTAAAGTTCCATCAAAGTTTACTGGGGTATCAGAACCAGACGTTAGTGAATGTGTTGCTTGAAGATTTACAGAATAGCTTCTTACCGGAACGCTTGGTGCAATCTTAAGTTGATTTTTTCTTGAAGGAATTAACTTATCTTTTATAACATAGGGACCAAATTTTGCAGGTATGCTAAATCTGGGCGATTTTTTGTTAGTAAATGTTTCGCATGCTACGTTTTTATCTGTTATTTTTACAAGATTATACGATGAAGAAACTTCTTTTTTTTCAGTACTTTCTACTGTAGATGTATTTGTCCATGAAACATTTGGATTAGTGTATTCAATGTATAACGTAATATTATTGTTATTTTGATCTAGGAATACATTTGAAAGATTTGATATAGTAGAAGATATTTCTTGTCTATACAAATCTTTTGGTGAAGAGATTGTATTTCTTATATACTTTCTTTCGCCAGAAACAATACCGTTTTTATAATATGAAATTAACTCATCTTCAAACAAAGCGTCAGTGTCTATGACCCAGTCACTGTACCATTGACCACTGTAATAGTGAACGCTAGACCTTAAGTCAAACTTAAATCTTGTAGACTCTACCTTGTCGTTAATTCCGACTGCAACACAGTTATACAAAAACTTATATGGACCCTCAACAAAGTTTGAAAAAGTAGATCCAGAAGAAATTGGAATAGATGTTTCTCCATTATTTGGTGTAGCTATAGAAACACTTGATGAATAGATATCGTTACAATATTTTAAGAATCCAGTAGTTGATGCGACTATATTACTTCCTACTAGTCTGTCAGTTGGTCTCGTTGTTCTTAATAAGACTACAAATTTTTGAGAACCTCTTTCTAGAACTGATTCTAAACCACCGTTTGAAAAATAACGATATTTTTTATAATCATTACTGACGTCTTTTGCATAGCCGTAAATGCCACAATCTGTAGCAAATTCTGATGTTGTTATTGAAAAAGCATTGTTCTTAGTGGAATTTAAAAGTAGACTTGCTGAATTATATGTGCTTGGGGCAGTTGCTGGGGTTGCTACATCTGCACCCTGTACCGTTAGAGCTGAATTAAGCTTGAGTAAGGCATTATTGCTAGCATTAATAGTGTCTACTATAAAGGTTCCAGAATTATTTAAAAATAAATTAATTTTTCCTGCGTGAGGTTGATCTAAATCCCAGTGCAAAGAACATGACAAAACATCATATTTTTTAATCTCTTCATCGGTTACTGTATGTATGTCTACTAGCCAGTAATCTGCTGAGTTCTTATTGGTTATTGTTGTATTAGGATTTTCAAAAGTAAAATTAGCTAAATTAAAAACTGAATTTTGTAGATTTAAAAAAACGTATGGATTAATATTATTAAGATTTCTACCTACCTTGCTAGAATACAAAACTCCGACTTTAACTGTTTTTGTTTGAATATTTTGCGTGGTAAATTCTCTACCATAATTAATATCAGAAAAATCAACTGAGTTCTGGACCTTTGCAACAATTCTCCAGTTAAAAACTTCAAATATTCTATTGTCGTCAATTGCTTTTTTGTTGACATAAACAACATTATCTTCTGATCCAATAGCTTTATTTTTAGAAGATTTTGTTTTTGTATTTCTTTTTATAGAATAAGTTTTATCAAATAGATTTGATGGGTCAATAACTTCTGCTTCTTCTTGTACTTTTTTAAAAAGTGGCAGTGGATTTATTGATTCAGAGTATCTTAATATTTGCTTAGACCATGATCCATCTTGATTTACTTCTACTTTGTCGTATATAAGAGATAAATTTTTTGGATAGGCATCTTCTATGAAGACTATAACTTTGTGTGGTATATCATTTTGTGTAGAATTTTCTTCGGTAATAAATGACTCAAAAGAAATTCTATATTTTAATCTACCAGTTTGTAAATCTGAATATAAATTACCATTTTCATCAACAACTTTAATATTGTTTGGTATAAATCTATCTTCTACAAAATAATTAAGACCACTTGATATGTGCATACCAGTTCTTAATAAGGTAAAATGATTACTTACATAGTAATTCATTGCATAAGGTTTATTTTTTAAACCTTCTTTTTCGTAGCTTTGCATAACTACTTCTTCATTTAAAAAGATATCACTTACAAGGATGTCATCAGAAGATACATATGGATTTCCATTTTCATCCTCAAGCATGCCCAGTTCATTTGCAAACATTAACTTATTAAAAGAAGTAGTTTCATTAACGTTTTCCGATATTGTTGACGAAAGATCAACAAATGCAAGATTATTTTCTGGATTAATTTCTTTTGAGGAAAACCATCCGCAGATTTACGGCATCACGGGGTATAAAATCTCCAGTTTTTACAGCTGGTTCTTTCAGAGATTCTGTCTTGTCAACAAAATTCTTCATTTATTCTTCCTCATAATCTTTCATTAAGTTCTCATAGCTACTTACGTGCATTGGAGTGGATCCAAGTAGGCCCATCATATATTGATCATATCTATTAATTGGATACCATTTTGGAGGTAGCCAATCCGGGGTTGCCGTATAAGGGGTGGCATAATTTCCGTCAAAGTACTGTACTGTAAAAGATGGGGTAGAGTACATATCTGTTCTATTTATGTATAGTAAATTAGGATCATAAAATACCGAATCTCCAAAAGCATAATTTAAATTGTTATACTTTTCGCTCCAAAATGCGATGTCACCGGCTATATTTACGGGATTTATATTTACTGTTGCAGCGCCTTCTGTCTCTACAGACACAAACCAAAGTCCAGGATTACTTTTTTCTTGAGCTGTAAATGGTCCTATTTCAAAGTTTCCATATTCATCGGTTCTGACATATGATGAATATGGAGTGGCATCAAAGATATCTTGAAGAGTTCTTCCTTTTCTCCAGTAAATAACTTTATTTGACTGAGCAGATGAGTCTTTTCTAAGGAAGCCTGTAATATAGTTATTAGATACGCCATCTGCTTGAATGACATTATTTTCAGCAATTGCTTTTAATAGGTATCCATTGTCATACTGGCTGAATATGTCAAAGCTAAGTGTCTTTAAAAAGCCTTGAGTCTCAGAGTTTTCGTGGGCATTTACAGAACCGTTAGTTACTCCCAAGACAGATAATGTTCCAGAAACACTATCTGCTGGCACTGAACCAGAGTAGTAAATTCTTGCACTAACAAAACCATTTATATCTGTATGGTAATAACTTTCTTCTGATGCAACATTGCTACCACTGATAGTAAATGTTTGGTATGGTTTTGAGTTTCCATTTTGGTCAAGAGACTTTATAGTTATTACCATGAAGTCGTCAAAGCTATCCATTATATAAGCTGGATTTAATTTTACTTCTGCGTCTTCAAAAGGATAATCAGTATGACTTAAGTATACAAAACCCTCTTGATCCCAAAGTTCCATTGGATTAACATTTAAAGATATTGGTGTTGCGTGAGAGACCACAGAGTTTTCATAGGTTATGCTGTAAGAGTAGAAAGATGATGGTGTTGAATCAAATCTGATCTCAGTAACATACTTATCATTATTGCTATCATAATAGTCATTATCCACGGCATAGGAATCTCTAACCTTATAGGAAACGTAGTAATCTCTTCCATGAACAACCGGAGTTGCGGAGTTGAATACCTGTATCTCATTGGTTGATGTGCTGCCATTCTCCATTAAGACATAGCCGGTTACTGAATCTGTAACTTCTACATCATATACGTCTTCATAGCCAAGGTATAGATTATTTGACTTATTAGCTTTTACTGTTTCCGTATTAGTTAAATAAACATATGTTGGAGAAGCAGGGTCATAGAAGGCAACCTCTCTTAAGGTAAGGGGAGTTGCAGAGTTTCGTTCTACGATAATTGGAGCACCTTGTCTTGCTGTGTAACTAAGGTTTACGTAGAAGCCAGGTGTAGCAAAGTTCTCGTTTATTGGAGATGAATAGATGTAATAATCTTCTCCACCTTGGTGATACCAGCCAACGTTTAAGTAAGAACTATATACTCCTTCAAATTCAGCTACAACATCTACAGTTGAAAGTGCACCTTCTTCGTATTCTAGAATAGAAGAGTTTATAAATGTAGCTTCTTCTTCTGCTAGAGTAACAAACTGTTGAGAAGGAGTTAAAATTACGCCATCGGTATTATTAACTACCTCAATTTTTTCAACCCAATCTGTCAGATAATCTAAACCAAATGTATCATAAGTAAGATCATATGAACCCACAAAATTTGAATTCATACTGAAGTTTTCATCTGAATTTTCTTCAGAGCTTCTAATGATTCCTCGTTTATTTATTGAACCACTAATCATCGGGGTTGACTCAGCGGTAAATGATTCCCAAGAGTCTTTTTTAAATGGATATATTGGAGTAGAAGAGTTGTTTGTTTTTATATTAATAACACTTGGAGTTGAACCATAGGGATACTTTAACTCTTTAAAGTAATAATTATAAGTTGCTCCATCATTATTTATGTAACCAGCATGATCTGCAGGAGTTGCAAAGTTTGGATTTATATACTGAGCGATAATATTTGGCGAAGCTGGAACAAGCTTTAATGCATCAAAATCTGCAGAAAGGCCACCATAGCCTTCGTATGCTGGGTCTATGTATATATTTTCAATCTTTTCATAACCAGATGGTTTAACATTATCAATATGAACATATATTGGAGTTGAACCTGGTGGAAATATCAATGTATCGTGAATAAAATCTTTATCAATGGCAACATCTTTCATGTAAGATATTTCATTCGTATAGTTAAGGATAAAGAATCCGTTTAACTTTGGAGTGGTTTGAAATGTGCCTCTTTTTGCAGTGTACTTATTGGAAGAAACTTTAACATTAGCACCGCCGTTAGTAAAATACGCGTTTAGCAAAGTTATTGGGCTGCCAACTGCAGAAGAGTATGGAGTAGCTCCAGTGAAAGAAATATTAAAGCTATCAGAACCTGAAGTTGGTGTTGCCGATGCTTTATTCGCATAGAAGAAATTAGCTCTTGAATTTGCGGGAGTTACAGAAGTATCAGAATATACTGCGTTAGTACTAAGATCTTTAAATACATAATTAGGATATGCATATCCGTCTTGGTCAAAGATTGGAACAACTTGATATTCTGGGCTAGCTGAATGACCTGGTCCATAAGAGTTTGTTGGATAATGACTTACGTCTACGTAAAAAGTTTTTGCCGTAGCGTAGGAGCCGTGCACTGGCATTTCTAGTAAATATCTAAAATTAACAGTTGCTGGACTATTATCATAATAACCTTGAGTGTATGTTCCGTAATATTCGTAATTAACAAAAACTGGAGCATAGTCATCAATTTTTCCAAGATATCTAGACCCAGAAGCTTTAAACTTAGCATTGAAATCTACTACTGATTCATGCGGTTCTTTTACAATTATGTTTGCATCTGATATGTCGCCAACTCCAGGCTGATAATAGCGACCAAGTGGCGTGGCATCATCATATACGGCAGGTATTCTTCCAACGCCTTGTTGGTCTTTTCCAGAGTAATCCCAATAACCTTCGCCCCATTTAACATAACCCCAGTTTAAAGGATGCTTTTCATTCAATGATCTTACAAAGTCTCTAAACTCTTTATTTGGTTTTCCGGAAAATTCAAAATAAGGAGTAGTTGATTCTATGTCGGAAATTTCAAATATTTCCGGTGTTGCACCAAGGTAGTCTGAATCTGGAGTAGCACCGTATGCACTCCAGATATCCAATTCTCTTCTAAGTGTTCTCTTTATCGCATCTATAGATGGACCAGGAAGGTTCTTGTAGGTATCTAATATTCTCTTTTTAAAGTTTGCATTTTGTTCAAGATAAAGTCTACGAAGACCAACTCTAGCACCAAATTCGTCAAACCAATTCCACTTTAATATTGGTTCTTGCTCAAAAGAATTAGAGTCAACAGTAAATGATTTGAAAAGTTTTTTAGTAAATACCATTCTATCTGACGCTGCAAAATAGTAACAGTAGTCATTTTCAACAGATTCGTAAAAATCATTTAGCGTATCAACTCTTGATAAAGTTACAGAATCTCCTTTAATGGACAAATGTGACGCAGGAACGTCAGAAGTTGTGTACATCCAAGCAAGTTGATTTTCGTCTGCCGTTGTTATAAACCTATCAAGTTCAAACTGATTGACTTGTTTTTCAAAATTCTCTGGAAAATCTGCAACAAGAGAGTTGACAAAAGAGCCTGCTGTTGTTGATGGTATCTGCAAAGAAGGTGTTGCATCATCCATAGAGTCTTGGAACATTTTTGCCCAAGAAGGAAATCTACTTAATATTTTTTTTGCAGTTCTGCTAAGAACTGAAGGAACAGGGTTTGCAATCGCAACTTCTACAAGAAGCACGAATCCATAATTTTCTACATCTTGTGATCTTAATTCAGAAACTATATCTAAATCAAACTTAATATATCTTTTTGAGTTTGTTATAAACAAAGTTCCTACATTAGAAGATGTAGAAGACTTAAGCCATGGCCCAGAAGGAGAGTCCGCCTCGTAAACGGTTACGGTATATGTTGGGGAATCCTGAGTGTTTACATTTGTAAATGCTCCGCTTGTAACTAAGAATATCTGTTCTAGAAGAAGTGTCTACAAATCTAAATAGATCTAAATTAACTGAGGTTGGATCGAGAATATAAAAAGGTGAGGCATCTTCTATTAAGTTGAATATAAAATACTGCTCTGATATTTCATCGTAATTAAATATATTATATGTAATAACATTTGTGTCTTTGATTATCTCACCATAATTGGTTACAGATACCGGAGTGCTACCCTCTACTACAATTGTAGGAGTAGCATCTTCCAGAATTTCTGTTCCAACAAATGTTCTGTCACTTAATTCGTTTAAACCGTATCTTGATTTTGATACAGAATAGTTAGTGTACCACTTGTTGTTATATAGGTCGATAGAATCTGTAGTCCATGCATTTCCGGACTTAATAAAGTCAGAGCTTTTTAAAGCTATTATGAATTGCTTCATCTACAGATGCCTTCCTAGATTAGTCTAACCAGATAGAGTATTCTGAAGTAACACCATTTTCTGGATGAACGAACATCAAGTGCTGGCATGGTCTACTCATTGCAGAGAAATACTCTTGAGCATATGTATTGTTGCTTTCTGGTGATCCAGAAATTCTAAGAATACTACTACCTATGGTCATCTTTGCCTGTTGGTGGTAATGCCCCATGAATACATCATCAAAATGTTCAGGAATAGCTCCGTCTTTCCACCCCATTACCTTCTTATAGTAACCATAGGTAGCGCTTGGTGCAGGCATTTGATCACCATGTATGAGCATGGTGCTATAGTTTCCTATGGTGTCTACGGCATAGAAATTTCTTTCGCCTTTTCCATCTGGAATATTAAAGGTTATTCTAGGTTCATTTTTAAATATTAATTCAACAATCTTATACAAAAGGCGATCCATGTTAGTTTCTGGATCGTGCTGCTTTCTAGCTCTTCCGCCTACAGCTCCATGGTTTCCTATTACGCCAGTAACGTGAACATGTTTAAAGTTTTCTAGGGCAGTTCTTAAAAAATTACCCAAGATTTCTGGACCGTTAATTCCAACCTGCCTATAGAGGCCAGAGTCAATCAAATGGCTTTGGCCAGGAAAGATTTCTTCACCTTCAACAATATCGCCCAAAAGCCAAACATGAAGATTATCTACATTATGATGAGTTCTTTGTATGTTTGTAATTTCTATTAGCTTTTCAGCGTACTGGTCCATTCTTTGCGCCAGTACATCGGAATTATAAGTTGGTGTGATTTTACCTAGCTGCCAGTCTCCAAGCACGGCTACGGCCGTCTCAGGGGCACCACGCTTACTTCCAGTAATAGACTTAACTTGAACTGGTGGTAATTCAAAATTGCTAAATGCGTCGTAGGCAGCCTCGTAGACTGCTAAGATTGCTTCTTCTTTTACATTTTTGTTTTTTTCAGCTAACTTAGCTAATCTTCTGTTTTCTGATCTAATAAAATCAAATTTATTATCAAAAGTATCAGCTTCCTCATCTTCGTCGACAGAAACTCTTGTTTCGTATCTTAAATCGCTTTTATTCAACTCGGAAAAGCCAACATATTTGTCAGCTTCAGAGTCAGAAACTTCATTAATATCTACATTTTGTTTAAGAACTTCTCCAACAAAATCTGATTCACCCTCTATCGCCAATTTGGCCTGCGTCATATTGGGAGCTTTGACGATATGCTTACTCGTCAAGAGGAAATATTTTTCACTCATTTATAAAACCAACCTTTTAGTAGTTAGACAAACCAATTATAACAGAGTTTATAGAGATATCGCCAGCAACTATGTAATCTCTTTCAGTTTGTGCTCTAAAATCTTTTCTGTTAATTGGCGTACCCTGTGCGCTAATGTTGGTTAAACTAATACTCCTGATTAAATCGGATGATATTCTAATTTGTCTTTCTATTTCTTGAACAGACATTGTATCTCCAACTGTAAGTGAATTTAAATATCTCTTTACAAAAACTGAAGCTTGATTCTGTATGCCATTTCTAAGATTTTGTGCTGTTCCGTAAGGAAGAGTAATTGTAGCCTCTACGCTTACTGGAAGGGCGTTAGCAATAGAAGTGTTTATTCTTATGCCCAAAGGTCTTATTTGTGATATTGCTGCGTTAACAAGAGTTGGAAGATTTCCAATTCTTCCTGGAACTTCTGGAATTATAATAATTTCACAAGAACCTATGCCGTAAGATGCTTCTCTAATTCTAATATCTCTAACCCCATTAACCGCAAGGGCTGAAAATCTTAAAGCCTCAACAGTACCCGTTGCACTAACTTTTACTGCTGACAGAATTCTTCTTCTGTAATTATCGTCTGATTCAGCGTTGACGACTGGGTAAATTTCTTTTGGGTTTGAACAAAACACAATAACTCCAGCTGGACCAATATAATTATGCCTGGTCAATGAACCTACTGAAGCAACGTGGTCATTTGACTGAAAGTTTGGAACGACTATTCCGTACGCTTTTGTTACTCCAGCTAGAATGACAACATCATTTACAACCTTATATGAATATTGGGTAGAGTTATAGGATCCGACATCATTATACACAAGAGTGCCTTTGGGAATTATGACATCAGAGACGTAAGGTTTGTCTAGAATAAATTCAATATTTGCCGTAGTTCTTTCATATACTAACTGCTCAGATAATGTTTTTCTTTTTACATTATACATTTCACCAATTAAATCAAGACCTCTGCCGGATGCAGTTGAAAGACTAGATTGACTAACAGCTTCTTTAAATGATTCATAAAGATAAAACACCTCTGTGCCAAAGGAGTCTGCAAAAGCTCTTGCAACAGATCCAGGAGATGTTGCTGTAATATTAGCATTTTGTTCTAGGGCGTTTAAGATTCTAACTATTATTTCTTCTTTTGTTTTTGTATTTATTGTTGGCATTTATGCTCCTAGATTTTGCTTAATACTTAAAGTAACAGGATTTGAAGATCCGGATTGAATATGGATATCAAATCTAATTGTGTCTGCACTGGTGGGGATTGCTTCTATTGAAATGTTTTTACCTTTAAAAATTCCTTCTCTTTCAAGAGCAGCTATAATTAATCTTCTTCCCGTATCACCGGTTGACTTAGTTTGAGGCATACCATATAGAATAGATAAATCTAGCCCAAGACTTGGGTAAGCGTAAAAATCGCCAGGCTCTGTCATTAACCTAATGTAAACCTGTTGGATATCGTTCTGCATGGAGTTATTAACTCTAGATATATCTTTATTACCATTTAATAGCAAATCGCCATCCATTGTTAAAAATAAATCAGACACCTTTATCCCTTATCGTTTTTTCTCTAGCTTGACTAAATGTAAAACCAGACTCAAGAAGCTTTCTCATATAGTCTACTTTTTCCTGAGAATTTGTATAACCATACTCTTTTAAAAGAGCGTAATCTTCATCTGATATTTTTCCTGAAATCACAGCTGCTGATCTACCTTCTGAATCAACTGGATTTTTAGAAAAACCATACTCACCACTAATAGTAACAACGTTGGTTTCTTTATCCAAAACCTCAAAATCGTCAAGCGCCTCTAGGTAATAATTGGCATAATTAAAGCCCGAGTTGATCTCTTTTTCGCTAGTCTTAACCAAAGATGGCTCATTGAATTCATCTCCAGAATAATTAAAACTCATATTATTCCATCGAAGCCCATAATCTTCTTTGGTAACAATTTTAACCACATCAGCAAATATAGAAATTGACCTAGTGGTTGGACTGATTATTATGCCAAGTTCTTCCCCGGCAAAAATCTCTACCTCACCCATATCATTAAGCCTTACGAAAGCGCTAGTATCCGGGTGAGTCAACCCAACTTCTCTTCTAGAGAACGTAGATCTTCTTCTTAGTTCTTCAGCTTCATTAAAGTTGTCTATATTTTTAGTTATATTATTTTCTAATATTTTTTTATTAACCATTTTAAATCATGTACCTTGGTATTCCAGTATTTGCTATAGAGCTGTTAATTAATCTTTCGTTAGCATAATCGTTGACAAAATTAACTATATAAGGAAATCTTTCGTTTTCATCACTAAAACCAACTATGCATCTATCCCCTGGTTCTGGAGCAACAGATTGAATTCCGATAAACGCTGGGGCATGGGACATCGCTAACGATATTTCCAATAGTATCAGAATAATGAGATTCCATAATTAAATTTAAAGTGTTATTAATTCTATCATATGATGCTACAGTGGCCATTCTAGTCTTCGCTTGCTGCATACGCGAAGATTGAATTTGGTCATTAATCTTTTGGTCAAACTTAGGGTATATCATTATTCACCAAAAACCTGTCCGTTAAGCCATTGTTGATACACGGCTTTCCCTGCTGGAATTTCCATATTGCCAATAAATGGTTCACAATGTTTTTTTAAGTCTTCTTCTGTTTTTCCAGGATTATTTTTTACATAAAATTCTACTGCTGTTTTAAACTTTAATTTAGTTATCCAACCATAAGCAGGTCCTCCGCTGTATTCACCCCAGGGTGTGTAATACCAGCCTCTTCTATTTAAACCTCTATTGTTAATATAGCCATCTATCTGCATTTTTAATATTGCTATTTGAGCAACGGCTGTCCACATTGTGGGATCTGAATATGGCTTTCCAGTTGTACCAAGTTCTGTCATTTTTACAAGAGCGGTTGTTTTATTTTTTATTTCCAATGTTTTATGATCTTTAAATAAAAGTTGATATCCTTTATATCTTTTCTTTATTAAACCGCCTCGCGTTGAGATAGGTACGTCTATCGTTTTATCCAAAAAAACTCCATTGTTAGTAAGGAAATTTGTCTGCCATAAACCAATTGAATAATCACCCGTTCCCAGGTTACCGTTAAAGGATCCAACTCCCCATCTAGACTCTCTTTCTGCAATCATCATAAATATTGCAGCGCTTTCTGGTCTAAATCCACCGTAATCAATCAAAGCTTTATATAAAGCATTTGTGTTAGAGACCTTTTCTTGACTATTGATAAAAGATATAAATAATTCAGGACTGGAGCCCGCATCACCGCCGGCAACACCCTCAAAGTCGCCACTACCCCCATCAGGAGAGCCAGTGTATTCATAGTAATCTTTATAAGTACCAGCTCTTTGAGGAGAAAAAGCTATATGAAAGTGGTCTCTATGGCCAGCATCTGGATGAAAATTTATCTTTCTTAAACTAGGATATTTTTTTTGTAAGATTGCATTTTTATTTGCGGCTTTATTATCTATTTCGAACATTCCGCTAACCATTCCATATTCATCTGCTAATCTATCATCAAATACAATTAAGTCTGGCAGGAAAGAATCTTCAATTGAGTTTAAAGTATCTAAAAGTAAAGTAAATGCTTTGCGATTTACGTCAATATTTTTATTCCACGTTGAATATAGTTCAGTATCGTTGGGGCCTATGGTTCCAATGTCGATACCCCTACCAGTGCTATGGTCGTTAAGAGTAGCTCCAGCTGTTATTTGTTTTCCACCAGCAACTAGATCAACTGGTGATCCATTTGAAGATCCCCTGGCTAAAGAAAAGTCTCCTCTAAGAGATATCTTTGAATCAAGAATTAATAAAAGTTCTATTAACGATGCACATGGTAGAACAGTTTGACCATTAAAACTAGCAAAGTTAAAATCTGCTGCACTTACGTAATCGGCCATATCTCTTGCTGCAGTTGCCTTAAGGCTAACATTTGTTTGTGGAAAATTGGCTTTATATGGAACATTCGCTGCAGAAACAATTCGTTTACTTGTTAGTTCTGTGATCTTATCGTCAAATATTTTTGCTTCTTCTGAAGAAAGACTTTGTTTAATTGTTACTGGTCGAACTTCAGATTGACCACCGTTTGTTGGGTCAAATGGAAAATCTGAACTATCCTGGTGATTTGAACCAGACGTACCAGAACCTTGGGTTATAGAGTTTTCTAATTCAGCCAAAAAGTTTCTAGTACCAAAAGAAAGAGATTGTTTTCCAAGTGAACTTTTAGACACAATTAGTTTAGCAGCTGCAGATCCTGTTAGTTTTGCATTTTCGTCTTGGCTATTGGGATCTTGTATCTCAAGGTTATTTGCATCAGGGCCACCAATTGATGTAAGTATTGAATTTATACTTGACTGAGCATTATTGTTTGACACCTGGAGAGCAAAGTTTGGAGATCTATATAGAGCATCTCCGTGACAGGACGCCTTGCAAATCTCTTTGAGTTAAGGTTCTATTTACGTCGCCGGAAACAGAATAACTAGTTTTTAAAGGCTGCCCAGATGGATAGAAAGCGTTAGAAGTTTTACTTGCTAAAGCTGAAGTATCTGACAGGTCATCGATATTATAATTAAAGTCTGGCATTTTTAATTATTCCTATTAACTGTAACTTGGCTTGGAATAGCAGCATTTTCGTAAGAATCTATTACGGATGGCTGCTCAATACGCATATTAGCTGTGTATACCTTAGCTAAATTGTTGACAACTAGTTCCCAGTTTAAAGATACTGGGGTTCCGTCATCATAGTACTCGTCCCATTCGACATTTGGCCATTCAGAGACTCTTTCATAAATATATTCCGTAAGCCTAAGGGTAATATAAGCATTGTATGTTTGTTTCATTGTTGCCGATACGCCTTGTATTGTTGAACTTGCGTACTGTGTAAAGTAATCAGTTTTATTAATATCTTTAGCTTTTGAAGTAAGATCGGAGTATCTATCAGAAAATACTCCTGGAGAAAAACTTGAAGCAAGCTGTGCCAATAGATCAGCGGAAGAGGCTTTCTTATATTTATCAAACAAAGAATTTGCTTCTCTTATTATTGTTTCTAATGCTTGAGTTGGTGTTTTATAAAAAATAACTCCCAAAACTCTTTCTCCATATACGTCTTTATCATAATACACTGGAACTGGTTCTCCATTTATTAGTCTTCTTTCTATCGATTTCGCTGAACCGGCTTCAAAATCATTTTCAGTAAAAGAAGCTGTTACATTTTCTGGAGAAACTCTAAGAACAAATATTTTATCCTTTAATGCATTTCTAGTAAACATCTTTGCTTTGCCACCTGGAGATGAAGAGTTCACAAACTCACCAGAATTTCTTGCGTATACTCTAACTTTTCCTGTTTTTGCAGCGCTGTTATCTGGGAGGCTCGTAGCAATTACAAATGTATTAGGCGTTGGTGTTGCTTCAATCTTTGCAGAACTGTTTAAAATATAGAATCCACCAGGATTATCTATTGCGATAACGCAAATCTCATCTACACCAAAATTATGGTTAGCCTCTGTTGTAATTGTTGCTTTTTTAGAATTAATTGAAACATTTGTAATATTTGCAGTTTTTCCGCTTGTGTGAATATCTGTTGAAATAACATTTATTTCTGGTGTGTTTATTCCATCAAATCTTATTTTAAACTTTTTACCAGATGTATCTAAAAGGTCAACAACATTTATAGTATCACCGTCTATAATTTCTTCAACCTTGCATATGACTTTAAAGAATCTATTTAATCCAGCTTTTTCTGGTCCTATTCCAGAATATTTTAAAACCTGAGTATTAACTAAAGCATTTTCGAAGTCAATATATCTTACTAAATCGTTAATTTCTTTTTCTTTCCATCCCAATTTAGAAAGTAAATCATTTGTCCTAATATAGGAATAACCTTCTGCGGTCTTAATCTTTGAAGACACGCCAAGAATTCCAGGAAGAAGCTTCTTTGTATGATACCTTCCAACTACCATGCCTTGACCGCTTAGCCCTAGACCAGAGTCCATTGCTTTACCGTTTTTATTAAGATACTGAATATAGCATCCGTGCTGGTCGAGAACGTTATCTCTCATCCAGCTCCAGCCTTTCCAGGCCAGATTTCCCCCAACACCAGCTCCAAGGCCAAGTGAAAGTCCCTTTACCAAAGCGCCCGCTCCCGGTATGGCCATAGAAGCTATGCCGACTGCGCTTGCTCCCAATGCTGTAGCTCCAGCCCACATTGCCCCCATTCCTCCAAGGGCAATTTGCCCAGAAGCTGCTGCTGAACCTTGCGCAACAAGACCTTTTACTTGAGTGTTAATATCATTAATTCCTTCAGAACTAAAATGAGCCATAATATCTTTTGTTAAAGCTGCAGCTCCGTGTGTAAACTGAATTCCTCCAACCATTTGTGTTTGGAGAGAATCAGCTAGTCCATCAACGCTAATCTGAGACATAGAATTTATCCCCGAACCAAGAGAACTCATGTAAAGCCTTGTGTCATTTCTTAATGACTGCATATGCATCCATGTTCCAATCCAAGATGACATAAACCATTTTGCTGGATCATTAACTGTAACTAATGCATTTGGCGTTATTGAAGTAACAAAACCTAATTCAGACGTAAAGTGGTGTACAACCTGTTCGACCTCAAACATACCATACATTCTTTCATACACATCTGCCAAATAAACAAGATCGTGAGGTCTTATGTCAGCATTTCCTATGATAACTATTTCGCCCGTGTATATATCCTTTAGCGAATCTTTCAAATGCGCCAAAGCCACTCTTCTTGCAAGCATTTCATCTGGAGTTCCTTGAGCAAATTTTGAGATTCCTCTAGCAAACTCAAATGGATGAAGTATTGGATGAAGTGCTCCAAATAATCCAGAACCTGTAGCATTATCAAAGAATAGACCAGTTTCAACAGTTTTTTCAACTTGCCTTTCTGCTGGAGCAGACTTATCCATAGCAACGGTTACAGGATACTTGCCATCTGATACTGCAGTAACCATTGTTGCAACGCCATTAAGATTTTCTGTTATCCCATTTGCTAAAATATGCGAGAAAGAACTTAAGTAATGAACTCTTTGGAAAGGTTGTCTAATTTCAATAACGGGTTCTGCGTACTCTCTAGTAAATGGATTATCCACTGCCCTTAAAAGAGATCCTGGTCTGCCTAATGAATAATAAATTGAATCATTTAAAACTTTATTAAGAATGTTTGCCTGTTTGGACATCTGCCCAACCTGAGAAAGACCATAACCAAGCTGCATCATAGACATTCTAAACAGGTTTACTAAACCGCTAAGAGAATCGCCTAAAGCGGTAAAAAGTGGTCCTATATTTTTGTCCCAAAAACCACTAACATCTTCACCCCATTTGCCGATAAAGTTTGTTGCACTACTTCCTTCTGATCTATTTTGTGCAAGTAGTTTAGTAAACTTATCTTTACTCTTACCATAATCTTCATTTGGATCAATGTAAGCTTGAAAAATTTTTAGAACTGGAGTAAAGTCCCAGTTATCATCGCCAGCAAATTTTCGGTTAGGTTTTAACACTAACCAAGCTCTTGCGTATGGATCAGACCACATTCTGTTTCTAAATGCGCCAACCATAAACAAAAATAATTGCCTTGATGTTTTAATTGATGCAATGTACTGATCTTGATCCTCTTTTTCAGAGACCCCAGATAAAGTTAAAGACTCTCTAATAATTCCTAATATTTTGTCTAATTTATCATTTAATAAATCATTAAAGTAACTTATTAAACCAACGCTTGAATCCGGATTATCAATAAAACTTTTTCTTGCAGTTTCTAAACCTTGTCTAGTTTTTTCTGAAACAATTTTTTGCGCGTATACAGCCTGTCCATTCTGTAAAGCTGGCCCTTGAACGTCAGGTGAATCTAAAAACCTATCACCAAAAAGTAAAGAAAATTCATCTTCTGCTGTTCCGCCTGAGTCTCCATAATTTTTAAATAAATTATTTACACTCTTATTTGTAGCAGCTGTTGATTCTTGACTGTCTGCATTTTGCGTAGAGTATCTTTTTTCAAGATTGTCAATATATTGTCTTCCACTTTGATTTCCAGTAGTAACTCCTTGATCACCTAACTTTGATGCAAGCCCGAACCCTGCACTAAGATAGCTTCCAATTTCTTGTTCACTTTCTGGACCATCTGCTGGAAGACCATAAGCTCTCTGGAAAGCTTCTTTAACTTTTGCGTATGTATGATAACCAGACCTAAATTGGTCCCATATTTCTATCGCCTGTTGTAAAGTTCTGCCGTTGCCTGCAATAACTGACACTTCTTGAGAGTAATCTTCGTCATAAAACTTTCTGGCTTCTACAGACTTTGGTTCAGCTTCATCAAAAATTGGAGAAAATCTTTTTCCAGCAAAACTTGATCTATCTTTTTTTTCTTCTTTTAATACGTTTTTTAGATTATCTAAATCTTCGTAATTACCGTTTTTAACTAAATCAAAATAATCTTTTGTTCCTGGACCAAACTCGCCATTTTCGCCAAGAATATTTCCAGCTATTTCTAGTTTTCCAATTGAATTGATAGCATCGACGATATCAACACTATCAGCTAAGCGGAATTCAAAAAATGCATCTCCATCAGAAGGTGCGGTGGGACTATAGCTTTGATTTACTCTAGTTAATCTCTTGCCCTTAAATACTCCAAAAGAAATAATCTTTTTATCACCACCAAACTCATGAACAACTTCTTCTCCAGGAGCAGCAAATTCATCTACTGGAAGCACTATATCCGGAACAACGCCTACGGGCATATCGTCTGGAACAAAAGCATAATAGCATTTTCTTGGAATTGGGAAAGGAGCAATTCCGGTAGCAGCAGTTATTTGTATGGAGTCTTCTGCTCCATGCCAGTCGCCTTCTGATTTTGAACTTCTTCCATCTGACCAAAAAGTTTTTTCACTTTGCGTAAGATTTAACATACCAAGATAGTACGCTGCGTCAGGAGAGACTACTGCGCTGAGGTGGGCTTCTTTTCCGAGCTGAAGTGCGTTAGTGCCACCAACCCCGAAGTGAGATCCGGTGTCAAGTTTTGATCTCACAGTATTTCCAAATTTATCTGTAGAAAATACGGTGCTATTTCCATTCTCAACCGTATTGTCATATGGAGATGCTATTCTCACTGTCTCTTGGCCCCAAAGATAGTATGCCGGTCTACATACGACAGCCTTACCGGTGCTTGGGCTATAAACCATAACTTTTCTTTCCTGATATGATTTAGCATTACCAACGGGGACGTAACCGCCTTGACTTTGTATAAACTGCTCTATGCTTTCATTGGAAAATCCATCCGAGGGCTTATATGGCCATCTCATGGCAATATAGAACTGTTCGTCCTCTGGAGTTTTTGGAGCCTTCCAATCTCTCAACCCTGCTGCATTTGAATTAAAGTCTGGATTATTTTTTAAGATATTATAAACATCTGCCCTGGTTTCACTTGAGTCAAGTATTAAACCCGGATTGTCTGGTAGTGGCATTCGGATAACTGAGGATCCACTTGTTGCACCAAGTTTTTCTTGGAATATATAAGTATCTGCTATTTGAGTTTCTGTTCCTTTAAAACTCGGCATGCCGGATGCGTTAAGTTTAAGGGCAAGTGGAATTCCGTTTGCATTTTCGACTGCTGAATAATCAACTGTATTGCTAACTCCAGCGTAGCGTTCACTTTCTAGCTTTAATAAAGTTACCCACCTTGTTTCTTCTTTTGTGCCACCAACTTCATTGTAACTCCATCTATCAATTGCTAAAGTCATGTAGTCAGCTTTGTGGTTTTCCCATTTGCCCAATTGATCAGCCAGTGCATAATATGCAAAGTCCTCTAATACAACTTTGTCATCTCTATCAGTAAAAAATGGAAATCTATATCTAAGGGGTAATTGGTCTATTTGTTTATGATTTTTTAATTGATTTTCATCAAGAGTTATTTGCGTTGAATCTTCTGTTGATATAGGCAAGTGAAAGCCAACTGTTGCAAAACCGAAAGATTCTGGAATTTGAGCTATTGCATTTCCAGAATTATCCCTATATTCCATAGTTGACTTGTAGCCAAAAGCTATAACCCTGCTTTTACCTGCATTGTCCCTTAGTTTGTCTGCAGGTATAAAAACTCCACCTTCCGTTGTTGTCATTTGCTGCGATAATGTATCCTCAATCGATATTAAAGAACTATCTGCTTGCGTAAAAGCGGAAGCATCAGCCATTGGATTAGAGTTCTTATTAAGCTCTTTCATTGTATTTTCAAGAACAGTATCTATATCCAACTCCTTTGGAGAAGATATGCCAAGTTCTTCTGCTCTTTTTGTGCCCGGATATCCAGTAGTTAAGGGTACAACTCCAGATGTATACAACCAGTGTGGTTTGCCGTAGAATACTGTAGATCTATCTTCAAATGGCCTTACCGCAACAATATAATTGGGGAGAAGTCTTGCGCACATTTGGAAAAGATCCCATACAGTTCTCATGTATGTTTGTGCTCTAAAAGAAACTTCATCTAAACCTGGCAAGTCATCATCTAGGCCAGAGGTTATGCCCATTGCGTTGAATAGATTAGTTCCACCTCTTCCGCTTAGAACTCCAGCTAAACCACCACCAGCGAGTATTCCGCCAATTATTGGGGCACCGAGTCCTCCAGTTACGGCTATGCCAGCAGCTGCAACAGCGCCGCTTAAAGCTACCTTGGCAAATCCAGCTGAATTATTATTATTTCTTACTTCATTTTGTTGACCATTTGCATCTATTAAATTTTTAGCATCGGTGTTTCCGGCTGAAACTCCACTGCCAGCATTTGCTGTCATTTCATTCCATGAATAATCAGTTAACCTACCAATGTAATTTAGTCTTTCATTAGGTTTATCTTCAGGTGTAATGCTAGCTACAGTTGACCATCCGTCACCAAGGTCACCGCCTAGGAACTGAGCAATTCCTGTTCCATTTCCTGGGTAAATATTTCTCTTAAATATTTCAAAATCTCTTTGCGAACTGAAGTTTGCCCACAATGTTCTCATTAAAGAAATGCTACCAGACCTTACTTCTGGACCAACTCCAAAAACACTTTCTTGATCTCCACCAGTTGCTAACACATTAATAGCAGATCCTATGCCAAAAGTTTTTCCATTTGCTTCACCTAAAGAATCAAATATACCCTTGACTTGAGAAACAACTGCTTCATTTTTTGCAGCTTCTAGATCGTTAAGTGGCTCATAGAGTATTTGACCAAAGTGTCTAATGCCAAACTTATTTTCCGAGAATATTCTTCCTCTAGTAGCGTGCGCTATTGCTTCACGAGTTCTTGATGAACCCATTGTCAAAAGTCTAACCATAAGATCTCTTGGCTCAGACAGCCAGAATCCAGTGTTTATTCCACCGTCGATCTTACCGCTGTCTCCCTTTTTATTTGTTGAGTTAACGATTGGGCTCAATTCGATAGCGTCTGATTGAGCAGTAATTGTTACTATTTCTCCATTTTCTACAGAAGTAATTGTTCCATTAAATATAGTTTGCAATGAGTTTGGATTAGCTCCATATCCGCCTCTTAAGTGTACTCTGACACCTGGTTTGAGCCTTATACTGTTAATGTCAACCACATATGTATTTTCCATGTGTCCAACCATATTACGAGCTCTGTTAAGAGCTTTGTCTAAAACTGATTCAATTCCATCTAATTGTGTTAATTGTTCATTCTGAAACTCTTCTTCTGCATCGAAGATTCTAGTGGACTCTGCTGTTGTTAACTTGGAATACATATTTGAAACTCTAAGAATTAAAGTATCACCTAAAATATCTTCAGATTGAACAACGGAAAAATCTATAATTGATTGAAGACCATAGAAGTTGTCAAACAACTTTACTCCAGAAAAATAACCACCTTCATCAATAAGCCAAAGCATGTACGTTGGGAAGGCTCTAATCATTCTTCCTGAGATATCTCTATACTTTGTATCTATAAGCATTCTTTCCCAGTGCTTTGCAACATTGCTATTTGCAGCCTGAGTAGACATAACTTCTGGTGAATCAGATGAACTTCCTGAATAAGGGTCACTAAAGTCTGCTAGGTTTGATCCAGCTCCTTTAAGGGAATCTATATGAGCACTGCCTTCGCCTTTTTTATATGTTTTACTAGGGTCATCGGCATCTGTAAATGGAACAGCGATCGGGACAAAATTGATCTTTCCATCCGTGTCATCTCCAGAATTAGCTTTTGTTGGCCTTACTCCGTCAATTGTAAAATAAAATCTATTATTAGACTTACTTACGTAACCTAAATGGTAACCATTTGCATGGTATAGGAAGGCTGGCATTTTATCATCTGAGGGGTTTTCTTCTGCTGGTATATAAGTAATTGTATGATGAATGGTTAATTCGTCGGGATCAATACTAAGATAGCCGTCTTCTGAAATAACTAAATCTTTAGTTTCAAGTATATTTTGAATTTGTTGAGTTGCGCTAGAGTCACTGTATGACAAGTCTCCTACTGCAGTGTTGAATTTTATACTTCCAGAACCAAGAGAAGCTGTTAAACCAAAAACTGCAGTCTTATCGTCTACGTCTGGATATTCTTTAATAAAATCTATTAACAGGTTTTTCTTTTGTCCTTTAAAAAACTCTCGAACTGCCCCTTCTACATATGCAGATGCTTCAAGTAAACCTATTTGCTCTTTATCAAAATATTCTTTTAGTTGCTTTAGCTCATTGTTTTGAACCATAGTTTTAATATCATTAAGAATCTTGTTAGTATTCTTTTGCTGTTCAGTCGTAGACTGAGAATTAAGTTGCTTTGGAGTAACGGTAAAAGACTTCATTTTTTCTTGCTGTGGAGCAAGGTGTTCGATGATGTCATCGTCAAACATTTCAAAAGATCTAAAATAATAATCTGGATCTAAACATCCAACAACTTCTCCATTGGAATCTTTTACAGAAAGAGGGAAATCTGGGTATGCATTAAAAGCTCCCCATAGCTGTTTAATTCTTAAAAATGGGTTTCTCTTTGTTCCAAATGTTTCTATCATATCTTTTTGTTGCTTTGACGAAAGTGTCTCTCTTTGCTGTTGAAAAATATCAAAGTCAACAAGAGACATTCTTACGTCATAAACGTGTGGAAAATTTGGAATAGTATTAACTTCATAACTTAAGGGCATTACGTACTTAATGCCAGCTAGAGCGGCAACTATATTCTTGATACCCATAAAACCTATAACACCAGTAGAGTGCTCTATTCTAGCTAGTCCATTAATATGTTCAAAAACTTTTCTTAGCTTTATTAATTCTTTTTCTCCAAATACAGTCATTGAAATATTTATATAAGAATCCTTACCTCCAATATGCTGGTAGGTTGGCTCTTCTTGCATTTGAAGTTGCAGTTTGGCGAGGTTGTTTCCAAGAGTTACGGAAACACCATTTACGATAACAGCTTTAGGATCAAGGTCTACTTTAAACATGGGAACTTCCCATTCATTAAATTGATAGTTTGCTTGTCTTAATCTCTTAGCTTCCATTAACTCTTTAATTGGACCACTCTTAAAGAATCTATTGTATACAAGAACATTAAACGCTCTAGCTATATCTTCTTTTGCTTGGTCTACAAAATCTTCTACGGGCCTTCCTGTGGTATTAGCTTTTCTTTCCGCTTCTTCTTGAGCAAGCTTATTTAAAGTTTCCTCTGTACTTGTTGATGCTTGAGTAAAAAGATTTCTAACATCTTTAAGGCTATAGTTATTTTCGCCCATCTTTAAATCTTTACCCTTATACTTAAAGGTAGTTGCTGTTGTAATATAGTCTTGCGTTGGTGGATTGTTTGGATCCTTTAATACGTAATCAATTTCTTGTTGAGTTAAATTAGATTTGTTCTCGGCAACAAATGCTTTAGCGAAAAAATCATATACTTTTTCATTGATTGTATCCTTACCAATACCAGCAGTAATTAATTCTATACTTTCTAAAACAATTCTTCTTGCAGAGGGGCTTACTGAACCTTCTATGGAAGTTTGAACAACTGAATTTAAAGATCTATGATATCCAGCAGATTGATTAATGTCTATTCCCATCATCTTAAGTAGGGAGTCCCACATCGACTGGCCAGTATCGTCTAATAATCTTTCTTCATCAGATCTAAAAGAAGAAGAGTCTGGAGTAAATATCTTAGTTTGTATTCTTTCTGGAATAAACAAAGATATATTATTGCCATTTGTATATTCTTTAATTACATTGGTGGTAAGCACATCGTCTTTATATGGATCCGTAATTAAATCTAATTCCATTGAATTATTGTCTTGTGAATTAGAAAGAACTTCTACTGCCCTGTCTCCAGGGAGATCTGAAAACTGCGGATCAAATGCATCGTCTTCTGGTTTTGGTAGCAAAAATGATTCGTTAATATAACTATGCAGGCTCCCTGCTGCTTTGCCCATGTAATGTCTAAACTTACCCCAATGAACAGCTTGGTTAAAATCTTTAATCATTGGCAAGAATGGCTTATGGTTAAAATTTAATAGTTCAAGATCTACAACTAAGGCAAACGGATAATTTGGAATAGTCGAAATGCTCATTGAAGAAAGTGCTACGCCACTAATTCCATGAACAGTATTTAGATAATGACTTTTTATTGGGAGTATTGGAGCATATTTAAATGACGCCACAAGACCTCTAAGAGAGGAAAGAAACTTATCTATTTTTTCTTCATTTCCAGCTTCTTTAAAGTCTATTTTAAAATCTTTATTAAGAGTAACATCTTTAATGCCATCTATTGATAAGCCCCAAATTTCTTCATAGTTTGGAAAAAACAATTTTACGCTTATAGTTGTTTCCTTATAGCCCGCGTTGAACTTAGGGCTATTTTTTTGTCTAATAGCACCGGATGTTAAGCTACCTGTTTTAAACTGTGAGCTTACATTAATAGAGACTGGTGGAACATAAAAATTTGACGCACCTAATCTAAGATGAAATATGTCTGGAGTTTTTGGGGAAATGTTTTCCCTAAATGGAAATGCCTCTAGTGCACTTTTAATTCTTTGTCCGGTATTAATTAATTCCCAAGCTGGTTTAAATATTGGCTTTCCATCTTTGTCTGTACCAAAAGCTCTTAGTAAAGATTTAGCTAATTCATCTATATTATTAATTGGATCGTCTTCGCTACCACCAGAGTAATCTGCTGCTGCTGCTGACGCATTAAAGAATAAAGTAGAAAGATTAGGGAAGTATGACTGCACTATAGCAAGAGTTAAAGGGTCTCTTGAAAGATTTTGAGTTACAATAACTAAATCATTTAGCCAAATAGTATCCTTAACTGGATCTAAAGCTTGCCTTGAACTTCCTAGTTCTGGGTCCAATAGGTTGTTTCCAACAGAAAATCTTTTTTTAGCAAATTCGCCAATTGATGCTGCGCTTACAGCCAAATCTAATAAACCACTAGTTTTTATTCTATTCCAAATATTTTTGAAATATTTATCATTTGATGAAACCTGTACTTCACCATTTTTTATAAAAGAACGATAAAATGAACTCTTTATATTATCCTTATATTCCTCATTTCTATACAAGGATGAAGGAATTTTTCTAATTATATATTCTTCTATATCAAACAATACATCAGCGGTTGCGAGCATTCCATTGAATTGAGATTCTAATTGTGAAGTATTGCCTCTATCTGCAGTATCAGATTCTGGGTTAGAGTTAAAGTCATTTTCACCTACGGTATAATTTTGCAGCTTGTCTTTAATTGCCCTTAGGCGTCCAATTGCTCCTGGAACTGTCATTACCGAAAGGTAATAAGAAGAGCTCATAAGTTGCGTATTGTTAAGTATCTTATCGCTTAACATTTTTGAAGCGGAAGTTAAATACGTTTCCGCTTGTTGATCAGTAAACTTTTCTCTATCTAAAAATGCCCTGAACATGTAGTCGGCAATTGCTGCGGCGCCGTAGGAGTCTTGGGTTTTTACATTTTTATACTGTGAGTATGAAGACTTATAATACTGATCATCTATTTGTAATATTCCATTTTCTGAAACTGGATATTGTGGAGGATTATATTTTTTATTATTATAAGTATAAGAGCTTCCTGAACCCGCCTCAAAAAGTAGCTTAAAATATTTATCATAAATTTTTATAATTTCTTCACTTGTTTTTTGTTTTCCTGGACGGATTTGAACATACAAGGAATCTGTGTAGCCAGAAATTAATGTTGGCCATAAGTAAAAATTTACGTTATTTTTATCATTTTTATTATCAAAACTTTTTTTAAAATCAGAACTTGAGTCTGCATAAATAACCCTTTTGAGTTCCTTTAGTCCAGCAGAAGCAACTTCCAACAGAGTATTAACGTCGGACACTATTGCATTGTATTTTTGTACCGTCAACTCCTTCATGAAGGGAGTTACTAAAGTTTGAGTTGAAGTTTCAGCCATAATTTATCAGAACATTCTGTTAAGTCTTAAGTTTTTTGACATTCTGTCACTAGAGGAACCGCTCATGGTAATTCCGCTGTAGTTATTCATTATACTCTTATTTTGAAGATTTGTAAAGGAAAGTGAGCTTCCCATAGCTGGGTTTAATTTCTTATCCTTATCCCTGTACCTTGCGCCCTGTAAAGACTTTGCGTCGTAACCCCTATTATCCATTTGGATGTGAGTTGACTTACTATTGTCCAACCCTTCCATAGACCCTCTTATAGGATCTGGCTGTCCGTCATTTATTTTAGATCTAGATTGATGAACTGTAGTTTGCTGGGTTCTTGCTGATTTTGAATTATCTGTTGTCTTAGAACTCGATATAGAAGCGGAATAATGATTTGCAGTTCTAGTTTTTGCAGTAGAGTTAACCTTAATGGTCGATGCAGCCCTGAGGTTTTTATTTTGATTATCTGCACCAAGAATCATATACAATCAACCTAATAGGAGCCGGCGATTTGAGAATAAGGATCTTTGCCCAACTGTGGCAGTCCTCTATACATAGTACTGTTAACGCCCCCTCTTGCAACAGATCCTATAGAATTTGAAAAAGATTCAGCTTGCTCTCTTGAGCCCTCTATATTTACACTGTAGCTGACACCTTGATTGTATCCAGAAAACATAGACCCTTCAGGAACTTGAGGTTGCCTTTGATTCATTGCTTCATAAGCAGAACCACCGGGCAGTAGTGGTGGTCCAGCTATGTCTGATTGACTTCTATCTTTTGAAGCCGAATAAATAAAGCTAGCAGCAATTAATCCAGCTACTGCATATCCAGATTTTTTAACTATTGGTTTATCAAAGAATTCTTTTCCAATTCTTTTATAGCCGGTTTCAACTGGCCTTTGAGTCTCACCAGCAGCTTCTCCATCAAGCCCTCTAAATAAGTTGCTTCTTTCTTCATCTGTTAAATCAATTGCGTCTGGAGCATATCCGCTTGCAGAAGCTCTTCCTCCAAAAGAAAGTATTTCATCCATTCCTAATTCAGTGATGGTTGATCTAGCTTGCTGCAACATTCTCATCTGTCTTACTGCTTTTTCTGTTACTTCATCAAGACCAAGTTCTCCCACTTGTTTTTCTGGGTTAACTAAAAGTGCTGCAGCTATTCTAAACTGATCCTCGTCAACTATTGCAGAACCTCTTTTTGATTTACCCATCATGTCTTCTGCAATTGCTAGTATTTCTCTTCTCTCTTCAATCGACATAGAATCAACATTTCTTACCATTTCGTCATACTGCTCAGTAAGGTCAGAAATTCCTTCTTGTCTACTCAAAAAAGAAGCCGCTCTTTCTTGCTGTCTAGCCCTAAACATATTTAACAAAGTATTTTCATCTAAATATCCAGGTTGAGACATAATTCTTCTAACGCCTTTATATCTACCAGACATTTGCATTTCCATTGCGTCTAACAATTGTCTAACAGTTGTACCTTCTGATTGGTTAGATGCTTCAAAAATCATTGATCTAACTTTATCAATAACTTCCCCTTGCATTTTTGGAGCTTCGTACTTTAAAAATTCACTTGCTTCGTCTCCAGCCTGAATAACCTGATTCATTATCTGACTATTTCTTTGCATCATAGACTCCGCTTCTTGCAAAATATTAGAAGCAATAACTGAAGACTCTCTCGAGTTTACTATTTCACCAGCGTAAGCAACCTGATTTAATTTAAATATAGCATTATCTACCACGTCCATTGCATCTTTTGCTTGTTGACCAAGCTTTACGCTTTTTGATGCGTGTGCAAAAGGACTTTCGGCATCTAGGCCAAGTAGGCCTTTTAGGTTTTCTTTTATTCCCCCTTCATCGCCACCACTGAATGCATCTTTTATTCTTTTTGAGTATTGAACCATGTCTTTTGAAGCATTTGTGGACGCAGACATGTCGTCAAATCCACGCTGAAAAGATTTTAAAGCACCTGTTACGTCGTCGCCTTTTAGTCTTTGATCTATTATAACGTTATCTATACCGGCTAACATGTTTTTGTAATCATCTTGATCTATTAAATTTTGCATAGCCAGAGCTCTAAGTTTTCCTAATAGTTCAAATTTAGAATCAATCATCTGCCTTCCAGTAGCTTCCACGACAGAAACTCCTGCATCTTCTGCTATTCCAGAAATCTTCATAATAGCTTTTGCTGCCGATTCTTTATCAATAGCTCCAGCATAGAGTCTTTCCAAGTTTTCTGCACCCTCGACACCTATGCCTTCGTTAAGGTTGACTATTAAGTCAACTACGTCAGAAGGAGCAAATGTTGCTATTTTAGTATTTCTAAGGGCAGACAACACACTATCATCGACTTTACCCTGGAGTCTAGCCAATATAGCCTCTTGCTGATCAGCGCCAGCAGAAGCTACAGTCAATCTATTTATATACTGACCAATGGTGTCTTGCTTCAATATTGCTTGACGACTTTTTTTGGCTAAATCTTCATCAAACAAAGATGATATTCCTGCCCTAGTTTCTGCATCGGCGTCTTTCATTATCTCAGCTATTGCTTGACCATATTTAACATCTGCGCCTTCTTCTGTAGAATCCCTTAATATTTGAAGTTGATTAAATTTTTCAACAGAAGTATAATTTTTTAGACCTTCGTGTAGTTCATCGCTATATTTAAAAGAACCCTCTGTAGCAAATACTCTTAACATGTTTCCATAGTTGTACTGTTGTACTAGATATTTTTCTTTTGCGAGTCCTGCTTCTGCTGCTGCTTTAATGTTTTCTCTAGTCAAAGCTAATGGTGATGTAAATTGTTTTCCTTCTAATTGTTTAAAAAAAGAACTATTCATATCAACTCTTTGAATTGAGTAAGAACCTCTTTGTTCCGCTGACTTCATTAGTGCTATAATAAAATCTTCTATTTTATCTGAACTTTGTTGACCGATTAAATTATCTAATTGGCCTTTCCTTCTACCAGAAGCTGTTAATCCTTCGTGTATTGAATCTAAAAGTGCATTTCCAGTAATGCTTTCCTTCATTATGTCTAATTCGTTCATCAAAGCATCGTTGTTTTGTAAAAATAATTTTATTGTATCTATGTTTCTAAGGTCGGCTTTTCCAAATATAAATTCTCCAGGACCAGTTGGCTGACGGAACAAGAATGTTCCAAGTCTCTCTTTTTCATCTGCATCTTGAAAAATTCTAGGCATGATGATTCCCTTGTCGTCTAAGTCGAAACCACCAAGGGAGTGCTTAAACATGCTCGCAGCATCGCCGGCAAATAGCATCTTATGCCCTTGCACCTGAAATGTAAGAGCTTTAATAGGTTCGTCTCTACCTAGTATAGTCATATCCGATAAACCTTCACCTAACCTAGCTGCCTTATTAGCTCTACCACTAAAAAATGAAGCTTCTGTATCTAAAGATAATCTAAATGCATCTTCTAGTGCCGGTTGATAAATTCCATCTTTTATTCTAAATAAATCTGCACTAGCATTTTTCTTTAAATAATTTAAAAGCTGTGGCATTGTCCTAACGTCCATACCAGATTCTATAGCTTCTTTTAGTTGACGCATAAACATTCTATTTCTTTGAGCAGAGTCTCTTGCTGCTTCCGGTATAGCATCTAGATTCGCTTCAGCTGATTGGTATATCTGCCTTCTTAGGTTTCCTCTAACTTCTCCTGTTTCGATTGCATGGTTTAAAGAACTAATAATTCTGTTTTGTCTGGTCTCATTTGCTTTAATGTAAGTTGGATCAGAGAACATGTCATAGTGAAAAGCGGGAGCCAATGGATCGTAATATACCCTTCCTTTAGCTTCGCCTTGAAGAACTAAGTTAATTGAATCATCTGTTCCCATTATTGCTGTTTCTGCTTTTAAAGCAACGTCTGTTGTTAAGATTGAATACTGGTCAAGTACTTTGGAGAAACCTGCTTGATCAACAACAGCTTTAATCATTCTAGGAAGTACAGTCTCTCCTTCTTTAATGTTCATAAATATTCTTGCTGTAATAGCCTGAAAATTATCTCCTTCAAGATTATCTAATTGTGAAGTTAGTTCTGCAATTCTAGTTGCGACAAATTGTTGAGACCTTTGATTTTCTGGAAGTGATCTTAAAGATTCTAATTCATTTTTTACCTGAGCTCTCATTGAATTGAACATTTTTGAGTTCAGAACAGATGTACCATCGTATGCTGATTCAAATTTTGAAGTAAGTATTTTTTGTTCAGTTTCAGTTAAAGAACCTATTTGCTTTAAAACATTTCCATCATCATCTAATATCTTTAAATTTTTTAATGCAGCGGTTACAACGTCCATTGCTCCACTTTTAGAATAAAAAGCTTTTCTTTCTAATCCTTCAACAGTAGGAGTAACAACGCCAGTTATTTCGTCAACATTTCCTGAAATTTTATCCATTGCTGTAAGTGTTGCAAAACTTCTCCTAGAAGATGCATCGGAAAATGCAGAAGCTTCAGGGGAACTTATAGCTTCTATATAACGTTCGGCAAGGTTTCTTAAATCTTCATTGACTTTAAATATTCTAACAGATTTAGTGTCAAGTTTAGTCGTACCACTAACTTGCTCAAGTAGGTTTCCTAAATCTTCTCCAGCTAAAGAAATATCTCTTAATGCAATTGCGCCTTTAACGCGTTTGCCAGACTTTGAATACATTGATGCAACTTTTTGTGGACCCTCACTTAAGGCCTGCATTAAATCTTCTGTTGATAGAATTCCACCAAGACCTTCAGATGTTGCACTAAACAGTCTAGAAATTTCTCCAACAGTCATCTCTTTTTCTCCAGAAAAAACTCTTAGAAGATTAAACGATGCGTCGTCGGGGACTATAACGCCTAAGTTTTCGCCAACCTGATCCACAATTGATCTAAGAGACTGTTTATTTCCTATTCCAGATTTAAAGCTTGCAATTTCAAATCTAATTAAATTAGGATCGTCTATTCCTAGTCTATTTGCTAATCCTACATCTGTAGTAAGAGTGTCTCTAACCGTCTTTAATCTTTGTTCTAGTCCACCAAGACCCCTAAGGTTATAAGAAGAGCTTTCTAAGTCTCCGGTAATTCTACCAAAGGTTGTCATTCCAGTTTTTCCTACAGCATCAAAAGCTTCTTTTGCTGTATCAAAAGTTTTTCCAGTTGTATTTAATCTGTAAACTAAATTATCACCTTCAGAATCTACACGAATAATATCGTTGACTCCATACATGGTTCTATTTAGCAGACGTCTTTCTGCTTGTATTCTGGTTTCTATTGGAATCGCACTAGTGCTTATTAGTGGGTTTGTTCTTGGCATGCTCGTTTACCTAAAAAATATTTATTGCTGATGATAAGTTAACAGAATTGGAACCGTATGGGTTTCTATTTTCCCTTACGCTTCCAGAAACGCCCATTCTTGACATCATGGCCCTAAGTTGGGAGCCAACATTTTCTGTAGAATTATTTTCAAAGAATGATGGATAAGATGGATTGGTTAAATTAGCTTCTTTTACCTGTTGTGGATAGTAACCCATTTGAGACATTTCTAGACCCATGCTTTGACCCATCTTTATCTTAACGTGTTCTAGATTAGTATTTGGATGCCATCCTTCCCAGCTTTGATCTGGTAATTCGTGCCTTGAGAAATATTCAGCTAGCTCAGGTCTTTCTTCTACTTTCATTCCCCAAGCTGCTTGATATATTCTTCTTTCTAATCTTCCAGAAGTAGAAAGAATTCTTTCCCTTTCTTCTTCTGGAGCATTAATCATTGCTTTAAAATGTTCTCTTTTTCTTTTCGGAATTGCTAAAGACAAGTTATCCACTGAGCCACCATAAATATCAGCTCCATACATTGTTCTCTTTGCTGCTGATGTAAAGCTAGCTGCTGCTGCTGCATCTCCTCTAGCTTTAGCCTCTTGTGCAAGACTTGTATTTTTAACATATCCAAGAATGTCTACATATTCTTCAAGAGCAAGTTCTTTGACTCTTTTTTTAGGCATTTGCCTTTCACCCGTCACTAGTTCATGTATATTTCCTTTGATCGAAGAAACTAAACCAGCTGTACCAAACACTAAAGAGCTGACGGTTTTTGCTGGTGCAGTTCTACCAAAAAAAGATCCAGCTGCTGCTGTAGCAAGTGTTGCCGTAATTGGATCTCTTTGAGATGCTTTATTCATCATTGGTTGAATATAGCTCTCATATGGTCTTTGCCATTCTGGGAAGGTAGCTCCATAAACATTCCTTCGTTCCCAGTCTTCCGTAGCTGTTCTTTTATTTAAAAATTTAGAGTTAAAGAAAGTATCTCTGTGCGCAATGTACTCTCCTGCTCTACTGATAGCGTGAAGAGTTGGCTGCATGCCTAGATCTTCTGCACTTGTGTCTTTGTATTTGTACGGAGTAAATTGATACTTAGTGGTTGTGTCTTCTACTTGATCCCTAATGTCTTGAACTTTAATTCTTTCTGCTGGAGAAAGATCACCCATTTTTATTGTTCTATTTAAAGATCTAAATTCTTTTGAATATGGTGCAACATCTGCAAGTATGTCTAACTGATTTACTCTACCGTATCTTCCAGTTTCATCGCCATAAAGTGTATTAAGCCTTTCGTAGCCAGCTCCTGGTAATCTAATTTCACCTTCTTGAACTCTGGTAAATGGGTCGCCTGTTTTAAAGTTTATAAAATAATCAGAACCAGGAAGGAATGGATATTGTTGACCCATTGTGTTTCTAATTGGGTTTACATAATTAACATCTGTTCTTTCTTTTGGAATAAATCTTCTTACAATTTCAGATACTTCTATGTTTCCAATGGAACCTTCGCCAGCCATTGGAACGTCACCAAGGCCACCAAGGTTTAAGTCCCAGAATGCCCTAGTAGAACCATAGCCCTTTGAAGCGGATTGCAGAGCAGAAACCTGAGGTGACATATCCTGACTTCCAAAGCCAAGACCCTCTCTTAGTGATCCAAATGCAAAACCATATATACCAGCTGTTTCCTGTAATCTATATCCTAGTTCACTTGCCTGGAATGGAATTGATCCAGTTGATATTGGAGCTCCTGCAGGAACTATTGATGGAGGAATAATTCCAGGAACTTTTGGCGGACCATACGTTAACCCACCAGGCATTGTTGCAGCTGCGTTTATTCTATTTGGACCTGAAGCAGCTGCAGAAGAAAGTTGATTATTATATTGTCCAATTTGTCCTATGGTAGATCTACTTGCAGTTGCCATTGCTCCTGCATTTGCCGACATAGCATTGTTGTATCCAGATATCTGTCTGCCAGCTCCATAATAGCCACCGCTTGCAGCGTTAAGGGAAGTTATTGCGCCTCCAGCTCCCATTACAGGAGATGTTCTACCAGAGTCTATTAATCCCTGCGCATTGTATGCTCCAGATTCACCAGCTGGAACGTAAGCTGCTAATCCTGCGGCAACCTCTTGTTCGTGCATCCTCATTTGAGGTTTTAATATTTTACCAACCGTTAAATTACCAAGCGCTGTAGCTGGACCAAATGGACCAGTAAAATATTCTCCAGTTACCGGATATGGCCTATCGTAATAATTTTCTCTTTCAAACCTATATGGATCAAATGGTCTTAGTGGAGAAAAGTCATAGCCAAATGCTAGTTTTTCTGCGGGCGAAGAATATGAATCTGATGTTAATCCTGTTCCTTCTGCAAGTTTTCTATAATAAGATGGTCTGTAATAAAGAACCTTGCCACCCTTAAAAGGAGTTGTACCAAGTGGCCAGTATCTACCTTGTCTAACGGCAACTTCGCCATTTAAAAGTTGATCTTTCTTTTCTTCATATGACATTCCACCAGGAACTAAACCTGCCCCAATTGACTGACCTTCGACAGCAACACGTGCTAACTTTGTTGTAAAGAATGGAGAATAAACTCTTTCTCCTCTTTGGTCTTTTTCGTTTACTGCACCGCCGATAGTTCTATCAACTGCCATAAAGGTTGCACCAGCAGCGGTGATTGGAAGAACCCTTTTACCAACCATGCCTCGCATATAAAGATCAAGCGGACCACCATATTGAGATTGATCTAGCTGTAAACCAAAGGTACCAAAGTACTTGTTTAATCTTCCAAATATATGCGCAGTTGGTATTGACCCAGTCGAGAAAGCTTCAGGGTTCTTATATGTCCCTATGCCAATTGCACTCTTTACCGCTGCCATTGGATTTCTTGCAAAGACGGTTCCAAATGTAGGAAGCATGGTGTACTGCTGACCACTGCCCAGTACATTTACTGAAAGATCATTTATTTCATAAGGCGCAGTACCAAATTTTCTACTTAAGGCTGGCAAGATTCTAGAAGCTGGTCTCCTAACACTTGTGTTTACCATCGAGGTATTGCCTCTGGTAAATTCACCAAAAAGTTTTCTTACAGATTCACTACTATTTGCTGTTCCAATTACTTTATTTAAAGCGTCGATAGAGTTTTGAGTGACACTAGAAGCACCCTTGTGTGTACTGAATGCACTAAAATTAAATAAAGTAGCAACACCGTAAGCTCTTGCTTCAACGGCTGCATCTATTCCTATCTTTCCTTCTGCTTGAAGTTGTCTTGTTACTTTTTCAATTTGAGTAAATATGTCGTCTGTAGCATTAACGGTTCTAGATGCTGCCGGCATTGCTTGCTGCAACATTTGGTTTCTTTGAGAAATATACCTAAATATTTCAGAACTAGCTTTATCTACATCAAACTGAGTTTCATCCATGTAACCCTGAAGTCTTGAAAAAGACTTCGAAAGCTGCCTAGGATCAAAACCTGCCCTTCTAAGTTCTGCGTATGCTTGACTTTGCTCGTTAGATAAACTTCTTACTGCAGTTCTTACATCTTGAACAGTATTAATCTGACTAGCTCTTACTCCAGATGTAGACTTAAATAAATTAGGAGCAACTTCTTCAAGCTCCCTCATTACTCTTTGATTTATATTAAAATTAAATATTCTTTTTCTAAAAGATTCTACTGCAGAAAGAACTTGAGACTGACTATATACTTGATCTCCGGCTTCATCTACTACGGAGAGTCCATCTAGCCTTAAGGATCTTTTACCCCTTAAAGTGTTGTAAGATATAGTGTTGTTTTCACTAGAAAGTAACTCTGATAAAACCCTAGGATTTCTTATATCAGATTGTCTATTTTTATATCTAGACGCAAGCCTAAAGAGAGAGTTTGGTTGTTCTGCGTCTACGTCAAAAATTCGTTTAAATCTTCCAAACTTTTGATTTTGTCCACCAAGAGTATCAACTCTTTCACCTGTCAATCCTGCTGCGTTTCTTGCTTCTCTAGAAAATATTTCAGTACTTGCAGATGGTGCAGCTCGATAAAATCCTGGTAATTTAGACGTAGTTAGTCTTCCAGATTCATCTGCCGTAAATGATCTAAGAGTACCTTTTGTTCCTTTGACTCTATTTAATATAAGAAAATCTGGTCTTACTTCAGACTGAGGAACAAATGGTTGAACTGACCTTGAAGATACATATTGTAATGCTGGAGAATTTCTAATGTCTCGCAGTGATCTATTACCCATTAAATCTGCTGGATTAAATCCAACAATTGGAATTCTAAAATCTGATGCAATAAAGTCTTTTGCTTTAGTAAGCATGCTGGTAACTTTTGTAAAGTCAAGTATCTCGCCAGACCTTGTTTGATAAACTCCACCTATTGCACTTCTGCCCATTGTTTGAGTTGCAGCGCCTAGTCCACCTGTTACTGGATCAAACGTTGCTTGAGTTGAAGCAAGCTGTCTAATAGATGCTTGCTGTTCTTCTGGCATAAACTTAAATAGGCCTCTTTCAACTCCTTCGTCTACAAGAAGTGGCCTTAATCCAAGTATGTTTGTTGCGCCTCCACCAAGGAATCCAGTTGTTAACTTTCTTTGATTTAATAGAAAGTCTCTCATGTAACTAAAGTCAGTTGGATCAAAACCCTGACCTGTTAGCTTTGACTCAAGAACTGATTGAGTTATTCTTCTTCCATCTTTTTGAACAAGAGGTATTCCTAATGTTTGTGCAGTTTTTCTCTGTAAGAATGTTTGTTTGCTTTCAGATATAGGTCCAATAAAATCTAAATAACTTTGTTTTGCTGGCTTTAAAACATCTGATGCAATTTCTGGCATTGAGCCAGTTCTGAATTGGTTCCATCTACTAGCTATTTTTTCATGAAGTGATTTTCTAAATTCTTCAGATACAAAAAGCTGATCTACTTCTTCTATAGATTCTTTTAGAGCTTGTCCATTGCCAATTGCGGCTTTAAAATCTTTACCGCCTTTAACTCCTCTAAATCTTTCAAGAACATCATCAAAGAACTCATCTGTTCCTTCTGAGAATTGTTTTTTTCTACCTAAAGAAATTCTATTTGTTACTTCAGAAGCTTCTTTTCTAGAAGGAAGTTGATTTATTTTTATTTGCGCAACAAAACCATCTGCAGCTTTTTGTTCTACGCCTTTTACATTTACAAGATGTCTTGCTAGTTGATCTTTATATTCATCTTGAAGAGATCTTTGGTAAAACTCACTACCTTTAAATCTATCGGTGTTTGGTCCGCCAGCTCCTAGCCTATAAAAATCTTGACTTAATCTAGTAAGCTTACTGGAATGTTGAGATTGAACAGCGTTGATTGCTTTTGTCAGGATTTCATCAGCAGAGGTGCCATTTAATCCTCTTAACTTTAATCTACTTGCATTCTCTGATAGGGCGGTCGTAAATGCGTCATCTGTAGAATATCCAAACTTTTGCGTTAACCTACCTAGTGCCTGCTCTCTTGTAAGCCTGCCGGATACAACATCGTGAGCAACTCCTAAGGCTTTAAACTGATTTTTTCCTGCCGCAACACCTACACCAGCGCCTCTAAATGTTGGAAATACATCTAGTATGCCTATTCCATCTTCGGTGGTGCCAGTAAAGAATCCCCTGGCTCTAGCTGTCATTACCTTTAGTCTATTAGACCTATCGGCGTTAGCCATGTCCTGTACGGCTTGTTTAGAACCGTGCCTAGCTGCTCTTAAAGCCTGTACGAATTCAGGTTGAGAATTACCCGCTTCAGATACTCCTGCAGCAAATGCTCCGCTTGTTTGAGACGACATCTTAAGGACTTTGTTTGTCATCCCAGCTATGTCTTGGCCAACTTCAGCCAGAAGCGATCTAATATCTATTGCTGCGTTTGCAGCTTTTTTCTGTACAGGAGATAGAGCCCTAAGATCATTCATTGATCCGGCTAATGTTGTTAGGGAGCTTCTTCCTGCAGCTCCAGCTGCTCCAACTGCCTCAAATGGCAACACCATAGTTGCAACGTTTAACGTTGACTGTTTAACGAAATCTGAGATTACATCTGCTGGGTTATACCAATTTAATCTTTTCTTTTCTTGATTTTGACCAAACAATGGTTCGGTAACAGCTCTTTGGGTAACGTATAAGGCTGGAAGTTCATATGGCATTCTTCTTGCGGCTCTTACGAGTCTTACTTGAAACTCGTCTCGCATTGTCCATGCTTCTGCAGATTCAGATGTAAGCCCTCTTGCGGAACTCCTTGCGCCTTCTTGACTAAGAGGTCTAAAGAACTTTCTTCTGCCTAAAGTGGGATTATATCCAGTTGTAAGCTTTCCGTCTACTTCATAAACAGCTTTAAGATATGGATCGTCAACCCCATCAATGCTTCTGTGCATTGCGCTAAGATTATCTAGTTCTTTTCTAATCTCAGTTATACTTCTAACTGCTCTTGTAGAAAGAGCATCAGTTCTTCCAGCTGACATCGCAGCATCTGAGGATTTTTGTAGAGACTGACCAAGTTTAAGGCCACCAGATTTTGTGAATCTCGATGCAAGAGTTGTAACAAGCATTGCTGTTCCAGCAGATGCAAAAAAGCGCATCATAGGATGCGCGTCTAAAGCTTTAGCTACATAACCAGAGTTAGGACTAGGTGTTTCTGTTTCACCTTCTCTAGAAGGCATATCTCTAGAGGAGACTCCATGTCCTAAATTATGCGTAGGTCCTTTGTCCCTAAACATTAGTTCCTCCTAAATTACATGCCATTCCAAAGTTTTCTGGCAACAGGGTCTTCGTATGCGGCTTCGCCTTGTTTTCTGGAAGCATTGTAGTTTGTGGCTTTTATTCTTTCTTTTTCTGCTTCTTCTTGTGGGTCAATCAACTCTAATTTAATATTAGTTGATTCAAGTCCGTTGATATTTTGTTTTATTTCTATAATTTTTTCCGCTAGAGCAACTCTCTCGGCTAACTGAGAAAAAGTCATATTGTCCAAATCTTCTGGAGAATATGTACTTATAGTAGCCAGAACAAAGGCTTTCATTAAACTTCTTACTTCGTTAGCTATTTCCCTTTTAGAGTCAAGTATTCTTTTTGCCACCCTAGCAGATTGAAAACCTGATGCATCTAGAACCTCTTGAGCTATGGATGAAACCATTCCAGCTGGAATTTTGTAGATGTCAAAACCTTGTGGATAAACTATAGTTGTTTTTAATATCTCATCTTCTGCGTCGGCGGAAGAGTATCCTTGAGATTGACCAATTAAAGTTATTTGATCAAACTCAGAAAAAGTTAATTCCCTGAATAACAGATCAGTCCCCTTTACATTAACTGCGTAAAGGGGACCGTATCTTTGCTTAAGTTCTAATAGAACTTCATTATCCATAAATTATAACTGACGAACCTCTAGAGCAACGAAGCCAGAGGCCTCTAGTATCTCTTGAGAAAGCAGAGATGGAAGTCCAGCCATTTCATTAGATAAAGCTATCTTGTCGTAAGCAGGGAATAATAAGCAGATTTCTGTAATTGCTTCTTCATTCCAAAGATTAGCTTCTGCAGTAGACATCTGCCCAGCTTGAACAAGCTGTTCCATCTTCTTTACAAGCTGCTTATATTCATTTCTATTAAGCGTTCTCCAAACAATGTGCTTATCAAATGTAATAGATGTAACATAAACATCTCCAAACATTGACTTCCATTGTTTAATCTGACCAGCGGTTGGTCCACCGTCCCAAATTTCTTCATTATCATCAAGATCTTCAACGGTCATACCTTGTGGCTCTTCAACCATATCTAGATCATCTTCTATAGATAAAACCTGATAGTCGTCTACACCAAGTTCTTCTTTTGTTATTTCATCAGTGGTAATTACTACCTTCTTTTCACCTGACATTTTTTCTCCTTTTGCGCATTGGATTATTACGATAATTATATCACATTTTTATTGTTAAAAAACAATTAAGCGATGTATTCGCCATTATTAAAAGTAACACCTGTGGTAACTGTTTGGGTTGTAACAGGTTGAATTGTATATTCTTTTTCAGTTTCGTCTGGAACAGTAACACGTTGACCGGTTACAGCATTGTCTCCGACTCTTGCATCGGTAAAATACATATCTCTAGCTATAAATTGATAATTCTCAACTAGTGGTTGACCACCACTTGTGTAGGAAGTTGTCATGGACATTAAATTAATGTTCTGAAGAACTAATTTCATAGGAGATGATTTAGAAAGATCAGTTAAAGTTTTACGCTCATTATAGTCAGTTGACAAAATTCTATCTGAATTTAATTGTCTATTTATACTAGTTGCAGAATCGTATGTAACTACTTTATTATTTGTTATTGCGACTTCTTCTGTTCCATAAAAGACTACTAAATTGAATGGTGGGTGGGCACTAAATATATTATGACCTGCCCCTTGGTTTTCTACCAGTGATCTAGCCATTGGATCGGAAGTAACTCTGTCTAATTCAGAATTAAGCCAGTATTTTTGAATATTTATTTCATCATCTTTTCTAGCCTGATCAGTTACGCTTCCTAAAGTACTCATAACAGCTGAAGAAGGGTTAGAACTAGAACTTTCCATTCTAACCCTAGCAGCTTCTTCTAAAAGATCTGTCATTCTTCTTGGGTATCTAGAATACACGGAAAGTTCTCCGGTGATTAACCTAGTGCCCATCATTACCGCATCGTAGTTATATGACCAAAATCCGTATAACGGTTGCTTTTCTTGTTTAATAACAAAAGCCATTGACGCAATATCCATCTCATATTTTTCATCGAACAGACCATCAATATAAACTTTGACATCTTCTCCAGAGAAAAAATAATCAAAATAACTATTAAATTTTTCGTCTGTTCTTGTTCCACCCCATTCAAGATCTATTGCTTGATTTATGGGATCAAAAAAGTTGTCGCCTTCTTTTAAGTTCCTTGGCATATATGCCGTAAACGGTCTATATGGAGCTCTATTGTATGATCTTTCTGACATTTAATTAGCTACCCTTGAATTGATAAAGTTCTTATATAATTCTACTCTATCACCAAAAAAGTTTGTTGATATATCTAAAGCTTGTCTTGCTAAATCATCTGGATTATTTGAATAAATATTTCTATCTTCTGCTGGATCCAAATGTATCAGTGGCTGCAGACCTCTGGCCATGTAAGTGTACGTTTGCTCGGTAAGAAGGTCGTCAACTGACATAGTTTGACCTTCGTCAACTATAGTAACTCCATATATTTTCATCTTAGCAGCTAAACCATACTCGTTGAAAAATGTTAAAACAATATCAAAAGGAGGAAGCATGTCGGCAAGAGGGGCGTAATTTTTTTCAAGAAGTGCTTTTTTAAAAGCTTTAATTCTATAGAATGCATATTCGTTAAAAACTGTAAATATTAAAGATCCGGCAATAGTTCTAGATCCTTTTACGAATCCTCTAGGATTAACATGTCCCAAAGTTCTAACAGGAGTGTTCTCTCTGTGCGCAGAATAAGATATTGTCTGTAGCTCCCCTAATTCAATGAAGTCTCCATCGTCGCTTGAAGTTTGGTCTCCCATTCTAGGTAAAACCATTGTTGCCTGGATATCCACGCCAGCAAAAGACATGTTTGAGAATGGATCTGGAAGACCTTTTTCTCTTCTAACCGACTCTACCTGATTAGCATAGTCGACTACTTTTCTTTGTTCTATTTTAAGTTTTTCAATATCTTTGTACATTTTGCTCCGATAAAAAATAAAGCGTGGAGGACAAACTAGTCACCCTCCACGCTTTAGATATTAAGACTTAACCTTAAGAAATTATGGTCTAATTATTTCTGAGTTTAGACCACTCGAGGTTACTGCGTCCTTTGAAATGATGTCAGACAAGCTACCACCGAATCTGCTCAACTGTGAGTTGGAGATGGTGTACATCGGACCAATTTCGCGAGCAACGTAGGTCATTGTCTCTTCAATAACGATGTCGTCCATTGAAGCGCCAGAACCTTCGTTAAGAAGCTCAACGCCGTAGATTGATCTCACTGCGCCTTGACCATATTCGTTGACAAAAGTAATTGTAATGTCAAATGGTGGAATTTGGTCTGCGTAGTAAGGAACCTTGCTTACAACGTCTCTTGTTTGGTCGTCAAACTCAGCAATGCCTCTTCTGTGTGAAGGATCACCTGGAAGTGTATTGCTTGATCTTGTCCAGAACTTCATATCTTGAGATGTGCCGTGATGAGTCTCAAGCATTGTGTAAAGAGCTGGGCGGTCAAAGACTGTGAAAATCAATGAACCAGCGATACCTCTTTTACCTCTGGAGAATGACCTTGGGTTTGGTGAACCCATGGTGTAAATTGGTGCCTTTTCTCTTGTAACCGAGAAAGTAATACCCGAAAGTGCTCCAATCTCCTTACCGCCAAATGTGGCAACAATGTCTGCTCCAGAGAAAGTGGTGTAAGTATTAAGGTATTTATTAACCGGTGAATCGTAGTACTCGCCTGTAGGCATCTGCGTACCCTCCTATTTCGTGTAGATATTATAGATTAACTGCTATTTGAACTTCGATTGACTTAAGTTCAAAGGCTGGTGTCAGCACTAAGTCAACTAGAGCCTTGTTCTCGGTTGGGATGTAACTTACGGTAAAGTCACTGTCGAGAAGAGCTCCAAGCTGCTGCATGCCACGTAGACCCGAAGTAATAGCTGTTTCCATCGAGTTACGAACTTGCATTGTAGAAGGTTCACCAATAAACTTCTGGCATACCTGGCGGACTACAAGTGAAGCCTCATTGATAATTCTTGAGGTCGAAATTCTGTTGTAGTCTGAGGTTGCAGGAGCAAAGGTCATACCTTCTGCATATACTGGAATCTTATTAAAGTTAAGAACAATTGCGTTTACGCCCTTGTCGGCAACGCCAGTTGCCTGATCGTTTGAAAGCTGTGTTCTAGTTGGGTTGTAACGAAGTCTTGTTACATTGAATACGGTCTTGTTAACTGGGCTAACATAAGAAGCCATTCTGCTGATAGAAGCTGCAAAAGTGGTTGCGCCATTAGCGTAACCGAAGTCGCTGAAGTTCTCTGAGCTATAGTTAACTGGCTTTACTTCAGCTGCAATAACAATAACATATCTACCAATTCCACCCCATGTGTAGGAAGAACCGCTTGTGGCATCCTTGTCTGGAAGACGAGTAAGAGTCAAGTGTGAAGAAACATTTCCTGGCGTCATCACTTCTGCAGTTGCAGGAGTTGCACCAGAGCCAATCCATGGTCTAACACCCATGACTGCAACACATGGATTTGTGTTTTCGCTAATTGCCTTGACCTTGTTTGCTACTTTGTATGCCCAGTTATTTGCAACTGTAAGTGTATTGTCGGCATGAAAGCCGTACTCTACGTCATCGCTTGGTGTTGCTGGATCTTGCCAGTCTGAAGTAACTCCACCTCTACCCCAAGGGACAATGATGTCTGGCATTGATACTTCTGCTGCAGCAAAGGCGTCGTCAAAAACGTCTGAACCACCAGAGGTAACTGTACCATTGGTATGATTAAAGCTAGTGTTGCTTGGGAGAGGAACCATGAAGATTCTATCTGCACCTGCAGCAACTAGTTCTTTATAAGCTTTGTGTAGCTGTGAGCCTTCACCAAAAGCAGTAATAACATCTGCTTCTTTTGTAACTTGAACAACGTCCAAGTTTGCTACGTTGCCTGTGCCGTCAGCGGTATTACGCATACCTATTACACAGATTCTTGGACCGACAGGAGAATCCTGTCTTGAGATGCTATAAAAGCGATCTTTTACGATTGTTTTAACGCCAGGTAGAGCCATTGAATTTTAAACCTCCGGTTTGCAGTCTTTTGTAGGTCTAGTCTTAGTGTATAGTAACGTGTAACCTATAAAAACAACTATGAGTCGACATTTGGTGTAGAACTTTGATATAGGTCTATAATACTTACTTCTGTACCAGTAAAGTCTGGAGTTGATTTTTCAAGAGATTCTTGTACAAGTTCCTTTTCATATGCCATATAAGTTCTAACATCTATTGCTATCTTGTCTATTACCCCTACAGAAGTAGCTATTAACTTTTCAGTAGTTAACATATAGGTAACAGTTCTTTTAACTATATCTGTATTTCCTTTATTTTCCTCTGCGTCTGCCAACCTTCTTGCGTAGACAAATTCTGAGGCTCCTAATCTTTTAAAAACTGGAGTATACTCAAGCATAAAGTCTTCAAATATCTCAGCTAGAGAGTCGGCAACTTCGGCTCCATCATATCTAGATTCTGGAGTCTTAGTGGCTCCACCCATAACCTTTGTGGTTATAGTAAAAGAAACAACGTTTTGGAATCTTTGCCCAAAAACCATCATATCATTTTCAACAACGTGTCTACTTCTAGGCTTTGGCTCAACAGAGTGAGCTTTCCTAAGTTCTAATCCATATACAATGCATGGATAGGTTGAGTATTGTGCTGGTTGAGTAGGAACAACTGGAATCTCCGGATGAAGATTTTCCCACAAAAGTTTAACTACTGAAACAAATTCAAGATAAGTTAAATTTCCAGCTGCTTGTAGAGGTGGGCCAAATGTTCTATTATTTGCCACCTCATTGAGAGCTGGTAGTGGAAAACCAAATGCATTCTGTGCCATATTATGCTGCCTTACCTGATGATATGCTAAAAGAAAGTTTCTTTAAACCCAAAGAAGAAATTACACTAATATCAAAGTACAACTTTCCCATAATCTCTTGATCACTATAAGCGTCAAAGGTATAGTCTGAAATAATATTATTATTTTTAAGAAAAGATAATAACTGCCTTACATCTTCAACAGCTTTTTGTGAAGAAAACTTACTAATATTATTATTTGATAATGCTCTAATTTCATTGATTAACATTGCGCATAGTCTTATTTGTGGAAGTTTTCTGTAATTAGAGGTTGAATTTGCCATTGTATTATCATTAGTTAGGTAAATCTGATAAGTGTTACCTCGTCTAGTTTTAGAATTTCTAGTAAAGGTGTTTACACCAATGTTGTCCAATCTATCTACTTGAGATTGATTTAAAGATATTCCGCTTAAGCCAAAGACTGAGGGCATTCTTTTTCTTATTAAACTTTGATTAACTGGATTTGAAGATATCATGCCAGCTACAGTGGCGGCTCCTGATGCAACATATGTCCTGTTTAAGAAATTGTGATTTATAATCAATTCTCCATATACTGGAACAATAAATCTTCCCATATCTCCAATTATTTGATTTTGAGAATCAAACATTGTGTATTTATTTTGAAAAATATTTTTAGCCTCTAAAGTTTGTATATCTTGCTCTGAGATCCCATTGCTTCTACTGCCTATCACGCCTATTTGAATCATTCCACTTTTATCATGAAAGTCTTGGCAGTACATTCCTAGTTGAGTAACAAAATCTATAGATCCAGTATTTAATATACTTGCCTCTAATGGTACAACTATATCTATATAGTCATAGTCTTTTATGATCTCATATGTATCTTCTAATCTAGACCAATATCTTTGGTAAAAATTATAATTTACAGGAGTTGCATCATTCATTGAATAAAACGGTTGCGCTGCGTTTCTGGTGGTTACACCTTCTATGTACTCGCTCATAGGAGCAGCTGCACAAATATAAATATCTCTTGCTCCTGCAGCATATGCATCAAAAACCCCTCTTAACAAAGGGGAATCTGTATTAGCTTTCAACAGATCTATTGCTTCTTGAATAGAAGATATTCTTATTATATTATTTAAACTTATGCCATCTGCGTGACCTATTAATAAAACTGAGTTTGTCTTATATTGATCTAAGCGCTCATATGCGGGAACAAAAGATTGAGTAATATCTCTTTGACCAGACGCATATTGGGATGATATTAAGGCCGTAGATTGAGGAACTTGAAACTGAGCTATATATTGAATTATGCTAGCGCCAGAATAAGTTGTAGCTATTACCGAGTAGCTTCCCGGAAATAAGTCTTCTGCAATAGTGTAGTAGAAAGAAAATTTTGTTGCGTTTACTGAAGATATATTTTGCCCTGGAGTATCTCCAAAGTTTCCATAATATACAGTATTATCTACTGTTTTTTCAATGTAATTTCCGCTAGGTGTTGCATCCTGAAAAAGATAAGAATATGGTCCATCTATTACACTTCCGGAACCGGCATCACCCCTGTATACAGAGACTAAAACATCTGATGGAGTTGCTCCATCTGTTGGATCATAAAAAGTATTGTTTTGACTAAATATAAATTCAAAAGTACCAGTTTGGCCAGGGGATAAAACTATCATCAGCTAGGCCTTTCTCTGGTTGCTCCAACTATCCAGTATACTATTTTTCCCATTCTACCTCTTGCTGGAGCGGCAAAATCTATTAAGTAAATATTTGGGTCATTGACATTTGCTGGAGATTCTTCGTATATTCTATCTCCTTGTTTTGGATTTACTTCTGACTCAAAGTAAAAAATAAGATCGACAGTTGTATTTATTCCTTCGTTATCTTCTTTTTGAGCTTGAGCTAAAACTTCAGAGGAGGGAAAGAAATGTCTTGTTGTTATTCTTTCAAAGTTAACTGAGTACAAAAAATCATCAGACACTCTTCTTTGCAGAAGAATATCGTGACCATATTCTCTTAATATTTTTCTAAAAGCTTTTTTTGGATCAATCATACTTCTTAAATTTTCTATCTGGCATTGGGTCGTCCGGATCCGTAGGAGTTGTTCTACCAGGGCCATAAAGCTCTTTGTCCGACAAGTACACTAGCTTGCCAGTATCGGGATCAAGTGTCTTGTATGTTGAGTGAATCTTTTTATTAGGCAAACCTTTTGGAATAACGGCTCTCATTCCGACTCTAGATGCCATTAGCTCTTTTCTTAAAGCTGCTGCTATTTGACACCAAGTCGTTGCATTGCCTCTATTGATTGAATTTCTTGGATTAGATCTATTCGTTATAGAAAGGTCGGCTAACTTTAAAGAAAGTTCATCATCTCCGCCAAAACCATAGGTTCTACTTAACTCGCAACATGCTGAAGCTTTTATGTATTCAGCTGCAGTAAAGCTAATCCCAGATCCCGTTTCTGTATCTTGAAGATTAAAAATTTCTTTCATCTCAAGAGAGTAATGGTGAATCAATTCTCCTATTTCAAGAAGTGATGCATCTGGAAAGAAAGACAGAAGCTCTTCTGGGTCTACATAAAGAGGATCTACATCTGGAGCAAAGATTATTGTTTCATCTGATTTAAGAGTTACAGATGGTCTATAATCAGAATCAGTATCTCCAACATATAAATTCTGTTTAACTACAATTTGAGTCGTATCTGCCAAAACTCCAGTAAAAGTAACAGTAAATTGACCAGGCTCAGATGGAGTAAAATCATAATAATATTCAGAAGAACTCAAAGAAGTTGCTGCGGTATTAATTATCTCTTCTTCTGCTGCATCTTCTATAAGAACTGATACAGAGACCGGAGAAACTTCTACTTGTTCCCCAGTAGAAGGATTAATGTCAACAAATTTAACTTTAATTCTTACGGTATCGTTAACAAGCACGGAACTTGACATCTTATCTCCAAATTTAATAAGTAATAATTGATTCTGCGGATTGTGTATTATTAGTTACAAAAACCTCAACAGTAGACTGTCCGACAAGAGAGTTTACTTGCGTAGAACTCTCTGAGGTCGACAATATGTATATAGTACTGACTTCTGCCAGTATTTGAGCTTGACTCTGCGTTGTTTGCATTGTAACTATGCCACTGGACGCAGATTCAATGGTTACAAGTCCAATAGTAGAAACATTGCTGTAGTCAAGATCTTGTGCATAATATATTGAAATATTCGGCAGTATCAGTGGAGTAGCTACGCTATCTACATTGAGATATAGAGTACCCTGGTAACTTACACCACTTTGACTATAGCTAAAATTATCATTATATAGCATCGGCTGCCTCCTACTTATATAGTAGTATTTAAAATTGCCAAAAATGCTTTATAATTGAAAGACTTGCTAAAATTACCCACAATACGTTAAATAAAATAATTGTTGGAAGAGTCTTTACTGTAGATGACCAAATCAACGCTATGCTAGAAATTAATGCAAATATATAAATCCACCACCACTGGTAGCCAAAAAGAAGACCAGGAAAGATAATGGCTATCTTGGCGCCAAACCCCCACGCCTCAACAATATTAGCTTTTGTCCAATAATTTTTAGAGGACATTGTTTTTATTGCATTTTGTATTTTTTTAAAGAATATTTTTATATTTTTAAACATTTATACCTTCTGCTTCAGCGTTTCTTTGCAAGACTTCATTCCAATAATATGAAGATCTATCAAAATGTTCTTTTGTCAAAGGACTAAACATGAAACTACTAATTATAAATTTATCATTAGAAATTGGTTTAAGTCCAGAATGTGGATAATTAAAATTTGTTGGAAATATTGCAACTCTACCTTTTACTGCACCTATAGTCAAATCATGTAATGGGAACTCTGTTCCGCCACCTTCTTCTACGGTATTTAAATACATAATTATTGCTAATACTCTTTCAGAATAACCAGGTTTATCAAATGAACTCCCGTCCACATGAACTTTATATAAACCCTGATTCTTAATATAATGCTGATACTGATAACCTGTATCCAATCTAGTTGTCCAAAATTGCATATGTTCGTAGTTATTGCAATATTCTTCTACCAAAGGAGAAAAAGATGAGAATATTTGAGAAGACAATATTTCTAAAGTTGGAGCTTGATGTTCTAATACAGCGGGATGAAATGCACTTATAGTTCCATCTGTACATACTTTATGATCAGATTCTACGCCTGAAGCTGTCATTCCTACCCTAAGAAGGTTTTTGTTATCTTCCTTCTCCATAAAATCAATAATTGAATCACATAAAAAATCAGAAAGAACACCATCTTTGTATGCAATTGCATTGTGTAAACCTAGTGGAAATACTATTTGTTTTTTTTCCATCTTCTTTTTGACTTCTCTTCTTCAATCTCTTTATCTACTTTAATTTTTTCTATTCTATAAGGTCTTGCTGTACTTTCTCCAGGAGTTGGGATTAAACTTCCTGAACCAAAACCTCTAGCAGATACATATTTAAACATATTTTCGTCTTCAAATAAAATTTTATTAAAATCAGAATCTCTTTTAAATGGTATTAGTTGAACTAATGGATCGCCATAACGTATATTAAAATCTTCATTAGAATGAATATTCAAAACAACATTTAATGTATGATAAAAGTCAGTATGGACTATTGCTGGCACTACTGTCCAGTTTTTATTTGGTTCAAATAAATTTGGAATGATAAGAGTTGACCAACCTGGAGCTGTCTTAACTCTCCATGGATTTACCAATTTTGGATAACACCCTTCTTGAACCTCTTGATCTCTTATTTCAGACATCGGACATTTTCCGGTTTGAGCAAAATCAAAAGATTGAACAGTTATTGGGTAATTACCAGGTATATCTAACTGATCTGTAGCGACTTCCCATATAGAGCCTGAGCCTTTATTCTTAAACTTAAAATTAGACCAAGAAAAGAGACTAACTCCAGCTGCTAAATAATCTATTGTTCCAGCACATCTTCTTATTGATCCTGGAAATTTTCCAGTCTTTCTAAACCAACCAGGTGGATTGGAAGATGTGTTAACCGTTGGGGGCATCTCTAGGTGTCTATTGTCAGAAGGTATAAATAGTATCTCTCCTGGTTTTACTTTTAGATCTTTATAATTTTTACTATTCCCAAATTTCATATAATTCCATCAATGCTTCTTTGTGATCTACTAATTCGTGATTACTTCTACTTAATCGTTTTTCTGACATATCATTTTTAACCTGATCTCTGAGGCACATATTGTCTATAAATAAACCTGCATCTTTAGCGTTTAAAAGGTTCTGACCCTGGGCAACATGTATCATATGAGCAGATAAAAACATTTCTCCATTATTAGATGGTATATCATATCTAGACGGCGTTCTTTCTGACCAAAGATTCAAATATTCCTGCAAAGTCTTATTGACTGGTCTTGAAGCTGCGTATTTCCAAAATGGAGTATCATCTCTATCAGTCATATAATGCAGTCTTATCATGCTCAAAATGTTATCCATCATTAGAGTAAATTGTTTATTGTAAAACTCTTGCATGTATTGATTTGTTTTTTTATAGTTTGCAACAGATGGAATTAACAATTTAATTTGCTGTATCGTACTTCCAATAGAGGTAGCTTCTAATGGCTCAATAAAAGAAGCAGATAGTCCAACTGCTGCACAATTTTTAACCCATGGTTTTTTTAAATGTCCAGGATCAAAATTAAAAACTTTTGCTGGCTTTACATCAAAACCAACTGCTTCAGATGCTTCTGCAATTGCTTCTTCTAGAGTAAGAAACTTAGAACTAAAAACATAACCATTTCCTCTTCTTTCTTGAGTTGGAATTTCCCAAATCCAACCAGAAGACATAGCTCTTGCTCTTGTATATGGTTTTATTTTACCACTTTTATCTGCTTCTGATGGAAATGCTATTGCAGAGTCTACGCATAAGTATTCAGAAAAAGAATTCCATTCTGGATCTGAAACCTTACTAATAATGGATTTTTTGAATCCAGTAGCATCCACCCAAAAATCAGCGGTAAAATTAGTACCGTCTTTTAGAGTAACTGATTCTATAGTCCCAAATTCAGACTCTATATTTACGTCTTCTACTTCTCCATCAATCATTCTAATTGATCTATTGAAGCATAGTTCAGAAAAATATCTGTTTAATTTAAATGTATCAAAATGGAATTGATTAACTGCATCGTGTGTTGATTGTCTTCTTAATTTATCTTGAACTAAACCTACTGAAGCTGTTTGTGATGTTAGTGCTTTTTCTTGTTCTATAAAACCTGAATAGGTTGGATATAAACCGTAGGCATAGAGTGTTTCGTCTCCTGAAACCGAATGAAAATAGTCTGGAAATTTTTTTGACCAGTTTTCAAATCTAATACCATATTTATGTGTTGCAGCGGTTTTAGACAACATATCAAAAAGAGGTATGTCACATAGTTTCATAAACTCTTTCCAGTGTTCTGTAGAACCTTCTCCAACACCAATTATTCCTATGTTAGATGATGAAATTATTGTAATCTCAGAATGAGGAAATGCGCTTCTAAACATAATGGCGGACAATAGGCCCGCTGTGCCGGAACCAATAATTCCTATAGATATTTTTTTATTCATAAGTATAGTTAACCATTCTTTATACAAATTGTTTGCGCCATGAAGTTTGGTATATTATACAAACTAAAATCTCCTCTATTTATTATCTCTTGATGAATTTGGTAAGCGTATGATTGTTCTAAATTCATATAGAGCTCTCCACCATTAGAAGATCCAGATAAAACTAGAATTCCACCAGGATTAATACTATCCATTATAGCTTCTAACATTTCTCTATCTGAAGCTGCCCCCATAATTATGCATACAAAGTCATAGTTATTGGTTTTATTGTAAATATCAGAATAGTCAATCATATTAACATTATTAAGTTCAGATGTGTCTAAATATTTTTCAGCCAAGTAAACATGGATATTGTGCGGAACATACACATTCTCTGAGAATAAACTGGCTTGAGCTATAATTCCAGGACCATGAACTACTAAACTGTTTTGTGGTTTTACTAAACGGAAAAATAATTGATTTATTAATAAACCTAATTTTATTACTGGAAGAAATGCTTCTCCACCTTCAGTACCCATTAATGCGGTTGAATAAAACTCATCTCCACCTTGAAGAATTCTATCACTATAATTTAAACTTTGCCATTCTGAATATGCTGATGCACAAAAGTTTAATAAATCTTGATCGGACTTAAACAATGGATCACTAGAGTCACAAAGTCCAGTCCATTTACTAACTTCTAAACCTATTCTTGTTGCGACTAATGATGTTGCTTCATTTGTACTAGTATTGTCAGCCATTGTTAACTTCTCCATTTGCTAAAAAGTAACTATACATAATTGCTCTTAACTCAACTTTTTTTCTAAACAACTCTGGTGGTACCAACATTAAATTAAGGTTATCTCTTATTTCTTTGTAGTTATTAATATCTATATAATCATAATCTAATCCAGCAGAAATAGACATTAAAGATATTCTTTCCTTTAAATGATCTAAGTGCTTTTGTTTATTATAGGCTAACATCTTTTTTTCCTTTTAACTATTCTTCTTCTTCTATTATAGCAGGATTTATCCATAGTCCAAGTTGATCAAATGCTCTACATCCAGCAAAAAGTCCTTGCGTTGTATTGTTATCAACTGTTTTTTTAGCCCAAGAAAGAAGATACAGTGGCTGAGCTATCTCACTATCTTCGTCTATATTTAATTCTAAATTTTCTGGTTCCATGATTCCCTCCTTATTTAAACCAAGATACCAAAGAATATTTAACGCCATCATCAACTGAATGAGCTATATGTGAATATGGAAAATTAGCTGGAAAAACCACAACTCTTTTTGGTTTTGCTTCAACCTGAAGATCAAAGTAAGGGAACTCTAGACTGCCACCTGTACTTGTATTATCCAGAAATGCTACCATGCTAAACATTCTGCCATTATCTGGACCAAAATCAGAGTGAGTTCTATAATTTCCACCATTCATATATTTAAGAACAACAAAAGGCTCATGAGCTATTCTTGGCAGTGAATATGACATTATATAATTTTGAAGACACGGATATATTTTGTCATAAAGATCGTCGTAAAAGTATTCACTAATTTTAATTCTTGGATAAGGTTTCATTATTTCAATGAGACTACATTCTCTAGATGATCTGTATTCACTATAAAAACCTTCGCCAACTCTTGACTCATGCCAAGATAATGGTCCCCATTCGTCTTTGCAGTCTTCTTCTAGTTGTGCAATAAAGTTAGTTGCATCAAAAACATCGTCATATACGTGAACGCCAATAATTGGTTCATTACAATTCATAAACTTCAAAATCTCCATTTAATAATACTGAATCTTCAAACTCAATATTAAATTGATAATTCCCTACTTCTTCACATTTAAATATAAATGATACAAAATTTTTTTCACATATTTTTGGATTAATATAATTAAGGTAATTATCTTTATATATTTTACATTTAATAGTTTTATTAAAATTATATTTTCCACTTTTATAAGATATATTTTGATTAAAATTTTTTATTATTTTTTTTATATAATTAAAATTATCTTGTTTTTCAATGTTAACTATATTTATCTTATTTCTATCAAAAGCAAGATTCTCTGTATGCATGGAGTCACCTATTTGGATTTGGATGGCTGATTTACTTGCTTCATCCAATATATCTTGAGTCATAAAAGACTCATTCGGAACATACAGAACTCTTGACATTTATGACTGAAGTTGCTCTAACTTTGTCTTGATAAGCGCCATACCATCTCTAATTTCCATAATTCTCTTCCAAGGAAAAGATAGTGCAACATCATCTGGAAGTTCGCATGTTTCTAAAACAAAACTATCTGGATCGAGGCCTACTTCTAGGACTCTATCATAAAGTTCCATTTCCATTCTTACTTTGGTGTCATTCATTTTTGCTATTTTTTGTTCTTTTGTAATGCTTGTAAATTCCATTATAATCTCCTATTTATGCGTTAAGTATAACATAAGTGTATCCATTAGATCCAGAATAGTTATCTGAATCTTCGGTTAAGCCTTTTCTCACATCGTATGAAATTCCTGATGGTGTAGTGTCTGTTATCAATATAATACCTCCACCTCCACCAGTACCACCTCTTTTACCAGACCCTCCTGTTACAGCTGGGGCTCCAGCTCCAGTATTGGTTCCGTTATTTACTCCGCCGGCACCAGCTGTTCCTCCTGGATATACCGTAGCTGGATTATTATGGTGTGTTGCGGTATCTGGATTATTGTGGTGAGCTGCTGGTCTATGGGAGTGTGCTGGAGCTGAATGGTTTTCGTTATGAAGTGAAACAGCACCATGTGGACCATTTCCTCCAGTTAGATTTGCATAATGATAGCTGCCATCATGATTACCATGGTGGTGATGATAGTGATGTGGTCCAGCATGTCCGGCTACTGGATAATGATGTATATAAGTGTAATGATCATGACTTCCATGAGCGACATGTCCATGAGGACCATCGTGATGTGGATTATGATAACCAAAGGAGTGGTGGGGAAAGCCAGTATGTCCACTGCCTTCTACTATGTGGCCATGAATTCTTGAAGCTCTATGAAAAAGATGCACTTGTGGCGAAACAGCACCATGATGAAGGCCTCCGTAGTTAGCATTCCAGACAGTATGAAATGGATAGTGTGTATGATAAGTTCCATGGTGAGTTGCTGGATTAGAATGGTGATGATGGGATGCTGGGTTATTATGAGTTTCTTGCACTCCAGCGGAACCAGCATTGCCGTTAGAACCTTGAGTTCCACCAGTTCCTGTTGACCCTGCGGATCCAGAGGATCCACTCCTACCTAAGCTCATTACAGTGCCAGTGCCAGCAATTACTTTTGCAGCTATAACGACAACTCCACCGCCAGCTCCACCAGCTCCACCAGTGCCACCAGTGCCAGGATTAGCTCCCGTAGCAGTTCCTGGAGAGGCTGGGTTACCAGTTTGACCTCTACCACCAGCCTGTGGATATGCTGCGTTAGCGTGCGTTGGAGAACTTCCTGCGCCTCCAGCACTTCCTGATTCACCAGCTTTTCCAGGCCAAGAATCATTATTAGTATAAGCTGGAGTTGTAGTACCTGTACTACCTGTAGTTCCCGCTACTCCACCTGCTATTTTTTGTACTGTTCCAGTAGAATCTATTACTAGACCTCCTGTTGCGATATCTAACGCATATAAAATATTTGTAGGTATTGAAGTACTTGAGCCAGCTGTAGAACCGCCCCCTGTTCCGCCAGCTCTATATGTTATAGATGTAGATGTTGACTGACCAGAAACTGTTCCATTAGAAATTACGCTTGCTGATTCCCCAATCGTACCATTAGAACTGCCGTTTGAATTACCAGAAACAGAACCAATTCCAATTACTCCATTTAATGTTAAAGTATTCTTAACAAAAACTCTAAAACCGTTAGTTAAAAGAACATTTCCTAAAGGAATGGTCAAGTTATTATAATACATGTCTCTAGTTAAGGTGATTGTACCGCTTATTGTTACAGTGCCATCTGACCCTGGGCCATAAACAGAGTCATTACCTATTCTTTGTCTTTGAGAAGTATCATAATAATTTGGTGTTGCGCCAATTCTTTCTATTGCTGCCATAATTAAACCAACTGCATATAATTATATGTTCCGGCATTTTGTCCAGTGACATCTGTAGAAATAGACGACGGAAGACCAGCTGATGAAGATACAATTAATATTACTCCACCACCAGCAGGTGCCGTTGCTGGAGCTTTAATGTAGGCAGTTCCGGAGGTTGGACTAGATATGTACCTAGCCGCCAAAATAACTATTCCACCACCAGCTTGTGCAGATCCACCAGCACCACCTCTCAAAAATGTTGGTCCTCCAGAAGCAGTAATTGAGTATCCTAGAATAGCTTGACGTGGCACTTTCCACCAATTTGTTCCACCCAAAGCATCTGTTGGGGCTGTTGCTGAATACCCTGTGGCACTACCGCCTAAAGAGTGTGTAACAGCAGTAGTAGCTGCTCCACCTTGTTGTATTGATCCAGCGGTTGAATACCCTGTTGTGAATCCTATTGTTGATCCACTATTTAATGTTAATACATTTTTAACAAAAATTCTATAGCCATTAGGCGCTAATCTTACGTTAGCATTTATTGTAAGATTATTAAAATACATATCTCTTGTCATAGAATAAACTGAAGAAGATGGGACCATACTTAATACGGTTGTAGTTCCATCTAATGTAGCGTCTCCGTCCATACCTGTTCCATAAACAGGGTCAGGTGAATCAATAAATGATTGCATTGCACTAGGTGCACCGTAACGGACTACGCCAGCCATTATTAAGCCTCTTCTATTCCAAAAACTGACATATTAACAGCGCCAGCTGCACTGGCTAATGCTTTAATTTGATCGCCAGCTCCACCAGTATAATTCATGACCATAGAGCAGTTAAAAGCCATTGTCTCATTTGCAGCGAGAGTCATCGCACTGATGATGTCCACCCAGTTTGGAGTAGCTGTTTCATTAACGCCAGAAGGCAATAATCTTACTGTTACTGTTTTAGCTGATGCTGTTGTGTTTGTTAAAATAATTTGTTTAACAATAGTTGTAGTGCCGCTTGGAACAGTATAGTATGTAGCAGTTGATGCCGTTAACATACTTGGACCAGCAAGACGTTTTTGCGTAATTGCCATTTAAATGACCTCCATAAAAAATCGAATTTCTGTATCTCTAGCTCTACCATAGTACTGACCAGCAGTCACATTTCCTGTAACTGTTAAATTACTTAATGTGCCTACAGAAGTAAGGCTAGATGTTATCACTGTAGAATTTAGAGTTGTGCCAGTCAATGTTGCAGCTGCTGCTGTTATTGTATCAGAATTACCCAAGGAAATAGAAGTTCCATTAATAGTTATGGAACTATATGCCAATTGAGCATTATCGATACCGTTTGCCTTAATTGAAACAGCACCAGATGAAACAGTAAAATCACCTGAATTAAATGATGCTATTCCTTTTGTAGACGTGGTTGCATCTGAGGAACTACCGCCACTACTTAACTCGACTACATTATTTGAACTATTTTTATAATATAATTTCCCATCGGCGTAGTTAATAGCCAGTTCACCATATTCTAAGGACGTTGGTGTAGCAGATGCTGTGCCACTACGTTTAATTTTAATAGTGTTAGCCATCTACTGCTCCGAATGCAAGATATATAATATTATATACTTAGAAAGTTCCACCGTCAATTGAAGTATTGTCAATTGTAGCTGACCATGTACCTGTTGTAATGGTTCCAACTGTAGTTATACTGGTAGCCCCTACATATGTACCTCCTGCAACAGCAGCAAGGGTTGAGTTATAGGCTTGAACGTCAGTACCAATTGCAAGACCAAGGTTTGTTCTCGCATTGGATGCTGAGGTTGCTCCAGTGCCACCGTAGGATACGCCAACGGCTGTACCTTGCCATGTACCAGTGCCAATGGTGCCTAAAGTTGTGATGCTAGATGTACCAGTGTAACTGCCGCCTGCAACAGCTGCTAAAGTTGAGTTATATGCTTGAACATCGCTACCAATTGCAAGGCCAAGATTTGTTCTTGCATCTGAAGCTGATGTTGCACCTGTTCCACCGTAAGAAACACCAACTGCTGTACCCTGCCATACACCGGTTCCAATTGTTCCAACTGAAGTTAAGCTAGAAGATGTTATTCCAGAACCAAGTGTTGACCCAGAAAGAACAGAAGTTCCATTTATATAATAAGCTTTACCGGTAGCTAGATTGATGTGCTCAGACGATGTCCAAGCGTCGGTTGCGTCAACCCAGTTAAAAGTCTTATCCGTTGTACCTTTAAGGGTAATACCGCCACCATCTGCACTAGCGTCTGATGGACTAGCTGTAGAGCCTAATTCTAAGTTCTTATCATCTACTGTTACTGTAGTTGAGTTAACTGTTGTTGTTGTTCCATTAACTGTTAAGTTACCTGTTACGGTTAAATTTCTACCGACAGCTAAATCTTGAGTAACTGTAACATCATCTGGAAGACCGATAGTCACGGATCCAGTGGATCCAGACACGCTAACTTCTCCAGTAGTTCCAGTGAGACCTGTTACTCCAGAGTTCGTAATTGTAGCAGTAGACCCTTCTCCAGCGGTATGGCTGATTGAGATTCCAGTACCAGCAGAAACATCTACCATATAGTTACCAGTAGTATCCGTACCAAGAGCTACTGAATTAGCTGCAATTGTTGCATTTAGAGTTGCGTTTCCTAAGTTGGTAACAGTTACATCACCAGTAAGATCCCCACCAAGCGTCAGCGTAAAGTCTGCAACATCAAAATCTAATGTATTATCAGTATCATCATATGTTACTGATATTCCAGATTCTGTATTGGAAGATACCATTGCCCCAACAGTGTCTGCAACTGCTTCAGCAAAGTCTGTTACAGCGGTAGATGCTATGGCAATGTTTGCTGTGCCAGCTGCTGTTAAACGACCCTGTGCGTCAACTGTAAAGGTTGATACTGCTGTAGCAGAACCATAGTTACCTGCTGTTACAGCGGTGTTATCAAGATTAATTGTAACTGTATCTGTTGCTCCTGCGACGGAAGAAAGACCAGTGCCACCTGATATTGTCAATGTATCACTAAGGCTAACTGTTTGACTTGAACCGCTATCTCCAGCTACTGTAATTGAACCACTGACAGCTGACACCGAATCATCAACATACTTTTTAGTTGCGGCATGTGTGTTTGATGCAGGAGCTGGTACGATTACCACGCCTGAGAATGTTTTGTCTCCAGAAATAGTTTGTGAAGTACTCTTAGTTACATATGCACCGGAGCCAGCAATTGCTGGAATTGATGTCGCATCGCCGCTACCATCTGAACCTTTACCATAATAAAGCGTATCGTCAGCTTCATTATATGCCAGTTCTGCGTTCTTTAAAGATGAAGGTGCACCAGTTGCCCCAGTACCTGATCTTCTTTTGATTCTAATTGTATTTGCCATTTTTAAAAGTTTCCTCCATCTGTGACGTCTTTTTCGGCGTAATTAACCCATTGCGAACCGTTATATCTTAGCATGTTGCCAGTTGTAACTGAGGTAATAGTAACATCAGTCAAACCATTCAGAACTGCTTGAGTTGTTATTTGATTCTCTGCGTTTATAATCCTATCTTTAACCGTTAAATGCGCCCCTGCTGGATTAACGCCTAATACTGTTTGTATAGCCTCAATTGAGTCATTCGCATTTGCATGTTGCAGATGGTGAGGAACAGTGCTAGAACTAAGAGTGTCAGTAGCAGTTGGGTTAAGTAAAACATCTAAAGAATTTGGATATTGACTAGCCATATTTTTTCCTTATATTGCTAAAATTTTATTTACTGTATTACTCCAATTAAAAATTAAAGTAACCACCTCTGAAGAGCCAGGAAAAGGTATTCCTTCTGAAGTGTCTATGTAAAATAGTAATCTAGAACTAGAATCATTAGCTCCTAATTTATAAAAAACTATTGAATTAAATGCTGTATTTGCTGGTAAAGAAAAGCTTAAATCTTCTGCATCGATTATTCCAAGAGTATTTGTAATATTTTCAATTATTGGACTTATATAAGCTATTTTAGAAGTGCCTATATCAGAAAGAAATTCATGAACATTTTGACTAGGAGTATAGGTGTTTTTTACAAATGCTATTTTAAATGTGTCTAAGCTAAAGTTAAATTGACCATTTAAAATACCCTGTTTAGCTTTTCCATAAACAAAGTTAGCCACTTTATATTCCTATATCTTTAGATAATATAATTCTATATTTATATCCAGTTTCATAGTATTCGCCATCAGAGTCGTTATAAACTGGTGTGGCGTCATTTGATGGAAAGTCCACATAGACTTCCGGCTTCCAGGAATGCAAGGAAACATTTGTGTCAACTGTTTCCCATCTAGAAGGAGTTCTTTGAATCTTTTTTCTTTGAGCCTTAAAGTATTTTGCATTTAAAAAGTTAGAGGCTGGTCTTGCGTTAAATTCAATTGTCACTCTTCCATTATTGTATGAATTATCTAAATAAAAATCACCATTTACAGGATCAACAGAAACTATATAAAAATTAGGGTTTTTTGCTAGTATCTGAACAGTTGAATATGCATCGGTTCTAACTGATTTATCTTCAATCAAGATCTCTTCATAAACTGGTTCAGAATAAGATGTAATTGTTGACGGAGTTGCATCGTCTAACTTTGTAAATTTAATCTTTTCAGTTGGAATAGTTTCGTTTACTGCATCTTTTATATTTGAAATAATAATTTCATATTCTTCACCAGATGTAAGTTGAACATCCCAGAACAATCTTAATGTTCTTGAAATTTGATTAAAATCAGTTATTGTATTTATCGCAGTAAATGGACTAGAAATTACCACCGGTGTGGCGTCTGTTGTTTGAACTGAAAAGTTAGCGTTGATAAGCGAACTAATTTTTACCGTTCTTCCAAATTTTACTACAACAACATCAGCGTCTACACTAGCGCTTTCTATTAGATACAGAGCCACAGCTTCTCCTTATTAAGATTCTATTCAAATAGTAACAGTTTTATGGTATAAAAAACAGAGGGTGGTAGCTTTCGCCACCACCCTCTGCCTAGGGGCTGTCACTTTTTAGTGACCGTAACTATAAATGCCCTAAGGTCAGGCTGTCTCGTTTGTGACTTGAACCTCGTAGTTACGGCTGAGCTTGACGTTCTTTGCGACGGTAATACCTTCGCCGTCACCCAGCATGACAATGTCGTAACGCTCTTTCATCTTCATCTGACGAATGTCACGTGATGGATCATCGAACTGGTCGGTGGACAAATCGTCCTTGACCAAAAGTGAACCAACCTCGTTACGGTCGATGAGGAAAAGGTCTGACTTAGCTGCACTACCACTTGTCTTAGCTGTGAAGCTAACGAATGGTGATACAAGTACGTTGAGACCCATTGGAGCAGTTGCGTTGAGTGCGCCTTCTGGAGATTGTGGACGGTAACCCCAGCTGGTGCCAACAGCCGAAGCTGCGCCACCTGCGTGGAAGATGCTGTCCTTCAAGAAGACGGACCACATGAGTGGGTGGAGGATGAAGTCTGTTGGTACATGCTTCTCTGCCATCAAAACTGCAGCCATGTCTACGATGTCGTCCCAAGTGACGGTGTCATTAAAGGCACCATTGATGTCACGGCCGGTTGTTGAATCGTATGAACCATTGTCGTTGTCAAAGACGATTGTTGCAGCGTCCTTGAAACGGCTAAGTGCAATTTGCTCTTTAAGGCGAGCAAGGGCACGACCTGCTGCGCGGACATGAAGGCCGACGATATCCCAAAGTGAGTCGGCAATAACTTCCTCTGTGAAAGCTAGCTTGACACCCTTTTTGGACACCTTTCCTTCAATTTGCTTAGCGAAGGCTAATGCCTGCTCTGGATATTCTTGTCCTTCGGGAATCTCAGCTGCTTGAATTGCATTAACTGCTGGGAATTCAAGTGAACGACCCTTACCGAGACGTACAGTTGAAAGTAGGGGAGTAACTAGAAGCTGGGGTTCAGCTGCTTCCTTAAGAGTACGAGAGATAACTTTAGGGAAGAGAATTGCAGCATCGGGTGATGCAAATGCTTCCTTAATTGTAACTCTGTTGTCTTGGTCTAGGTACCCATCCTCAGATAATGCGGCTTCCCAAGCTGGGAGTCCAGAGAGGAGCTCTTGGATTGATTTACTCATCTTAGGATATTCCTCCTGTTATTATAAGGTTAAGTTGACGCGGAATGCGCCAATGACGTTGTGTACATCCAGGTTGCTACGGATGCCAAGCTTGCCTGAGAAAGCACCTGAGCGAGTAATCTCAAATACTGTCTTAAGTGCGCCTGGATCTGAAGGAAGCTGCATGTAGGAAAGCAAGCCATCATCAAAGTTGGTTGCAAACTTTTCTACTTCGACTACCTTACCAACCTGGAGGTAAGAGTAGACTGCACTGCTGTTATAAAAATCAGCTGCAGCTGCCAATACTGGACGGCCCATGTGGTCCGAACGAACAACGCTACCAACAGTAACGTCTGCATTAACTCCGCTAACCATTGGGTACTCAACGTAACCATGGGTAATGAAGCCTGCACCCTGTGAGGTGCCTTTGTCAAATGGACGGTAGAGGTCATACTGAGCAACACCTACTGGGATTGATCTAGCGCCAACTGCGATTGAATCAGTTGCACCAGAGCTATAAGATGGAGTTGCGCCATCCAATGGATCCCAAGATGTTGGCATATTGTCACCCCAAGTGACTGAAGATGCTGAACCATTGGCTGGAACAACTCTTGCATCACCATTGCTGTCGGCTACGACTGAAAGAATCGTTCCCTTTGGAATTACAATCTCGAAGCGATCATCTTCGCTGTCGAGATACCAAGTTGGGAGACCAGGATGTGGAAGGAGGTATGCTGCTGGAGCAATGCCCTCTGAAACCACAAAACGGCCTGAACCAGTCTTTGTGCCTACTTTACGAAATTTTGCTAAGCTCATTTCTTATTTTCTCCTTGTTTTAAAGCTTACGACGGCCCATGAGAGCGTCAACAAATACTTGCTCAAGTCCTACTTCTTTCTTAGACTCCTGAACTTCATTGTCTTCGTCAATAGTTGCTACATTCTCTTCGTTTGCAACAGCTGCTGACTCGTTATGAACTTCTGGACCCTCAGAATGACGTGACTTGCGGATTGGCATCTTTGCAAGATCTCTGAGTGAATCAGCAAGAGAAGAAGCTGTTCTTGTCACATGTGACTCGATTAACTCATCTCTTTGTTCTGCTGTTTCTACACCAGCGCTAATCTTTGCATCAACTACTCTTTCCACAAGAATTCTGTGAAGTGCTGACTTAAGTTTTGCATTTTCTTCTTCAAGAGCTTTTACCTTGTCGAGAACGTCGTTGTCTTGCTCAGCGGGCTGTTCAGCCTTGTCGCTGAGGTCTTCGTCCGTACTCTCGGGCTCTTGAGCACCTTCAGCCTTCTCTTCGTCGGCTTCTGGTTCTTCAGACTCTGCAGCTTGTTCGGAATCAACAGCTTCTTCAGCTTGTTCATCCGCTTTCTCTGTATCGTCTTCAGACTTTTCTTCACCGGCGTCTTGTGCGCCAGCTTCTTCGCCACCTTCGGCTGGTGCCTCTGGTGTTTCTTCTTCGCCACCTTCGGCTTCTTCAGCCTTACCAGCAGCAATTGAGGACAAATCTTCGCTTAACCCTTCGGTTACAGCCAAGATATCCTCTTCTTGATTGCGATCTTTCATATTAGAATTCTCCTGTAGATCGGTGTTATTCACAGCTTCCTCGCTAGATAGTAATGAAACTGCGTTGTTATGCGTATTTTCGCTCTCCTGGAATGCGAGAGCAGTTAAAAATGCGCCCTTTAGATGAAGATACATCGGCTTAGATTCTTTTTTCTTCATATTCTTAAAAAGAGAATCGTGCTCTTCCACTGAATAAATATCTTCTTCGTTCATACTTAAAACAAATGCGGAACTTTTAGCAACCCATCCCTCGCTATTAGGTCTTCCATCTTTGTCAGATAGAGCAGAGGTAGATCTAACGCTTGATTTTCCATCTGCTGGTTGGTTAACAAAAGAATATTCTTTAAAAGAAATATCCTGCATGTCGATAAATGCCAGTTTACCTTTGTAAACTTGTCCTCTACGATACTTGGGAACCTTTGGCCTTGAGCCTTCGCTTTCAGAAGCAAGGTCTTCCCCAGAGATTGAGCAAACTGCTTTTCCAGCTCTGCCCCCAACTGAACCAGTTAGATATCTCTTATCTAGAACTTTTTGTGCTGCTACTGGATCTGTGATTGCAATTTGCAATCTAACAAATGGACTGCCGTCTTCTTCTTTGTCCATTTTTGCAGCAATTACTCTACCGATTGGTTCGGTGTTTAAATCGTGATTTAAAATAATAGGCTTTGGATATGGCTCAACCCAAGATTGGAGTGCTTTTTCTAACTCTAAAGCTGAGTAGTTATTATAGTTAGAAGTTAGTCCGTTCGTGAATTGCGGCTACTTCTATAATCAAACCATGACTAGAGCTAAAAGACTCAGAAAAGTCATAATCTAGCTCGCTAAAGTCAGGCAGTTGTACCGTGAAGTTTTCAACAAAATCAAAAGCCATTTATGTCTCCATGACAGAATATTCTAAAGCTTGTGTTTATAGTAAATTGACTAATCATATATTAAACAATCTTATATAAGAATATCATACTTTAGATAAACTTTTCAAACTTTCCTCTTCTCGAGGATCACCTTTTTGAATTATTTCTTTCAACATAGCTCTACTCATTACATGAGGAGAGTAAATATATGAAGCACAGTAGAGGTTAAAACCTTTTTCTGCGCAGTCAGCAGAAAAACCAAGATCTTCACCTTGAGTGTGCATTCTATAGTTTATGTTTTGATAGACTTCTCTAGACATCATTTTTGCAGCCATTATAACATCTGCTTTAAAATAGGTTCCTAATGGGAAGTTATCATCTCTGTGAGCTTTTCC